AGCCTTGGTACATAATTACGTATACCTTAGTTTCATAATCGTAAGAGATAAAGAAAACTCCTTTCTCTTCTAATTCTCTTCTTAGATTTGCATGATTTTTCATTCTTGATCTCTTTCTAGTATAACAACTCGATATCCGAGCATATCATCCTCGGCATTTTTGCAGGTGTATACTCCTGGATTAGAATTAATTTTGAGCATGTTATTATATTGATGATCAAAGTTAACGTCTATTTTATCTCCCACTTTTAGTTCTTTGAAGAGAGGAACAGAATCTGGACTTACCATTCCTAGAGTAGTAGAATGGAGTAAAATAGTATTACCGTTGAAAGGAAAGAAGGGTACATATGTGAAAGATTGAGAACCTTCCTTTTCTTTGAAAAGAGATTCTAGTTTTTCTGAATGTAATTCTTGGGAGCTTGAATCGGTAAAGTATTTTAAAACAAATCCAAACTCTGTGGGTTCTAAAATACCAGTATCATTGTTACTAGCAATATTTATTGTCTTACTAGTTATCTTATTGTCTTTGTCTACTGTTACATTTGTAGTAGTGCTTAGTTTTTCATTCATCGTCTAATTCCTCAAGAATAGTATCTTGTTTTCTAATGATCGCTGCATCTGCTTTTATCAGTGCATCAAGCTTTTGATTAATCTTTTTATTAAGCTCATGATCTTCAATCGCCCTTTCTCTATCAGTCTGTGCTAATCTGTTCTGAGACATCATGATTAAAGGGGCCTGGATGGCCGCTACAGTCGATAGAAATAGATTGAGGCCCATATATGGGGGTGGATCAAATGGATGCCTTAAAAGGCCAGTATTTAGGCAAATCCAAATTCCCATTACTAGAAGGAAAGAAAGAATGAATGTCCACGAGCCACATACTTCTGATACTTTATCAGATAATTTTTCACCTAAGCTCTTTTTCATAGCCTTTCCTAAGGGCAGGAAGAAAGCCTCTTTTTCCTGACGTTATATTCTCTTCTAATTTTTTATTCTTTAAATAGTTCTGACAAATGAAATTCCAGATGGGAAACTCCCCTTCCCATTTACCGTAACTAACAGAAAATGATGAAGCACGTAAGGAAATATATTGAGTAGAAAGGGGAGTTACTAGAGATACATTTTTACCATCCCAAACTACTTTTTTAAGTCTCATTCTAGCCAACCAGAATGGGGCCAATAATTCTCAACTTTAGGTTTCTTAAAAGAGAATAGCACTTTCCAGTAAGAGACACTTTCAAGAGCTCGCCATCTCCATTGATAATCTCTACCAGACATAACATCTCTTTCTGCTGCTGCTATTACTTTATCTGTTAAAGAAAGCATAAAGTTAATAACCTTAGTATTTCTTAATGAAATATATATACTTGAAATAGATATTAGTATGCTTATAATGCTTAGTATCATTAGTTTTCCTTAAGTAATTTGTATAATTCTGCTAAAGAATATTTGGATTTTGAGTTGGAATTTCTAAATCCTACGCTGTCTTCTATCTGAAGAGATTTCAACTTCTCTTCTGGATTTGCAACCTTCTTATTTGTTAACCAATTAATAGCCTGTTCTTGATTAAACCCATGAAATGTTAAATTAGCTAAACATCTTCCAGGTCTAGAAATTGCTGGATGAATCTTATCTAAATCTTCATTAGTAGTTAGGATAATTAATAGATTACACGATTGTCCAAGCAACCCATCTAAAGTATTCAGTAATCTACTGACAGCTTGACCATTGGTTGACTTTGCATCTACTGAAACAAATTGATCGCAATCTTCTAGAATTAAGAGATTATGCTTATTATCAGTAGCGTCATAGATATCAGGAAGTGTATCTAGAAGATATGTAGGAATAGAAAATAGATTCTCTGGATCAGTAACATAGATCGCATTGGTCCATTCACTCCACTCTCTGATGAAAGCTCTAACTAGGTGTGTTTTACCGCAACCAGGCGAACCATTAAGTAAAATTAGCTTTTCATTCACCTTATCAGGTTTAAGTTTAACTAATTTTTCTAATTCATCAATGTGCTCTACATAGTTAGACTTAATCTCACTTAAGAATGGTACATCTAAGTTTCTTTCAGTCTTTCTAATTCCATTACCTGACCAAGAAGAAAAATCAACCTGGATCTGGTCTTTAGATTTAACCTTCTTCTTTTTTAAAATTGGCTTAATAACTTCTTCAATAGAATCAATTGTGTTCTCTTCTTTACAATAGATTCTAGTTAAATTTGCTGAGATGAATAGAATGAAATCATCAGCTTCTATTAATCTGCAATAAGATCCAGAAAGTCTTAATTTTCCAAGAAGTGATGTCTTTTTAGTGTTCTCAGAGAAAGAATTAAAGCTTTTAGTTACCTTTCCTAATTTACATAGTTTCTCAACCTCAGCAGCCTTAAGATTTTTTGTTGTGAAGCTATAAACGAAATCAAATTTTCTCTCTTCGGCAAGAGCTACGGCATGTTCAACAATGTAATGCTCGCTATAATTGTCTACAGGTATATTGTAATTCATAGGGTTTAGGGGAAATTAATCGAGCTAATTTTTTACTCCTTATTGGTTTCTGTTTTCTCTTCTGGCTGCTCCTCTTCTACAGCTTCTCCGTTAGCAGCCTTCAGAATATTAGAAGCCTTCTTGAAAGACTCTTGCAGCTTCTTTTCGATTGCTTTAGTCTTTCCATTGAACTCATTCTTGAGTTTATTCAGATCTTCAAGCCCTTGTACAGTTTCCTTAACAAGAGCAGTCGCCTTTGCTTTCAGAGCCTCTCTTCGCTCCTTTTCTACATCTTCAACTGCTTCTTTGAAGACTTCAGCTGTAATCCCATTCTTAGTGGGATCAAAGCCTAAAAGGTCAACGAGTTTGGATGCGATTGGTTGGTTGGTATTAGTATCGTTCATAAATTAACCTATGTTTTTCGTCTAACTGGTCTAGAGCTTTTAATAGCTCTGAAAAATCTCTGTCTGGAGGAGTAGATACTGATTCTTCTCCCTTAATTTTCAGTATCTCTTGAAGAATATCATCATCAACAGCATCTAGAAATCTTTGGTTGTTAGATGCATAGATGTAAATATCTGGATGCAAATATTTATCAAATCTGAGGTCTGGCTTACCTATTAAGTCTGCTACTCCCTCCCACTTTCGTAAGCACTTTATAGCAACATCTTTATACTTCTCCAACCAGAAAGGTAAATGGTGACAGGAGTGATAGCTTGATCTATGGGTAGATGATTGCCATAAACTAATACCAGCTTTATTTAAAGCACTGAAGAAATGTATTGCGGCAGCATGCTCAATTCTACGTTGAACTGCAATCCTGCTTATTTTTTGATCAAAACAAATTGTATTGTAGTGTCCTGCTGACATGTAATCAAGATACATTTAAAGCTCCTAGTTCTTCTATTGCTTCATACGATGCTGTAAATTCTTGGTTCAGAGATTTAATTTCTCTATCGAAAAGAGCTAAACAATTCTCCATACTTAAAAGAATAGCTTTGTTCTCCTCAATAACAAACTTCGAAGCATTTAGCAGTCTTTGAGTTTTCAATACCTCAACCAAATCTAGCTGATCTCTTAGTTCCTGGCAACCACTTCTTATTTCCTTCGACACACCAGTATAAAGATTATCAGCTTTCTCTCTCTGACTCTCAAGTTGACTACTTACTTCATCTATCTCTTTAAGAATATTGTGAACTAAAGTGAGTTTAGATCCTTCTTTAGTTCTTCTCTCAATATCCTTAAGTTTATCTTTTGCTCCTTTTAGCTCAGTAAGTTGTGTTTCAATCTTCTGAGAAAATTCTTCGTATTGTGCAGTAAGAATAGCTTTTCTCTTATTAAAATCAAAGATAGTACCTTCAGTTGCAAGATCAACATTCTTGAGGCTATCTTTAAACTCTTTAAAGTAAGCAGCCTTAAGTTTTCTAGCTGCAATTCCTGAGAAGTTAATTTTGATAAGAGCGGTAATTATTTCTGCTAGAAATATACTACCCCAGATTAGTAGTGCATTTACTCCAAAAATAGTGAGATAAGTTGTTGGTTTATCACATTCATAATGTATAAAACACCCAAGTGAGAATATTAGTGAGACTAGTGCAATACCAAGATCAAGATTAATAAGAGGGTGAACACGTACTTTTTCCTCTTCCCAGTATTTATCACTTCTCTCCTTTGTTTCCCACTTATTAAAAAGATCCTGTTCAAGCTCTGTTAGTTTCATCTTAGACGTTTGTTACCTCACGTAGTTCTGAAATAGCATTTATGGAGCATTGCAAATCTGAATTCAAAGACTTACAAGTACCCTCAAGTGCTGATAAATTGGCATGAATTGATTGAAGGATTAACTTATTCTCTTCGATAAGGAAATTAGCTCTAGATACAACTCTTTGCGATCTAAGAATTTCAACTAAAGCTGTATGGTCTTTAATTGTCTTGGTATCAGCATTGAACTTAAGCTTTGACGCCTCAAATCTAGCTTCAGCTTCTTTCCTTTGATTCCACAAAGTATTCCTTGCAGCTTTAAGATCTTTCTTTAGATCCTCAATTAAAGTAGCTTTAGGAGTGTTACGTTGATAATCAATTGAGTTTAGCTGAAAGATGGAACTATCTATTTCTTCTATCTGCTCAGTAATTCTTTCGTTAAACTCTTCAAACTGAGCTGAGATAGCAACCATCTTTTGCTTATACTCAACTAAGGCTACTTCAGTATCAACATCCTTATTTTCTATGTTCTTCTTAAACTTAAGAATTTGCCTATTTCTATCGGCGTTTATTTGTAGAATAGCAACAAGAAAAGTTAGCAAGCTAAACCTATTATCTCCGCTTTCTGTTCCTAAATAAAGAATCATAATTAGAGCCAGAAAAGAATTAGTTAGCAGAAGAATAAAGGGTAAAACATGTGGAACACTTACTATGGTTAGTATTCCAAAAACTATGGTTTCTAATATAGCTATTAGTATGGTTATACCTTGCTCTTTATTAGTCCAAGGTCTTTCCATGTAATAAAGATCAAAAAGAATCTTTTCCTTAGCTGTTAATTTTGTTGACATGGCTCTGGATAACTTACTTCTTCGTCATCAGAAAAAGCCCAGAAACAATCTCCTGTATTCTTATTCTGATAGTGACTCTTACCGTTCTCTTCATAAAGAAACTGATAGGGATTATTTGATGCACCACCAAATACTGGTATGAAAATTGCAAAAAGAATAGCCATAATTGCTAGAACGACGAGAAATTCGATAAGTGTGAATGCTTTCCTCATGATTTAATTCCTACTGCAAGTTTGGTATTTATCCAGGTGTCAATGGCACAGTCCTTCGTCATATTTACACCTATTAATCCATTTCCATATCTTTTATCGTTGGGATAATGAATGTTAAAGTCCCATCCAACCATATACATCTTTCCAAATTTGTAAAAAGAATGATTAATAGTGAGGGATCTAACTAGTATGTAACCCATAGGTGTTTACCTTCCAAACCAGGCTTTTGAAATCTTTAGGTTTACTTTATGTAAATAAAGACCAAATTTGGAGAATTATTTAGACGAAATTTGCCAAAATTACTAATAACTAGCATATTTGCTTTCTTCCAAACCTCAAGATTTATTTGGGCGCTGGAATAAAGAATACAGCGCCCAATGCTAATGTTTTCTATAGTGAATTTATCTAGCCTGATGACCTTGATTTCCCTGATCCAGGCTTCCTCATTTCCCTAGATCTCTTTGTTCCTGAAAGAGCTGATTGAGTCTTTTCCCAATCTGCCTGTCGTCCTAATAATCTTGCTGTTCGTTTACGTAATGTCTTTGCCATAGATTTTCTCAAATAAGGCTATTGCCTTTGTTTCTTTCTCGATGTTAATTACTCGTTCGGTAACAAAACAGATTTGGGGGTTTTCTGCGTACTCAACAGCTACTCCAACAACTAGGTGAAGTTCTTCTTTACCCTCTTCTTTTGCCCATTTAAGAAGAGAATCAAGAGAGAATTCTTGAATGTCTTCATTCTTAACACTAGTTGCTAGCTTTTCTATCAAACTCAAGGGTGATTGAGGACCTATTATTCCTTGTTCTGCTAGAATGAGAAGATTAATTTCTTCCTCAGTTGAAAAGATCAGATCCGAAAGTGAAAAATTCGTATCAGTCAAATAGATTGGTTCGAAACTTAATTCTTCTGTAGGCTCTTCTATCTGTCTATATTTCTTTTCAGTAGCAGTAGGAATAGTGAAATATCTACTCTCTGGAAAATGGTGAGAATTACTGATCTCTGGTTTGATTGGAGCTGTAATCATAGTTTTACTCTTACAAAGACGGATAAATTAGGATTGGTTAATACTCGAAAGTCCTCAACTTTAATGTGGGATTTTTCTAATCTTATTACTGCGGCGTTCTCCCATGGAAAATAAGCTTTATCTTGTTTAGAATTTCTAGTAGGATAAAGCATGAACATAGAACTAAGCTTTGAGTAGTTACGAATCTCAGTGAGATGGGGATATCTGGGATTGTAACAATAACTTGTTGTAGCTTTAAAAATCTCTTTCCTCATTTCCTTATCACTTCTACTCTTTTAAACTCGAAATGGATATTAGTAACTAATAACGATCCATTCTTATTAAATAATAACCAATAATTAGTTGAATTTATAGTTATAAAGCCTAAATAGACTTTATAATATTCATCAGGTATCCATTTACCTAACTCTAGGTTAGAATCTCTAAAGATTATTTTTTCTGGAATATTTTTACTCCTTTTTCAAATATTTTAAATTGATGTTCAAGGGAGAAATAGGTTGAACTAAATCTCATCACTACTGTTTTACCCCATTCTTCAGTATAAAGACAGCTAAAGATTATAGTTGAATTACCAGTCCTTGAATGTCTTAATCCTTTTGGATCTAAATCAATCGAGAAGTTTTGTGGATAATAGAACATTTAAAAAATTAATAGTAACTGAGTTTCCCAAGTGAGATGGCGTTGAAGAGGTTTGTAATGTAACAAATTTATCTCCTACAAGAATCCAATGATTAAGGGGAGAGATATGGATATGTGATAGATATTTCTCATACTCTTCTTTTTTTGGCTTCCATGAGTTTATACTTATAGATTTTTTCCAAGAAGCCCATGCTATGCTATATCTATTCATTTTTTACCTATTTCTTGTAAAATAAAAAGTACATTTGAAGGGTATAATAAAACTGAGGTGGTATTGCAAATAAGCCAATGATTACTATCTAAAAGAGTTATAAACATAGTCATTGACTTGAATTCAAGATCCCGTTGCCAATTCTCTATGGATAATTTTCTATCCATAGGGTAATAAATTCCATAGGGTTTAGACATAATAATCGAAATGGGTATGTTGAAATCCAAATCCCATGTCTACTCTTCTTTCAAATTTAATTCTGAAGGTCCATCTTTTTAAAGCCCATACATAAGTACTTGAGTAAAATGGAAACTCTTCACTCTTATACCTAAAATTCATAGTATATTTTTATTCCATCAAGATTGTACTCATTTTAATCTTAACACTGAATAAGAACCTGCACTAAGCAAAAACCAGTTGTTTCTTTTAGATATTGAATAGAGACTGGAGAAATCTTCATCACAAAGCGTTATTCTATTGCTATAACCATCACCATTATAAAACCAGTCAAGTTTTGGTGCATATAAAACGGTAGAATAAAGAAACATAGCTATACGGGAGCCTTACCACGATTTGCTTCTATCAGTAAAAGAACCTTTCTTTTTCTATTAGATGAAGAAAGAATAAAGATATACGTAGAATAGAGACGAATGATAGAGAGAAGAAAGAAATGAAGTCTTGAATATAGCCTTAGAATAACGTTCCTATAGATTTAAGCCTTAAATTAACGTTCCTCGATATAGATTTAAGCCTTAGGATGATTTCCACGGTTAGAGATAAGCCTTAGGCTTAATTTCCACGGTATAGATTTAAGCCTTAGGCTTAATTTCCTCGGGGTTCTGACCAACGGAAGTTGGTCAATTTTCTCTATTTCCTCTTAACTTTTCTACTGAAAAATCTAATCTGTTGCCTATTTTTACGTTGATTCTATCTATTTTAGGTTCAAAATCACTGTTAAAGTGTAATCTAACTCAGCTACGTTGTTTACATACGTTAGAATTGGGATTCTTGAGTAATGATGAAATATGTAGTAGACCCATGTTCCGTTCCTATAGTGATTTTTGGTAAAATCTAGCCTATCGGAGTAAGATATTACTTGTGATTCGAGATTTCTATTCATCTTTATCAGTAATTTTTACTTATTTTCTTGATTTTAGGTTCAAAATCACGTCTAATTGTTTATTATCCTCAAGAAAAGTGACTCTATTCCTATGAAATTGGAGAAAATCTACGCCCCAGGCTGTCCAGGCGTAATATTGCCAGGGTCCATGAGCATGATTCTCGAAATATAGCTTGCCATAGTCATAGATTATCGTTTGAGATCTAATTTTATTCACCTTTATCAGTAAATTAAGTACAAATTTAAGTAAGAAATACCTAGATTTGAGTTAAATTAGCTCCTCTAGTTGTTATGTGTGAAAAATAAAATAATTAATGCAGAATTCTTACTGAAGAAGCATGGAAATCCGGTTTTCTCGTTCGTTTCGATATAAATTTAATCCGATGCAGATCAATCTTAGCCTAAGGTATACTAAATTCTACTCAATTATTTTTTAATTTACGCATAATTACTTAGTTTAAACTCTTATCCAGACGTAAAAGCATACAATTTCATCATTCTTTTCAGATCCTCACTTCTTTCTAGTACAGAATTGCTAGAAGTGGGGTAATACTATTTTACTGAAAGGTTTAAATGGATTGCCGTGTGCCCACTTAGTTCTTATTGTAACAGTTGATCGTGGTGTGGTAAAGAGTGTTGCCGGTGTCCAATCCCATCTATTGAAGTGGTAGAGAAATAATCCATCTTCAATTGAGAAGTCTAGGCATGAAACTGGATTCCCATCTATTACAGATGCTGTAATCCAACTTGGTGTTAATTTGTGTATTCTATACATTTAGCAATACTATAGGGGGTATTAAAATCAAGCCTTTTGAAGAGATCAATACCATAATTATGCGCAATTATGTAAGGCTTTCTTCCTCCCTGCATAGATAAAAAGTTCAATTGCATATGCCTAATGGTAAACATATACCATTGTCCATGAATTATTTGATATTCTACCACTTCACCAACCATTTCCCTTTATCAGTTAAATTAAGAAGAGAATCATATTTCCACTCAGTATAAACTTTAAAATTAGATACCCCAGAACATCCAAAATTAATGTGGAAATAATTAGTGAATTTAAGAAAACTTAACCCCCAGAAACCTAAATCGTACCAGACATAATTCTCCCAAGTATAATCTGGGTTAAGATTATCAGTTTTTGGAATATACTTCATCAGAATTCCGCTTATCATCTTAGCTCGATGCAAAATTACTCTTATCACTAAAAAATAAGAGTAGTCTAAATCACCCTAAATGGCGTCAAAGGATGAAATAGAACTACTCTTAATGACCAGTTCGCACGTCTACATGCGTGCTTTTGTTAGGAGAGGATGCATGGAGGTTATTAAATTCGTCCCGCCCACCCGCCCTCCGCCAGACCTATGCTAGGCGGCGGAAAAGCGAACTTAGCGTTATTGTCTCATTACCTTCGGTAATGGATTTCATCTCTTCCCTCATTTTCTAATTCAGGAAAGAGCAAACTGATTCTTTCTTATGCTAGGCGGTTAAAAATGCAGGGCCTTTCGGCCCTAAGCTGGAACTTTTCCTTTTGGAGTTTGGCTATCCTTCCACTTATTCCAGAGAAACTTGAGAATTTCCCCTAGTTTCCACATGGCTAGATGTGTTACACCTACAATCAGGAAGATGACGATTGGGCCAGAAGCAAAGACTTCAGTTACTCCACCTAGTGTGAAACTGAGTGCTGTAGGAAATGCTGGTGCTAGTACCAGACATAGCGCAGCGGATGTGAGTAGATAGAGTAGTACTTTCATGCTGGAACCTCCACGTCTACTTTCCTTTTAGGGTACTTTTCGAGTCTGTCTGATACTCTGTTCAGTCTATCTACTGACCCTTCTGCCTCTCTGATGAACAGATCAAAGGCGAATAGGAAAGCGCCGAGGGTGCATATCATTCCACCACCCCATCCTAGTAGGGTAATTGCTGGTGTAAGATATGGGAGTGTGTTGATCGTGGCCAGCCATGCTGATGCTGACCATGCTAATAAGCCAATGAGAAATGCTTTCATGCTCGTGCTGGTGTCCTAACCTCTGGGCCTACAACAATCTTCCTCATCCATCTGAGGCAGACGAGTAGGAGATAAATTCCGGTGATTCCAGCCGCAATAGCGCCAATGGCTGGAATGAAGGGGCCAATGAAAGCTAAAACTGTGCCAAATACTGTTGCTAACATGTTGCTGCTCCTAACTTTGAGTTGAGAATTGCAGTTGTCTTCTTGCGAAGTTTCTCCTGCTTCTTCTCCTCTCTCCTCTTCATAAATACGAGAGTTGGATAGATAACGATGTCAGCCAGGAATCCGCCATACGGTCCCATGACACCCTTAGCTAGATGTCCAACGCCAATACTTAGTGCAGTAGAACTGACAAGAACTGGAACTTTCCAGAAATATTCCTTCAGTTTACCCTTGAGTTTGAATTGGATAAACAGGATAATTGCCATCGCTGGCAAAATGAGCTGAAGTAACGCCATACTTTTCCTCGAATTGTGTCAAGTTGTACAGTTTCCATGAACCGTTAAGTAGATAGACTAAGATACGTTTTGCTTCTTCAGCAATAAACTTATCTCTCGTATCATGGAAATCCTTTCCATCTGTATCAGTAGTTTCATGAACTACTAAAGTGGGCCTACCAAATAGGTCACTAAGCTTTGGGGTGATGTGAAATCTCATAGTCTTTGATAGGCTAGAATGGTTTGTGCTACAGTGCAGAGCATACTGACAACTGCACAAACTGCGAAAATCCATGCGTAAGGACTGAACATCATTATTTTGTCTCCATTAGTTTTATCCCAATTGGATGTGTAATCCATGGAATTAATCCTTTTTCGATTACTACATGCTCAGCATCTTCTTCAGTGAATCCTTGTGCACGTAGATAATCAATTCTCAATCTCCTCATTCCTGGTGTTGCAAAAGATAAGTCTTTCACCAATTTAGCAGGATAAGGATGTTGGGCGATGATTAGTCCAATGACTGGATCCTCATCATCCCAGAGAAGCATGCTGTTATACTCCCCTTCCTCAAGTGCTTGATTGAAAATCTCAAGAAACTTAACTAATGATTCAGGTTGACCAGGCCAGATTGGGTGACCGTTGCACCAGATAGGTTCAGTTGGTTCTGGTACTTCTTGCTCCCAATCAATGTGATATTCAAACCACTTAGTCAGCTTATCCAGCTTATCTGGATCAATGTAAGGTTTAGGTGGTTCTGAATGGTACAGATTATACAGATCAGGATCGAAGCATTGTTCAATGGATCTATCCATTCTTATCTCTTTACAGAGATGCCTGTGCATGATTGCAATTGCCTGCACCATCCAGAAGATCATTTTATCTCATCCCAGTTCACAATAACCCAGAGTATGAGTGATATTACCCCGAGTATGATGGCGATAGCGATGATGGGCATATTTCGTACTCCTCGATGTAATGACAAGTCATTCCATCTTCAATGTTTCCGCTTACTAGGCCGTGCTCCAAAATAGCTTCAAATTCGCACCTGCACTGGCACGTTTCCTTAAACACAACAGTTTCATTTTTTCTGATTTCCACGACGGGCATCGATGATACCTTTCAGTTCATGACATGCCCGCTCCAAGGTTGTCTGTCTGTCAGATCCACTCCAAGTGTGAAGAATCTGATTTTGTTCCCCTCTTCGCAGGAGGTTGACTGTGAAATTAGACTTGGACAGCTTGCCTCTAGCAACCTTCATGTTTTCTGTAACAGTCAGGAAATAGATGGACTGCCCTAGTCCTTGGCTTTGTTCTGTTAACTCAACTCTACCTTCTTTATCCTCCTTGATACCGTATACTTTGCTCATTTTTCACCTTCAGTTGCTATTGATTTGTCTTAGGCAATGCAACCATAATTGATTGGGGGCATTTCTGCCCCCACCCACTTGCCAGGTTTGGGATCTATCCAGCCGTGGGCTGGACACCTCTGTAGCCTATATCAGAGAACTTAAAGTCCTCTCCAAGGCCAAATTGCTTTGCTGCTGCTTTCTCTGCAGTGATCTTGTCTACTCCCTGATTGACCTGAAGATCAATAGCAAAGAGTTTTGCTTTGCCGACTGGTGTATCCATTCGAGCGCCATTTACGATTACCTGTGAAGGATCCTTAGCAGCCAGAGCTTTTGCCTTTTCGACACCTGCTTTGACTTCCTTCGCATCGCCAGTAAACGTGACCTTTTCAGGGCCATGTGAGCCAGGAAACACTGCATTCAGTGTGATAACCTTAGCTTTACTAGCTGCTGCTTGTTTTGCTGCGATTGCCTTTGCTTTAGCAATCTTAGCTGCTTTTGTTTTGCCTGCAGTTTTACCTGCAATCATTGTTGCATCCATTTTTGTCTCCTAGAGATGGTGCGGTCGTGGCGTAATAATTACGCAGATTGATAAGCTGGATCTTTAGAAGCAGCTGCAACCTTCATTGCAGTCTTCATTGCAGTCTTCTTTTCATCCCACTTCTGCCTGGTCTTTTGGTATCCACCAGTGAACTTGTCTTTGACCCATTTGACAGCTGATTCGCCCATGTTAAATCCAACAGCAAGGAATGCCCCGAAGGGAATTGCGTATGCTGCCAATTTGCCAAGGCCTGCCACTGCCATCTTGATTGCTGCTATGTTCATGCTTTCTCCTTGGGGTTCTTATCCCCATTCCCCATCACTAATGATGGTTATTTACGCGATGTAAATAGTTTTTCTGGAATCACAACAGTTAGTGCAGCTATGAATTCATATTTATCTATAGCTTCTTCGACTGTTTTACCTTCACCTATAACTGGTGGCGAATCCCTAAAGATAGGAGTCGGTGGTGACCAGTAGCCTATTTTCCCATTAGGTAGCGGAAAACATAAGCCTTCTACGAAATCTACTTGAAACTCATACGCCATAGAAGCTCCCCATTAGTAGATTCTTTACTGGTAGACTGATTTTGATCTTACCACCGGCAGGTAGTTCATCCAATGTCTTTTTGATCTCCCCAATCTTTTTCTTCAGTAAGCAAAGATCTTTGTCCGCTTCAAGCATGCTCCAAACTTTCGTAGCTAAATGGCCTCTCACCCACTTATCAGGAAGATATCTGAATGGAAACTTATCTCTTTCGTTCCGATAGAGCTCATCAAACTTGTCTCCAGTTAGATCTCGCAGTTCTATTGCAAGCCTAGCCATTTTCTTGCTGCCACTTTGCAGTAACGCTTGTTTTTGAACTTCAAATTCCATAAGATTCCCTCGAACGGAGGGGTCAGGATGACTCCCAACCCCCATCAGATGTTCCACGCGTCTATTTGTGCAACGCCAGGAGTTTCCTGTTAATAGGGGTTACTCCTTGTTGTTTTTTGGTTTACCCACCAGCTTTCGCCAGTGAATTCTTTAAATTGGTGTTGGCCAAAGCTTGTGAACTAGTATCCATGTACCTACGGTCAAAATGGTACAAAAGATAATAACCAATGTTGTTTCGTCACAAGCCTTTGCAATGATCTTCTTAGCATCATCAGGAATTTCTGCTTTAAGAATAGCTCTGAATCTTCTTATGGCTAATGCAGTTCCTAAGATATGACCTGAAACGATTGAGAATCCTAGATTTGTTAGCATATTGGTGGCCGGGGTGGGACTTGAACCCACACGCCCAAGGGGCAACGGATTTTAAGTCCGCACTGTCTACCAATTCCACCACCCGGCCAGAGACTTGGGGCAGTTGTCGCTCTGCCCCAATGAACTCACATATTTGCGTTTCTAATCAATCTCAGGTTGTGTGTAGGGATATGGTTACATGATCTCCTCCGTTGATTATACGGTGAGCTACTTGGCTCGATGTTTTCACCACTTCTGGTGAAATCTTACAGCAAGGGCTTGATGCTCTCTTGCACTAAAGCTCTTTTGTCCTGTTCCAGGATCGCTTTTGCATAGGATTTCCAATCAGGATCTCCTATGTTTTTTAGCGTTATAATCGCTTTACAGCGTAGATAGCCGTCCCCATCCGTTACGGGAGGGGTAAGGGCGATAGCGGTCGCCAGCGGGGCAATCTGGGCCCTTCTAGAGGTATTTCTCTCTTCCATGAGGGCGCTTAGAGCGAATGCTGCTCGGTCAGCGTCTTCTGATTTGACCCAACCGATCATTTTGTTCCAACTCTCATCGCTCATTGAGCCTGTTCGTTCTGCTTCCCGCATAGCCACAATCATAGGTTGCTGCTCCTTTGGGAAGTCATTGACCAGTTTTTGGTCATCATTCTTCTCAGCGTAGTGATTTACACTGAGTGCAACTAGTGCTCCCAAGCTTAAGAGCATAAGTCCAAGAAATAGTTTTGTGTTGAGATTCACATCGTTCCTCCTGTTGACACATTGCCGAAGTATCGGTCACAATCCAATCGGCATTTCTTTCCTGGTAATCCATCAGGGTCGCCACAACCCTTCTGGCAGGCTCGGTAGCATGCTGCTTTGAATTTTGCATCAGAGCATCTTGCCCCCATTGGCTGGTCTTGACAGCATTTTGGATAGCTGACCACTGATTGGATCGGCATCGCAATGCTAGTAACTAGAAAGCCCATCAGCATTACACTGCCGAGCATGATTGAATTGGTAAGTTTCTTCATAGATACCCTCAATGTAGAAAATTGATTAGTCAGACTAAGACATCATACCCAGTATACTGGTCTATATGATGCGTCTGCAGCTTGATTACGGTTGCAACCATAATCAAACCCGATGTTCCATGTTTATACTTTGAGCCACAACCAGTTCTCTATTGTTGTGGAGTAGATCAAGCCTAGCACTTCTGATGCCTCAGAGTAGCGTTCAACTTGAACATTTTGGCCCCCCAGAAGGGACTCAAACCCCTGACCTAGTGGGTAGAAACCACCCGCTCTATTCACTGAGCTACCGGGGGAAAATTAAATTGTTTGTGACAGGATGAACGTCTGATGAGTATTATCTATTTGGATAATAGATTGAAATCTCAACAAATAGTAACTACTATGTTTTGGCTGCTTGGCCACGGTCACCGGGCTGAAGAGATGTAGGCCAATAATTTCACATGGAAGCTCATTGAGAAAGGCAGGACCTAGGGTAAGAATAGGTTCTGTCGGATATGGCCAAACAAATGCTTCGGATGGTGAATATTTGTGGAGGCTTGGATGCACCTTAACGGCTTTGGCTTCTTGCTTAATCACCTTTCCTTTCTCAGCTTTCTTCAAATCATCTTCAGTGAAGGCTGATAGAAGGGGAATGGCGAAACCACCACTAAGAAGAGCAAGTGGTGCTGCTTTAAGGATTTCTCTGCGTGTTGTGCTCATTAGATTCACCACAAATTGTATTGCACCAAAGGATATCTATCCCAACCCGTAGGGGGTAAGGCAATGGTGCAATCTTTGGTGGCAGCAATTGGAATCGAACCAATAACGTCGAATAAATCGAAACCGCTTATGAGGCGGAGCCAGGCCTGCCAAACTCCCTGGTGGTACTGCCAAAATTGTCATGAGTCTAAATTAGGGCTTCTTTCTTGGTTTTATACCAGCCTAGTATTGCTGAGATGACTATAAAGGGCCAGAGGAGAGCGAAAATGAAGAGTAGTGCCACTTGTGCGTTTCCATAGTCTTCATTATTATCCACTTCCCAGAGATGGATAAGAATAAAGATGCAAAAGGAAATAACTGAGTAGATAATCATTGTGTCTCTATCCTCATCCCTAATGTTCTTTTCATCCCACCATAAATACATGTTGCTGCTTTCTTAGCACCATTATTGTTCCAGTGAATGTTATCAGAACCTAGGTCGACTCCAAGTTGATCAGATGCTACTGACCATAGATCAACGAACTTGATGTTCTTACGTTGTTGATAGAATGTCGTATAAACACTCTTTACAACTACTGATAATTGATGGAGATACTCATATCTCGGCCCATAATTATCAGCAAGATACTTTGGTGGAGCAACAAAGACGACAAGCGAAGCACCGCTACTGAATACTTGATTCAGTAGATTTGTGTACCTTGGAACCATGTTATTCCAAAGGTTATTCTGTGAAACTGTATCCCAGTAGCCAATGCCGGAATAATTATCCCAGTAATCATTGGTACCACACATGAGTATTACTGTATTGGGAGCGAAACTCAACCAATCAGATAATTTACCAGAAGAAGGAGATAATGTGTTACCATTACACAATTGGTAACTACTCCATCCACCGAAACCTGCATGAATGTTAGCATGTACTGATCCAAAGTAGCCCCAGTCATTTGGGCCAACGAATTGGAAAGTATCTAACCCGCTTGTCAGTAAATTGAACAGCTCCTGTCTATATGCTGGTGGATTAGCACCACCTGCAGTTAGTGAGTCACCTACGCACATGATTTTCCCAAAGGAATTTGCGTGGGCAACAGAAACGATCATTATACTGGCAAGTATTAGTTTCATGGCTTTGATTGGAAATAGGGTAAGTTGAACACATCCAGTTTCAGTCATGACTGAAACTACGTTATTGGTTAAAACGCCTCTCAATATTTTCTCGGTTTGACTACCCAGTACATACCTGTATTTAGACATGCACATGTATTACGTATGTTCAACTCCAGAGCTTCGGCAATTGCTCTGATGGCGCTGAGTACACACCATTCTGTGTACTCCTAGTAGTTGGAAATTACCAGTTTGATTGATCCCTCAGATTTCCAGACTAAGGGCGTATTGGCGCCAAAAATGATTCGAGATTTAAATAGGGTAGATCCCGCAACCATCAGTTGATTCTTCGCTCAGACAGAATAATTCGTCACTTCTTCTTGACTAAAGCATCCCGAAAGGATACCGATCTTAAGCCTGTGATTTAGTCATCTCGCTTCTTCAACTATGTTGAGTCAGCTTCCTCTCGCTCGACGCAAAAGAGAAGCCCGCTTACTCAGTTCACAGTGTGAGTTTGCATATGTTCCTGCTTCCGCAAGGACCTGAGACACTTTGCAGTGCAGCAGGCTGTGTTGGAAATCAACATTAAATCCCAAGAGCGTATTGTTGACTTAGCATCTTGTTAAGACCATTCAACCTTGGCCAAGTTTGTGGTTTAATCCCATTTCATCACCACAAGGTCTCTATCACATGGGTCCTTTGCCCTGATATTATTCTTCTAACAGTTCATACCAGGGATTTCCTGTTAGAGTACTCTCCGTCCATTGCTGGCCGGAAATTGAATCAGGGTGCGTGTTTCTTCTTTTGGGGAGAGGATCTACGATAGGTGGGATTGCACCCTGAAATTGGTTGGGGCCAGTTGCCTGACCCCCTACCGTGTCACTGTTGTAGGAGGTAGTGAAGGTAGAAATCGAAAAAGTGGGGAGCGTATTGCTCCCCTATGGCTCTGCTTGTGTTGGACGGGGTAAAAATCTTAAGGATCCTGGGACGCACGTGGTCGTCTTTAGGGCATTGCTGCCCTAGCGGGGTCTCTCCGCCTAGATCTATGTTAACCTGCTTTCTCTGATGGCTTCCAGGCCTGTTTTGCTCCGGATTTCTCCTTCGACTCTGTACAGGCAAAAGTAAGAGAGTAAGACACAAGTCAGACGGTCTTTCGAGCATCCACTTGCTGTACTCCCATTCCTCATCACTCTTAATTTCATTGCCTAGCAATTAGATTTCGAGCGATAAGAAATTTTTTGGGAAGGGTTGTATCCTAGACACTTCCCTTCCCCGATACCTATCCTAGACCGGTATCGTTTTGTGCATCTGTTTCGTTTGCTGTTTGAGTTGCTGATGCTTGGGAGAGCCCTTTCGAACTTCCCCATTCCTCTTCACTTACTCGTCGACTGACACTCCGACTGGCTCAGCTGCGTCTGCGGCCTCATTGACCTTTTCGGGATCAATGATATCGCCAGCTACGGAGTCGCCCTCAGCATTCTTGTCACGCACTTCTTCCTGTGGAATGGAATTGTAGATAGTTGTCAGGGTCTGATTCCCATCTTCCATACCAACTAGCAAGTGATTGTGTGCCCAATGGAGCAATCCACGACCGAATGGGATTACGTCCCAATCTTCGTTAAGATAGGTTTGTCCTTTGTCTCCAGATTTGCGGTCGGCTGGAACATTTCTGCTCATGCCGATCTTGATCTCTGGCACACTAAGCCGCTTGGTTGCGCTCTTTTGGAAGTTGACGCCCCATGCAAGTCTAAACTCGCATAGATTTGGAAGAAGGTCACCATCGATTTCCATGCACATCTCTTCCGGGATGTCATGGTCGTCATAGATGAACTTGCCATCTTTATCCTTCAGCGGTTCCCCAGTTTTGTCGTCTCGCTTGATTGGCTTCCCAAGGAATCCAACGTATACGAGAGTTGTGGGTTCGCCCTTTTCGCCCATCTTAGTAGACCGGCTTTTAAGGGCGATGAACTTGGCGGCCCAGACTTCGTAGGGAATCCGTTGAGATCCGCCCCCTTTAATAGGGGTAGAATACTCAAAGACTTTCCCTTCGAATTTCTGCTTGAGAGGAATGACTGCTACTGCAAGTGGTGTGCTTCCAGAAGTAGCAAGTACGTCGTGATCGATACCGAGGTCTATGACCTCAGGCTTGATCTGAGTTGTCTGCTTCAATTGTTCTCTGAATGACATGATGTTGTGTTTCCTAATTGTTGTTAACGGGGTTACCCCCAAACCTCATCACTAAAACATTGGACATAGCTCACAAGAGCCCAAAAACAACCACAAAACCCTAGCGGTTGAATTTGATGCCACAACGTTTCATGATCTTCTTCATTGAGTCAAGAAGCTCAAGTGCAGGAAGAATGTTCACTTCTTGTTCCCATTCTTTGCCATAGAGCTTTTCAATTTGTCGAATGATTACATGCCCATCAATTCCTTTGTATCGGCATGTTCGCCATCGTGGTGGTGTATTCTCTGAGTGAGCACCACTTCTGAAGTAGATGAATTCTCCAACCATTGCTGGAATGGTGATATCACCTAGCTGAGTGAGATCTTCAGACACATATGACTTGAAGTGAATCATATGTTCGGTGCACTTCTCAAGCATATTGGTATGTGCACCCTTATTGATCAGTTCAGTGACTGGAATGACCAAATCGATCTGCTCATTCTCCATGTTGGCATTGAACTCATCAAGGTCAACTACAGGCCCAATCACTCTTGGTACGAACTTCTCTGCTCGTGTTGAGATCAGCTTACCTACCTGAACGGTATTTCTGGGATTTACTACCCAGACTGTTACCTTCTGTCCAGTCCAAGTTGTAAACTCGGTTCCCTTCAAGAAGTTATCAGGCATATTAGCCTTCTCCAGATCAGTGAGACTGTCCAGATATGCTTGAGCGTCTCCTAGTGAGTTGAGACACATTGGCAGGAATCCTGATGATGTGGTTTGTTTCTCAATACCAGAGGGTGTGATGAAGCATTGAGTGAGAGTGTTGCAGTTGACAATTGCCACACGCATTCTCACTTCCTTCAGTGCATGCACAAGCTGTGCTCTTTGCTTTCCCTGCCTAGCTGGATGGCATTTAGTCTTAAACGCTCCCCATGCAGGTGTACCAGATTCATCAGCAATACAGTATTTCCTGACGTGACTCTTGGTCTGCTTATTGCCACCTAAGCAGAGTCGTAGCTTAGAAGACGCTTTAGATGCAATCTTCCACATTTGCTCTGGTGTAAGTTCTATTCCACCATAATCGATCACTGCTGAAGCTCTTGCGAACTTGACATTATGCTCAAGTAGCTCAGGACGTCGATTACGCATGGTGCAGTTTACTACGTCACCATACTCGCCACAATAGTCAGTGAGGAACTTCTGCAGTCTCTTGATCTTGCCTGCTCTGCTTGGCCAGTTCCACTCTTCCCAGGATTCAGGGAATCTTGAAACTACTACGCCATTTTCAGGATTGATCACCTTATTGTCGAACTGACGTAGGCACTTCTCGAGATGGTCGATAGGATGCACCCAGCATGATTTGGCACTGACCATTAGACTTTGATCGCCAGTCTTGTCATTGCTGTAGAGTTCTCTGTTATCCCAGACAGGATAAAGAACGTATGCAAAGCCTAAGCCTTCTGGATCGTGATCCTTACGTTTCACGTCCGTAAGAGCAACTGGGATGCCTTCTGGTCTCTGAAGCCAGATTACCACTGCAGATGGAGCTCCAGGCATAGCCTTTAGTTCATAGAACTTTATCAGTCCACCTTTAGTTATATGATCTGGGTTCTCAATCAGCTTGCCCTTATAGTAGTACCTGGCAGGCAAAAGCTTCTTCAGGAATGGAGATGTTCGTAGCGTAGGTTTACGACGCTCGAAATCATTCTCTTCTCTCTTCCTGAAATCCACATTCAGTTTGCTGATGTCAGTAAGCACCTGCTTAAGGCCCTTCTCATCAAGAGCTGGGAACCATTCAAGAGCCTGCTCACTTAAACCTGCAAGTCTACCTGTGCCAGTCAATGCCCAAGCATGCTGATATGCAAGGGCATAATCAAGCTTAGTGATGTCACTGTCTGCTAGTGATGCTTCATCCTTACGCGCAGCCTTCAGACCGCCCAGTTCAATATCTTCATATCTCTGATAGTTATTGAACATGCTGTCAATCTTCCTAGACCATCCACGCTTGGCTTGAGCTTTATCTAGCTCGTAAGTATTCCAGCCATTGGTGAGTAGGCCTACCGGTGCTGGTGTATGCCCCTTCAGGAAGAACTTCTCCTCTTGATAAGGAGTATTCTTGCCGAACTCGACACTGATTCCATCACCTGGAATTCCATACACTTCACCTGAAGTATTGTACTGAGATATCAGCTTCTGACTATCTTCCACTGTAAGGCCAGTGAATTTCTCCAAGATGCCATCTTTGGAGATAAGACCAGTGATTGGGGTGCTGGTAACAGGATATTTCACCAGTACAGCTTGTCCTGGATTATCCTTATGCCGATGGATGGAGCACCTATCTCCATCAGCATCAAGTGCGTGCTGATCGCCCCAGTCTTCATTGACTACTGGAACGCCACGCTTGTCAAGATAAATGGCTCCTTCTGGAACTGAGGCTGAGACTGCTGTTGGAGCATCCCATCCTCTTACTTGAAATGTCATTTCCCCCATCAATAGGATAAGGGCTTCACGAGCCATGCTAACGCAGGCTGCTTGGATGTTGCCACGTTTCAGGTAGCTAATATGTGGCTTATCAGGAACTGTCTCCTTACCGTCCAATACCAGCTTCTGGTTTGTACTGTACGGAACCTTAATTCCGTTCCAGTCAAAGTACTCAAATGAAGGATCTACCTTCTTCGTGAATTTGAATTTCATGATTTTACTACCTCCTACAGTAGTGTCTTAGGCTTTTGCTGCTTTGTGCTCCTGATACTTATTGATCAGGGGCTCGATGAATAATATCGCGCAGATGAATCCGAGGATTACACACGCGATGATGTAGATTGTCATACCGACCATTCTCAGCACAATAGACTGTTAATCTCCTTCATGAAGGCGCGGGCTTCGGTGTTAGCGTATTCCGTGATCTCCTTCTTGACGTGCGATGGCAAGATTCGTAATAGCTCAATGAACTGTCTTTCTTGCGTAGACAGATTGATGACTCTTCCAACGGAAGATTCCTGTTGAGTCGTAGGCTTGGTTACGCCGGGTGTTTCGTACTCGATTGGTTTCTCGAGTGGCACCACGTGATTGTCGATGGTAACACCGGCCAATCCAGTTTCGATCAGGTAACGAACTGGCACCGATGGTACTCGATGCTTTGAGCTGGTAGAGCCATTTCTGAAGAAGAGTGGAGATCCATCGCCCCATTTCTGCATGGTAAGGGGCTTGCTGTGGATTTCACTGAGGATCTCCTGAGCTGCATCTTGATCAGCAGTGCTGCAATTCTTCAGCTTTTTCTGCCAGAGTGTCGAAGGGTTGATGAATTTACTCGCCATTTATTGCTCCTATGATTTTCTTGTTTTCGTCAAGGACTCTTTCCATTAAGCCCTCATCAGCAGCCGCATCAGCAGCTGCTTGTGCACTTCGAATTGTATCATAGATCTCTCTTATGAGAGCCTCTGTGACTGGTTGTGGGCGAACCTTCAAAGTTAGCAACAGTCCTTCGCCATCGACTGTTACTTCAACATTCTGAGAAATCTCAGAATACCTGTCTTTCTTAAGGACCTCTTTAGCGGCCCTTATGTAGCCGATTCGCTCAGCGTTGAACTTCTCAAGCTGAGCCTTCGCTAGTTCAGAGACAGAGATAGTTCCCTGCTCTTTAATGGTCTTTCGTAGACTTGCACTACTCATTGTGCCTCCATTAAGTGGGAGTAGGCCTCTATAACCTCATCCCTCTTCTTCTTGGCAAGGGCATACCAGAACTGTGGCATGCCAGTTTGCTGTAGAGCCAACTCAAAGAATGCCATCAGTTCTTCACATTCTTTGATTGTCAGTGGACGTGAATACTCTCCACGTCTGTCTACAGGTCGTCCTAGGCCGAACATAGCCGTCTGTATTCCATGATCGCCTCAGCTCCGAGCCTGAACCAGTCAAGCTCATACGGAACTAGCTGAGAGCGAATTCTGATGAACATGGCAATCTGCTCTTCCTGCGTATTGCCTTCCATCTCTGTAATGAACAGAGTTCCGATCATCATCTTCTTAGTCCCTTCCCTGATATCTTCAGGAGTGAGGTTCTTCGGGGAAGCAGGCATAACAAGTTGCTTAGAAAGCTCCTCAAGTCTGCTCATTAGAGCATCAAACTCGTCTGTAGTGGTAAGCTTTACGGGCTTGGTCACTGGTGCTGTACGCACACGTCGATTCTTGATAATTTTCAGCATATTACCTTCCTACAATGGGGGCACTAACACCCCAAACCTCAGGCCGTGCCCAATGTGGCAACACCACACAAGAGCGTAATTAGCCCCAAAACTACCAAACAGGCAGTCTACCGGAGGTTTGTTAGGCCACAAGAAAAGGGGGGCCAACCGTTAGGTTGGCCCCGAACACGCACTAGCTTGGATTGTAATCGAAGTCTTCGAGCGCGTCATCCCGGAGCTGTGTCCGGGTAAGGATCTGCTTATTGGGGATGTACTGCCCCTTAGACCGCTCGTGTTGGATAGCACGCACGCAGAACGTCCATTCTGCTGGGCTGTTCACGGTGAAGCTCGTAGCTCCGGTCTCGATTGCCCGCTTGACAATCCTCTTCAGTTCGGCTTTGCGCTCTGCTGTAATTACGATAGGCTGTTTCATATTTGTAATCTCCTACAACTTGGTATCACCACCTAGGCGGCAATCCACGGCAGGCGTTCCCCTACCGGAGGCTAATCCAGTAGGGGAATAGAACAGTGATGCTAGGCTGGGCCCTGCCATTTGGTCCAGTCCTGTTCCCAGTTATCATCTAAGAACTGGGTAGCTTTCTCTTCCTGATCAAATGAGGCGATTATCTGCCCTGTCTTATCTCCGATGAACCACTTGGTCTTCACCACTTGTGGCTCTCTCCACTGAGAAGGGGATAGGAGTTGTACATGGTAGAACCCATCACCATAGCGATGGGCATACATACCATTGAGTCGATTGGCATGCTTCTGAGCATCTCTCTCAGTAGCGAACTGCTTCTTGAGCAGGACAGTCTTTCGACTACCTAGCTCAATCCTGATCAATTTCCACATGATTTACCTCCATACTCTGATGTCATAATTATCGCTGATATACTCACATACCTCAGCGACTGTGACTAATCCGTCTGCTCTTAGATCAGATAGTACCTCATCCATAGGCTTGAATGCAAGCCTATATGTGAGAGTTGAGGGCCAACTACAAATAAACTTTGTCTCTTGGTCCTTGTGATATTGGAAGTGATTTCTCACCTCCATATCAACATCCTGCAAGGCAAGGGGCTCATTCTGCCCCTTCCTGAACACTTGAATGAGTAGTGGCATTATTTTACCTCCATTACCTGCACCCAACATCGTGCAGGGTTCTTGACGAGAGACTGGATGATCTCTCGTTTCTTGTTCTTGGGAACTGAGCAGATAATTCTGCTAGCTCCTCTGTCAGCCAACTTCCTGAGAACTTCAGGATCAGCTGTCTGAGCTTTGACAATCAACTTGGGAGCTTTCCACTCCCTCTTTGCTTCCCTCGCCTTGAGGGTACCAAGGCGGACAACACCTCGATAGGCTTCAAAGTCCTTGACATCAATAACGAGCACTTTGTTTGCTCGTACCTCAGCGATGATCCGCTCCATCTGGAGCTTCTTATTCTTGTTCATTAGTTTACCTCATTCAATGCTCTAAGTCTCTCACCCACACTAAGTGGTTGATTGTTAAGCCAGGATACAAAGGCTCTGGTTGCGGCTCTTTGTTCGTCGTTTAGTGAGCCATTACAGGCAGTTCGAGCCTGTCGCAACTCAGACACTCCTGCATGCGCTACTTCAAGTGTGGCAACACGCATACATTTCTTGCCCTTTAGTACCTTGAGTCTCATACTCCAAATGGATGTATTGCCTGTTAGACAATACCTGACATATGTAGCTACACAATGCCGCATAATGTCGCCCTCATCCAAGAGATCTCCATACGTTGTAATTCGAGTAAACTCGAATTCGCCAATAGAGAATGTTCCTTCCAATCCATTCCAAGGAAGAGCAGTGTCCTTCTCAAGATTTGGACCATAGTCTATATCATTAAGAGCACGCCGATTCTCTCTTAACACGCGATGCCACGCTTCTGATCTTTGGAACAAGACCTCGAATGCAGCATCTGGTAGAGCTTCTTCGTAATGTGCACCCAAGTAATCATACAGATCATTGAGCACTGCATCTATATCTCGTGAGCGATGCACTCCAGCTGCATTCTTCGTTCTACGAAGAATGGCTCTGTAGTTCTGCTCCCAGTGAAGGAAGATAAACCTTGCCCATATTGGGAGAGATTCTTCGTTCCGTCTATGGCTTACTACAGTTAACCACATTGTGGCCACTCGGAAGGGGAGGCCGGGAGAGATTCTAGCAGCATCCATTGCTGTTACAGCTCTCCATACCATAATACTTCCTTGTTTTCCTAGGGAGCGAATATACTTGCCTCCCTTTCGCATCATGTACTCTAATCCTCCATGATCTTCTCGTTTTAGATTGCGTAACAATCCATGTTTAACTGGAAGGTAGAGATCATTGACACTATACCTAGTATAGAATCCAAGATCCTGCCACAGCAGAACGGTCTTAACACCCCACGGGCAGGCGCTGATACCAATTTCCTTGGAAAAATCCGCTAGATCGAATGGGTGGCAGAGTTTATCCATAACATACCCATGTTGCACTTTTGAGTGCAACCCTGGGAGTGATAATCTCACCAGCCTCAGAACCTGACGCGTGAAGGCAGAAGGATCTATTCCTTCAAAGTACGAGCCAAGGTAGGTACCATCAATCTTAAATCTGTGTTCGATCTTGAATAGACGGACCTTTGATTCCGAATCTCGGAATCCCATGGTCACGACGATTGAAATCGTCTTGTTTCCTCTTACAACAACACGCTGACACTTCTTCGTCTTCAGGTCAGGGATTGAGTTCAACCACTCCAACTGATGCTTCGTCCGCATCTTCCACACTTGTTCTAAACTTAACAGTTTCATGTTCTTACTACTCCTACAAATGCAGATAATCCTTCTGCTACGTTAGGCACGTCCACCATATACTCATTAGTCTTCGAAGTCTACCTCACACTTCGGCAGACTCTTTATGAGCTGTTCGCTGGGAGGATTCTCCTTATACCAGCAATCCTCACACCAAGTCTCATCGGTGAAAGGATCCCACACAGATGCAGGACCATCAGGATGAGTCTTTCCACCACACTTGCAGCAGGTGTGGACTCCCCATCCCTCTCCTTGATCCTGAGTATTAGAATGCTCCAACTCTTCAGGATCCAGAACGTCCTCGATCTTCTGTCGAAGCGAGTCCTCTTCCCACTCTGCCTGCCAGTCTTCAGGAGTGCCAAACTCCTGTTCAAGGCAGTGCACACACATATGGTGAGCGTTGGGAACGCACGGCTCCCCGCACCACTCACACTTCTCAGTCCTGCCATAGACAAGACCTTGGTACTTGGCCGAAAGCCACGCCCACACTGCTACTACTAATGTTTTCATTTTATTACTCCTACAATTAGGTGATTTACACACCATGCAGTTAGGCACTGTTCACCACAAGCAATCAATGTGTTGTGCTTGCTTCCTCAAGAATGCGGGCTGCTTGAGCCCTATCCTGCTTCCCCGCCTCAAAGCGAGGGTCAGTGATGCAGACACCTGCTGCATCCAGCAGGCATAGTGCTACTATGATAGCACTAACGATGATGAGTTTTGTTCTTCTATTCACTATATTACCTCCTACGGTAACAAACGTTGTGAGAGTGCTGCCTCATCAGTACATAGGAGCATACCCTATGTATAACCAGGGAGAAATCCCTGGCTTTCGGCATTATCTAGTCTGACAATACACCATGCCTTCTCCTCTAAGGGTTTCCCCATCAGAGTAGCTGTCCTGATGATACCGTGCATCGATGCTCATCGAGCACGTTGGGTTCTTCGCCATGAACCCGAGAACCTGCTCAGTCCACCCAGGATTGAGGTCCTCGAAGAAGACCTCTGGGTGGAAGGTGTAGTGTCTGTCCTTCTGCTCCTGGAGCATCGAAAGAGTGATAAGAGTTGGTAAATACACCCAACTTCCTTTGTTCATTGAACGCATGATTTACTTACCTCCTACAGATAGGTGATTTACACACCATACAGTTAGGCACTGTTCACCGCAATACTCAAACTAACGCAGTAAACCGGAGTCCAGGAGCTCCCTGACCATACTCCGGCCAGTCAGGGATTCTTCTAAAAAACCCGTCACTATCCTACGGGCCTCTTGAGTGAGAGAAGCATCATCCTCCTCAGGAAGTTCTTCCTTGAGAATGGGGACAAGAGAAGCAGCCACCTTATTGTGTGCTGCCCTCCGCTGTCTGTCAAGAGCAGGGCTAAAGTACCTGCTCATCTCTTGGATTGAAAGCTTGTACTCATGCACAAGCTCGTCCCTCAGATCCACTGAGCGTATGTGCCCAGTAGATGGAATGGTGAATGTCAATAGCATAATATTACCTCCTACAAAGGTAAAGGTCGTTGTGAGAGTGCTGCCTCATCAGTACATAGGAGCATACCCTATGTATAACCAGGGAGAAATCCCTGGCTTTCGGCTCAGTCTTTAAACAGTTCTTCTGGATACCTCCTCTTCAACTGCACCTCATGATACGACAATGCCATGAGGACATTCTTTACACCAGTTCGATTGAAGCGGCTCACGTACCGCTTCATTTGAGACTCGAACGTTCCAAAGGTATGTCGGAACGGGATATTACTGGGCAACCACTGTTCCCAGAACGAGGTGTCCACCGCATCCACGATGAGAAGGTTCTCGTCATTGATATCTCCATCAATGAGGACAAGCTCGCCTGAACGGAGAGCGATGGAAGGACTTGCCATGTCCTTACTACGCAGAATGATCGCTGCCATAGTGGCTACTGTCATTTTAAACACGATATTACCTCCTACAAAGGTAAAAGCTGTTGAGCACAGCATCACTGGGATGATTCCCTATAGGCATGATTGCCCATAAAAACGACCCTCGTGGGTCTAATTCCGACTATGCCCCCGTCTATTACCAACTCAGACATGCCTTGATTTTTAGGGGATGATCTACATTCTTTTATATGAATATCTCATTATACGAATGGAAGGAAGTTCCAAATGTTTCTGGCATCTATTGTCTATACAACACATTAAATGATAAAATGTATATAGGACAATCTAAACATATACCTAGACGATTTACAGATCACAGATGTGATTTATTGAAAGGGGTACACTCTAATGCATATCTTCAGAACGCATGGAATAAAGATAAAGAATACTTTAAACCGGGAATTATTGAGGAGTGCTCGATTGAGCAGCTGAACGAAAAAGAAGAATATTACTTAAGTCTATGTACTAAAGACAAAATGTATAATATACTACTAAAGCCAGGACTACTACCTAATTATAAAATTAGAATTTCTGAAACTGAATTTAGTACTAAGGTTAAGGAAGGGCAAGAAAAACGCAAGAAGCTATCTAGTATGAGTGACTCTGAAAGGATTGAATATCGAAATGCTAAAAGATTAGAATCTTTAGAGAGAAGTAAAGATTACGGCAGACGGTATACTATTTCTGATAAGGTTATTAAGAGTCGAGAGAAATATAAAAAAGAAAATATTTCCAGAGAATACAGGGAAAATAAACCAATCTCAAAAGAGTATCAACTTTGTTTTCAGAATACCACTTTTACAGTTAGAAATTTAAGTTTATTTTGTGAAGAGAATAATTTAGAGCAAAAAAGACTAAGAAGAGTTATTAATGGGACGCGCAAAACCTACAAGGGATATTCTTTACCTCCAGGTGAAAGAGAAAAGATATGGCAACCTAAACCTCGTAAAGCAGCAAAAGAAAAGATTTACTCATCTGAAAAGAGTGAAAGAATAGCGAAAATAAATGCTGAAAACTCTGTAAGAATAAAGAATGGAGAGACAATACACCCCACATTCATTGATCCCAACGGTAATGAGCATGTAACTAATAATATCTCTCAGTTAGCTAAACAATTTAATATTCCAAGAAATGGCTTGTATCAATTGAAGAAGGGTAAGTTTCCAACTTACTATGGTTGGAGTATTAAGAAGGATTAATTCAATGGGGGGTGGGTCTAATTCTGAGTTTTAGGAAATTATTATTTTGACAGTACCTATTTCTGAAACAGAGAAATTAATTGGGGTGGAAGGGTGTTCTAATTTTTGACACTTGAATTAGTTTTGCCTCTATTTTAACTAATGAGCTGGATTGCTAGAAGGTATACATTTAAACCTAATACATGGTTTAAAGATTCTTCAGGGAGATTATTTTCTGCTGATGAGATAAGGGGCGAATTTGAAGCAATACCCTTTGTTCAGAATCAACGGGAGATTTTTGCAGCTGGCTTTGACTTCGCTTGGAGACAGTTGAAGGCGGGAATTAATTCTGCTGATGATAACACTGCGATTCTAGCCCAGTTAAGGAATATAGCTGGAAGGAATTTAACAAAGCTAGGAAATGATCAAAGTAGAATAGAAGGTCCTGCTGCAGTTAAACACTTTTTAAGTAAAGCGTTTGGTGCTGATAATGTTCACACTAGAATGATGAAGCTATTTTGGGATCCTACGCTCCCTATGGACCCAAAACTGAGGGGAAGAAGCTGGGCCGATACTGAGAAGCTTCCTATTCCACCTGGAACTGAGATACATATTAGGATTCAGGTGAATGAGAATACAGGGCAAGAGGTTGTTATGATGAACCCAAAAGCTTCTTACCTACTCTACCGTGACTTTGATGGTGACCAAGTATCTGTTACAACATTTGAAGCTAATTTTAACGCATGGCTTCAGCGAAAAACTGAAGAGATGAAGCAGAGGGTGGGTAATGGTAATATTAGCCTTGGAGGATTTGTTACCAAGTTCCCAGCACACTCACCAAACTTAACCTACGTTATACACTATGATAAGCAAGATCCACACAAGATTCTTCGGGGAATAAAAGAGGTTGGACCTAACCACCCAGTGTTTAAAGGTATTTCAAAAGATCTGGAATATTATTTTACCAGTACTAAAGAGAACCAGGTTAAGGCTTTCACAAAGATGTGGGAGATTGGAGCTAGAGATACAGTAGTAGGCCTCGGAACTAACCAGGTAAATGTTACCAACTTAATTGCTTTCAAAGATTTTCTAGCCAGGTTAGCAAGAGATAACCCAGATAAGTATGCACAATTGATGGAGGATGATAATGCTTTAACTGGGGCATTTGCTTTATTTGATCCACTTCGTGATAAAGGGCTTGTGGCGATGGCTATTGAAAATCTTGGTCTTAACCAGAAAGGAACAGCTTCATCACCCATGTACCATCAGCTACAAGCTATGGTTGCTCATGATTATGCATTAGATGAGGTATTTGGTAAAAGCACCAGCCAACGAAAGTATTTTGAGCAAATGCCATTAGAGGTACAGGCAGCTGTTATTGCTAACGAAGCTATTCTTCCAAGGGAACAACTTGCTAGAAAGTTGATTGGAGCTTTCCGCCCAGAAGAGATGTTTTTCAAAAGAAGTTATGGGGATACTAAAGATGTTAGAACCCCAGTTCATGAAGCATCTGCACGAGCACTTGAATTCTACAAACAGTTTACTAAAACTAGAAAGAACATAAATGAGCGTTTCAGTTTCCTTGAGCTCCACACTATTGACGGGGTAGAAGGTAAATTAGTTACTTTCAGAGATCCTACTGGAAAAGCAACTAATGCAAAATTTAAAAATATACAACACGGCATCTACCTACCAATTAGAAGAAGGTTAAATGAGTTTGGGGAAGTTGTAGAAGATCAACCGGAACAGTACCTACCAGAAATCATTGGTTCATTATTCACTAAGAAAGGCATCGGTCTTGAGTCAAATAGATTGTTTGGTGAAAGTGAAAATATTACTGCTAGTTACATTTTCGAGCACAATAATATTTTAATTAAAGCAGCTACAGCTATGGGGACTGATCCAGCCACACTAAGAAATACATTAAAGGCGAATCCTAATGATCGGGAATACATTGCATACATTATGGGTATGGCTGACTATGCTGATAGAGCTTATGTATATAGAGAGGCTATGGGTGAAGTAAAACGAACAATAGGTGCAATAGGAATTAGTGATGTTGTAGCCCAAATTGATGGTGGATTAGCTATTACACCTGAGACTAATGTTATGCGTTTTAGGCATTACCGATTATTAGATCTTCAGCAAAATTATGGAGTTTATGGGGATGAGAACATTAGTTTGGCACTTGGGGCAGTTAATGAGCTTAATAGTGATAAGGATTTAGATAAAGTTCTAGTTGGAACCTTAATGATGCGAAATTTAGATAAGGAAGGACTTAGGTTTGGAATTGGATTATTAGGCACCCTTCATGGTGAGAAACCATTTATTGGTGACTACTTAACAATCAATAATCAGAGTGCTACTATGAAGACTATGAAGCAGCTTACTAATAGCCCACTCGTCAAAGCGAGATTAGTTTTAACAGATATGGAGGATTTTCAGCCAGAGTTGGCCAGTTCAATCTATAAACACTATGGTGAGTCTTCTGTAAATAGGGTTTTTGACGCCTCAGAGGGCTTTCTAGGCGTCTCTTCTGGTGTATCCTCATCTTGGGAGGCTAAGCATAGAAGAACGCTTCAAATGCCCACTAAAGCGGAAACTGGAATAGAGTATGAGGGAGAACATTACTCTTTCACTAAAGAATTAGGTAAATGGTTAAGTACTAATGGTGCAATTAAAGATCAAGGATTACCTTTCTCATTTGAATCAAGTGAAAATCTTATCTTTCAAGGAATTGGTGGAGCTAAAGATAAGGGCTTGATGGATGTTTTAGCAGATATTGCAAGCACTTCAGAATCAGCCAAACAGGCTTTCAATGCTTACATGAAAGATTCTTCTGCTGAGAACTATAATCGGTTGGTTGCACACCGTGAAGAAAAGCTTTTTGAGTTTAGTAAAGATGGAATTAATTATAAGCATAAAAGTAGACTCTGGATGGATGTTCAGGCAGGAAGATCATTAACTTCTACTGAAACTGCTATTACTGAAGAGACAGAATCAGTTATTAGAAGATACCAAGGCACAGCCATCATTGATCAGTTAAGGCCGATGGCTAGAATGTGGGTAGAACAAGGATTAGATGAAGGAATGGTCAATAATCTGGTAGAACATGTGGGTCAAACACTATTAGAAGCAGTAGCTGCAGGAATGGATCCTGCAAAACTCTTTCTAGATAGTGGTGAAGAGATTGATGGTAGAAAAATAGTTGCAGCTGGATTAGAAAGATACCAAGCTGGTTACGCTGAAAGAATGGCAGCAGTAGAAGGAAGATTGATTGGTGGGGTAGAGTCAGCATCACACCTTTCACCAATTCTAAAAGAGGCTTTTGCTAAGTTAGGAGAAGTATTTAAGGCTATTGTCTCTAAATAGACCTCTACTTGTTAGGTAGGACTTTCCTACAATAGAGGTGTACTTATGAAGTCTATAGATGTGCCCCTACCAGCGGAATCTTTTGATGCATTAAAAAGATTTCCTAAATTCAACTTAATATACCCCTATGAGCACCCAGTTGCTCAACATACGCTAATTGATATGAGCGTACGAATCATGGGGTTCGATGATGACGATTTTAGAGAGATCTTATCGGGTAAGCACATGAAGGAATTTACCCCAGTAGGATCGAAACTCTATGAAATTGACTATTTAAGAGATTGTGCTTTCCATAGAGTAGTAAATACAGAGTGGAAAAACTGCTATGGGCCGATAAAAGGGACATTTTTTAAGGTGTATGAGCTTGAAAACCTCGATTCACCAGTAAGAATACTAAGTTTGTTCCAGCCACAGCTCAGTTTAAAAGTTTTTAATTATAAATATGGAAAAGCACGAAGCGATAGTTAAATTTGACCCTAAAACACCCATAAATGATGAGCAATTTGACCAAATGCTTATCGAATTTGCAGAATTCTTGCTTTTTGACACTAAATGGGAGCCAGTTTTTAAGCAAACAACCAAGCTAAGAGAGGTAATTCCCATCTTAGAGGACGTTCCAATGGTCTGTAAGGGTAAAGATTGCCCTTATGCTGATAAATGCCCACTGATTAGTAAGCTAAATGACAATGAAATCCTAGGTTTAGTAGGTAGTGACTGTAGAATTGACCGAGTTGAGGCTCTAAAACAGTTCTCCAGCCTAGTTAAGGAGCTTGATATTAACCCAAATCAAGCTACAGACATACTTAACGTCACAAGTTTGGTCAGATTATACATTTTTAAGCGTAGAATTGACTGGCAAATAGCCTTAGATGGCATGATGACTAAGGAACCAGGGGCTGTGAACCAGAGAACTGGTCAAGTTTACTGGAAAGAGGCTGTTCATCCACTCTACAAAGAGAATGAGAAGCTTGAGAAGCAGATTTCAGCACTTCAGACCCAATTAATGGCGTCTAGAAAGGACAGAGCACAGCTTGCTTCAGTAATTGGTAAGGGAAATAGCTTCTTGAAGGACATTTTCACCCGAAAACCCGAGATTTTAGAGGCAGATTTCGAAGAGGAGGAAGAATCCGATGAATATAATGGATGAGCTTAGATATAGAGCTGATAGAATTAAAAGTGCCTTTAATAATCCCGTTGGTTCTACTGCTTCAATGTGGGAAGATAGATTAACAGGAACTACTGCTAACGCTCTTGCTTGGGGAGGAATTGGCGTAGGGATTGCTGGGGCTGCATGGTTTGGCTCGCACCAATTTGCTGGCGGTCTTGCAGGAGCTGCGGGTGCGTTAGGGCCCTTAGGATATGGATTAGATGCTTTAATACTTGGGGGAAGTATTTATGCAGCAACTAAACTTACTGAACCTATACGACATGGAAAACGAATAATTAGGAACGATCCTTTATATGCAAAATATGCTGAAAGAAGGGCAGCTATGGCAGGAGACTCACATGCGTATGTAAGAAGAACAAAAAAGGCTAATTTAGAAGCTGCTAAGTCAGGAGGTACTATCATCTCTCCAGATGAGATGGAAAAAGAGGTAAATAGGCTTACTACAGCTGAAGAGGAGCGATTATTAGACCCTAAAGCTGCGTATAAATGGAGGAAAGATAGAGAACTCCGTAAAACTAAAGGGTACCAAGAATGGATAACTTCCCAGTCTAGTAGAGATGGGAATATGGTTGGAAGGTATAAGGCCTATAGCATTGGCAAAAAAGGGTTAGCAGCAGCTGGTTGGATTGAAAGAAAAGCAACAGCTATTCCAGCACGTATTTTAGGTAGAATGGGTGGACCTGTAGGCTTAGGAAATGTGGCAATGCATGCTGCAATGACTGGTGTGGGGATTGGTGCACAAGTACTGAAGGATGTTGAAGGATTATCTAGAGGTCTACTAACTAAAAGCTTCTTTGGTAATGGAAAAACACCATTAGATGACTGGTTCCCTCATTTTAACTCTCAGAAATTAGATAAACACGATTTTAGAAGAATTGCACCTAATCCTAGAATAGCTAGAAGGTTAATTGCTGGTAATCTTCTTTTAGGTGCAGGTCAGATGATTCATGAAGCTATTTCACCAGCTGCTCCACCACCAACAATGTTCTTTGATGGTCTACATATGCACCACAGAAATGATATGGGAACTGGTGGTAGGTATGGATCAACCATTTTAGGATCAAATTCCGATTTAAATCTATCTGGTGATGATATTGCAAGGGTTTTACCACACCTATTCTAATGACTCTATTTAAGTATGAGGAGAAATAAATGGCAAGATTAGGAAAAAGGAGTTTAGGATACGGGCGAGAAATAGGGACTCCGGGAAGACGATCTCTTCTTGGAACAGCTCTAAATTCGACATTGCCTCCCTCTCAAATATCTCCCAAAGTATCATTTGGTGTATCCACTCACGCACAAGCAAATTTGAATAGAGCAAAATTTAATGCTAAACATGGTGTGGCTACTGGAGGGTATGTAGATTGGAGAGAGTACGGTGCTCGTGGCGAAAGAGGAATTAATCTAGTTAGATGGGAACCACCTTCAGCAGGGACTGCAAGACGAGCAGCGGGGGTAGCAGGGGCAGCAAATACAGCTAAAAGAAGAGGCGGATTTGGAGCAGGTAATAGTTCTCTAAGATACGGTGGTGCAGCTTTATCTGGACTAATAGGTGTAAATGCTGCTGGAAATGCTTACTCAGCTCTTCAGAATGGTAGAATAGGTTCTGCTCTTGCAAATGGTGCGTTTGCTGTTGGTGCTGGTATCACTTCTTATCAACTTGCTATGGGAGAAGGGTTAATGAATGATCACTTTAATAAAGCTGTTGGATGGGGGGCTAGAAGGATAGGTAATATGGGAGCTTCAATCCGTAATGCTGAGAGAATTGCTATTAATAATGGAAAACTTAAAGAATTTGGAAAACTTGGAAGTGGACTTATAAAAGCTGCCAAATGGTTGAGGGGATAAATGAACTCATGGTTTGATCGCGCTTTTAAAGCTGCTACAAATACTAAGAGTCATACTATTGCGAGTGCTTTAAAGTTCCAAGCATTCGGTGCTGCAGTTACTATGCTAACACCGGGTGTATCTCCTCATGAGAAAATGCATTTGCTTGGTCTTCAATTAGGTACATGGTATTTAGCTAGCGGAATAAAAGCTCCTTGGCTGCAAAATGCTACTGCGGGATTGTTAGCAATGTCACCTGCAATTAGAAGAGGTATGGTAGGAACACTCCACGCGTATAGAAGCTCCCAAGACCAAAGAATTATGGCTGCTGTGCCATTTACACATTCTACATTGCCTATGGATCAAGCATTTACAGCACTACAGTATGCAAGATCTAGAGTTGGAGATGCGTACGCTTCAACTGGAAATGAAGCTCAAATGTACGCAGCACGCTATTTAGCAAGATAAAATATGATAGAAGATCTTAGTGAACTTACGCCAGAGCAAAGAAGAAAACTGGCTAAGATCATTCAAAACCCTGTAACCTGGGCAGAAACATTCTTGGTTGAGCCACAAACAAAAGCTCCATTTGAAGCTAACTGGGTTCAGAAGAAAATTATGAGCACAAAGAAGAAATTTACCTATATTTGTGCTTCACGACGTGTTGGAAAATGTGTAGCAGGCGATACTTTAGTTATACACCCAACCACCCTAAGACCAGTCCCCATTGCATCAGCATCTAGCTTTAATAAGACATTATGTTTTGATTTCGATAAGAATGAACTAATTTGGGCTGATTGTGAGTGGTTTGATTCAGGTAAGAAGAAATGTTTAAAGCTTAAATTAGGAACTGGAAATAATATTTCACTTTCTACTGATCATAATGTATTTGAAGCTAAGAAAGGGTGGATTAAAGCAGAAGAACTTAGAGTTGGAGATTATATTCTTGCTCCAACTACTATTCCAGTCTTTGGTGAGAATGTTAAAACACTAGATGAAACAAGAGATTTAGTTTCAATAGTAATGGACTGGAAATTCATTCCTGATGTGGTATTTAGCTTAACTAGAGAATGCTTAAGATCTTTCATACGAGAATTATGGGTAGAAGATGGTAGAATCTTTAGAGAAGATAAAGAAGTTGGATTTCTACTCTGGAACAGACTACTAGCATTTGATTTACAGCATCTAATTCTAAGATTCGGTGTAGAATCAAGAGTAGATGAAGATGGCAATTTATTCATAGACAATGTAATTGATCAGAACCAATTCCTTAATTTAGTTGGAATTGAAACACAAATCTTAGATGTTAGAGGACCTAGGAGATGGGAACTGATAACTGAGATGTGGCATACTGGTCTACAGGATGTTTATGATTTATCAGTAGAGCATGAAGACCATAATTTCCTTGGTACAAACACAGTCTTACACAATAGTTATGCGTTAACTGTATTAGCTTTATGGCATGTTCTTACTGAACCTAACAGGGATATTGCAGTATTTGGTGCCTCTGAGGCACAGCTTACAGAGTGGTTTGATGTTTTAGATAACTGGATTGGAGCTAATCCTATTCTCCAATCAATCAGATCAGCAGTAGGTAATACTAAAACTCCACCTACTAGAACTTTCACTAATGGAAGTAAAATTAAAGGTTATATTGTAGGACCTAAGATTAGAGGTCTTTCACCTGATTATATCTTTGTTGAAGAAGCTCAAGAGATTAATGAGGATGGATGGTCTGTTATTTCACCTATGATGAATGGTGATAAATATCGTGCTCCAAGAATTAGAAATTATATTGTTGGAACTGTACGAATTCCTGCTGGTCTCTACTATGAGAAGATATTTAAAAACACACTTGATCCTGTAGCAGAAACTAAAGTATTTGCACCTATTGATACTAATCCTGATTACAGTGAAGAAGAAATTGAGCAGATTAGAGCAGTTACACCAGCCTACCAATTCCAGACTGAATATTTACTTAAGTTTGGTGATGAAGAGACTGCTGTATTTAGAGCTGCTGATGTTGAACGAGCTTCTGAAGATGATTGGGAGTATGGTTCACACTTAGTTAATACTGATCTAATTAGGATCATGGGTATAGATTGGGATAAAGCTCAAGCTGGAACTAACATTGTCATCTTTCAGTATAATCAAAATACAGGTGAAATGGTTCTCATATATAGAGAAGAAGTACCAAGAGGAGATTTTACATTCCATAATGCTTGTCAGTTAGCCTTAGATTTAGCATATGAATACCAGATAGATATTTGTATCTCAGATGGCGGAATGGGTCAATTCCAGTGGGAATATTTATTCATAGAAGGAGAGAAGAGAGGATTCCCTGCTCATATGTTTATGAAGAAGCAATTCAATGAAGTTGAACTTGTTCTTAATCCTATGACTGGAATGGAAGAGAAGAAGATGCTGAAGGAATTCTTGGTTGGCCAGCTTCAGAAGAAGTTCCAAGAAGGAAAGGTTCTATTCCCCAATTCTGATCAAGAATTGAAAGAGCAATTATTAACTTATAGAGTTGTACATAGAACTGAGAAATATACTAGATTCTCTTCCAACCGTGAACATATTGTTGACTGTGCTCTATTCTCTATGTACGGAATTTGGTACTTATTTGAGAATGAACTAGATAAGAGATTTGTAGCTAGGAATAATTTTCTACATAGAATAAGTGCCGATGAGATCAATGTGGTAAATGAACCACAAATTGAAGGTTTCTGGAATCAAGTAGAAACTTTTAGAACTGAAATACCAGGGGCTGGTGTATATAGAACAGAACTAGGAGGTAGAGATGAGTTTAGGGAAATATTTTGAACAGCGTAAAATTGAGAAAGTAGTTGACCCTGAAGAAGGCAATCTTTCACCTGAATCTATACCCCCTATAGATTATTCTGCTTTAGACACCTCACAAGATACCCCTTTACCAGTTCTTCTAGAAGATATCTCTGCACTAGCTGATAATGCAATGCAGAATGCTGATAAAGCTATTGAAGAAATCTCCCATGTATCTGATGATCAAGTATTCACAGCATATCTAGAAATGGTTAAAGCTAACTACTTTGACGCATTTAAACTGGCTGATCCTAATTATACACCTGTTGTAGTTTATAGCCCCAAATTGATATTAGCTATTGAATCAGAAGTGTATGCTAGAATTCCAGATCCTAGGGCCCCATTAGTTTCTGATCTCTATGATTTGAAGTCAGAATTAGGATTAACCAAGCTTAACTTGGACACGATTTGGAGAGAAGTACTTGCTGACAATAATCTTTATTCAGATTTTGAAACCTCAAATCCTGTAGTAAGATATTCACTATTCAAGGAGAGACAGTATATCGGAATACTAGACTCCCAAATATCTTCCATTCAGAAGAACGTACTACAGAAGGTTAGTGATAGTTTTGTTAATCGATTTACAGGTGATTTGTATAGATCACTAAGTTATAACTATGATAGTGGAGTACAAGTTAATAAAGCTCTTTTACAAATGAGAACCTTGCTTCAATCTTCACTTCTTTTAAATACTGATAACTTTAAAACATTGAAGGTATCTCTATCTAACGTATTTAATAATTACCTATCTAAAGCATATTCTAAACTATTCTCTACATATAATAATGCAATAGTTGGTGGTTTCTCATCAAAGACAATGAGAGATCTAGAACTGTTTGAGAGTATTCTAAACTCATCTGGAGACGTAGATATCAATAAAGATTACACAGAATTCTCTAGTCAGTTATTAAGATCAATAGTTAGTGCACTTCAAACTAGTGAAGCAGATTTAGTATACAAAGAAGGATACTTTAAGAAGATTGGTGAAGATAGACAACTTCAACTATTGAACACTAAAAAGAATGCAATGACTAAGCAATACATCTATATGATAGATTATTTGCTTCAGTCTAGTGGTGGAACATTAGAAAATCAGCTTAAAGAAGAAACACTCCAGTTACTTTCAAATGGATTAAAGATATTCTTAAATCAAAAACTAGCGAAACCTTCACCACCTAAGGCAGATTTTGTTAAGAAAGTACTTACAATAAAAGACAATATTAATACTGGCAATGCATGAAGTTTATACATAGATTAGCAATAAGACTATTAAAGTTTGCTACTAGATTACTTAAATCATATAACAATACTGAACATATTGCTAGGCTAGAATCTGTTAGGGATTTTCTTCATAGTACTCTACCAGATTTAAATCCTAGTTGGTTAAATAAGGTTATTATAGAGGGACAGTTTAGAATTAACTACTTTGAACTAGAGAATGGTGAGTTACCTCTATTTCACTTTGTACTTCCTGAACACCCTCTATTTGTTTACGTTGGTGGTATTGAAACTGCTAGCTGGGAAACAGCTGAGTTGCGTGGGGTCCCTCGGCAAGTATGGGAAAAAGAGCAAGGCAGACTTTCTCTGTACAAGGAAAATATTCCTTTATTGACGACATACGGTGAGGCTAGGGACCCCAAGTTGTTCCTCATTCTGTGGGAGCATTCTGTGAATCATATGGATCTATATAGTAGATTTAAGGAGATAATTAATGAGCAACCAAATAGCTAGCGCCACCGGGTTCACATCTGTGAGCTCTAAGAATACCTATGAAGAGGTAGTTAGCAAAGTTGTATCTCCTACCGAAGCAACAATCAGACCCGAATTATCATACTCTACTAGAAGAGATTTACAGTTAAGAAATCTGATAAAGAAATCTGGCTCTGCCTATAATATTGACGGCTTAATTAGGCAAGCGGTAGATAAGTATGCTGAGAATTTTAAAGCGTTCTCATTTGAAGGTGATCCTAAGTGTGTTAAATATCTAGAAGATAGATTGAACACAATGAGCCTTCACACTGGAGAATATTGGAAGACATTCCTTACAAGACTTATTACTGAATATTTTAAAACTGGAAATGCTTTTGTAGTTAAGTTGAGAGGAGGATTAGAGAAGTCAGGATTTCGACCATTGTACTCTAATCGCCCCTACTCCTTATCAGGATTTTCACTAATAAGTGCTGATAGATTAGATGTGGCAGCAGATCCAGAAGGATCATTTCTAGGATGGAAGTTTGCTGTAGGAACACAAGAGAAGAAACTAGATTTAGTACTTCCTAATGCACAGAAATTAAACCCAGCAAATGCATTAATTACAGTTCCTAATCCCCCAAGTGAAGTTAAAGAAAGAGTATTCTTATCAGGCCCAGATGTAGTACAAATTGCATATAAGAAAGGTGCTGATAGTAACTGGGGTGTTGGACTTACACTACCCTCTCTAGAAGATATTGCTCTTCTCAGAACTATGGAGCAAACTACTGCGATTATGTCTAAGAAGTTTGCAAACCCAATTATCCATCACAAGATTCTTCGTTCTGCTTCTCCACAAGCAGGAATCCAATCTGAAATTGATCAGGCGTACGTCCTTCATCGTAGAGCTGATCCTACTGGTGTTATTATTACTGGTGGTAATTCAGAAATTAAAGCAGTCGGTGCAGAGTCCCAAGCTCTCCGACTTGAAGGTTACTTAAGATATTTCCTTGATCGTGCGTTCTCTGGTTTAGGTGTCTCCCAAGCCGTAATGGGTATTGGTAGTATGTCTATTGGAGCTGCGCAAGCAGGTCAGGAAATATTAATGACCAAAGTCAGATTTTGTCAAGAAGAGCTCTCAAGAGAGATAGAGTTCTTCATACTAAATGAGATTCTATGGGAAGGTCGATTTGATCCATATACAAATCCAGCCCATAAAGTTAAGTTAGTATTTGAAGACATTGACCAGGATGCTTTAATTAAGCTACAAACACATGCCGCCCAGCAATTTAATATGAATATGATGGACCATGGGGAGGCGCGGCAGTTTGGCAAATTAAAGAAGAAACCTGTTGAATCTGAGCTCTATTTGAATAAGATAAAGAAGGCAGAGCTGGATCATGAAACTAAAGGTAAAGTTCAACAGATCAAGGCAAAGCCTTCAGCTAAAGAAGTTCGCCAATATGTTCCCACATCGGACGAGCATATTGACGACTTTTTGTTCTTAATCAATCAGAGAATGGGAATTGATCTCTCAGAGTATAGGGATAATATTGAAGAGCTACTAGGTGATGAAGAAGCAATAGTAGCTCTTGTCATGGAGAGTGCAAATGACACTAATAGACAAGATTAAAGAGATGTTCGAGTATTTAGAGAGAGAAAATGTTCCCCTAACCCCTGTTGACACAAGGAGTCAAGAGAATGGAGAACGGAACCTGGATAGAGTATCAGAAGATGGTGTTAAGACTCTTAGACGAGCACGACACGCAACTAAACCAGTTTGTTGAACGAATAATTAAGATTGAAGGTGCTGTTACCAGAATTGATAGCACCTTACTAAGTGCTCAAAAAACACTTGAAGCTTTAGAAGCTACATGTGTTAAACTGAACAAGATAGAAGAAGAGCTTGGTAATAAGGTTGCTCTGCTTGAAACTCATCAGTCTAAAGATGATAAAAAAGTTGAAGAGGATCAGAAATCAAGATTTCTATTATGGGTTGCCGCATTTGGAACTGGGTTAACCATTGCTTGGGAGCTAGTTAAGAAATATTTTGGATTTTAAAATGGATACTTTTAACGTCTTAATTCATATAAAGAAAGTGTTATTAAATGCAGTCTTTGCATTTATAGCAGGATTAGTTGCAACCTCAGTAATTAATTTTGGAGCATATGCCACATTATTTTTAGTGTGTATGGCTGTTTATGGAGCATTAGGTGGATCAGTAAATGACATCTTCAGCTTCTTAGCTGCAAAGAAGGCTGCTCTAGTTGATAATGAGGATAAGGCGAATCCAAAGGAGTAATTAAATGTTTATTGTCGAAAGAGCCACACTCTTAGTAGAAAACCCTATAATTGAAGATTTCTCGAAACCAATTACAGAAGCCATGGTTTCGGATCTCAAAATAAGTGGAGTTAGAGCAATCTACCCACTAATTAAGGCTATTAATAGTGGTAGGCTAACAAGAAATTATACTTTTTACCCAGCGGAAAGTTTAATTGGTAAAAATAAGACTGGGAATCCTACAGGATATTCCTCATTCGTTCTACCTTATGGTAAGCCTATTCTAACTGAACATAGATCTAGTGACTCCCAAGGACTATTCGGTTCTACAAATGCTGAACCTCCTATTGGAAGAATTATAGCTAGTGGCTTTAGGAAGTATAAAGAGGGTGTTGACGCTCCAAGAAATGCTCCACATAAGAGCTACATTCCAGGTTACTTAGAAGGAGATGGAAGTATGTATGTGGTTGCTGGCGTTACAGAATCAGATGCAATTACCAGAATCTTAGGAAGAGCTTTCCATACAGTTTCCATTGGATCTAATGTTGAGAATGTAAAAGAATCTATTTCTGGGCAAAATATTGCTGAGCTTCGGAGGCAAGGAAAAGAATTACCTCCATATGAGAGAGGTCAGCTATATGAAGGCAAACTCTCATATTGGGTTATGGGAGATGTTACTGGTAGAGAATGCAGCTATGTAAATATTCCATCAGATGAATATGCTCATACTGTAAATCCTGATGTTGGTGAAGAGGGAATTAAACTTCTTCTTGCTGAGAAGAAACTTGGTAAGAAAGAATTTAGCTTCTTTGATGCAAAAACACAGGAGAAGGTATCAGTAGATTTGGACTACGCTGCAGTGGATGAATCTTACATGATTGATTCCTGCCAGGTGAATAGTTATTGGTTTGTTAGCGGAGAATCTAAAGGAGTCTCTGTTACTGAAAGTGCAAATGAGGTTACAATGAAGATAGATAATATTAAAAACCTTGATGAGCTCTTGAAATTAAAGAAGGATAATGAGGATTTTCTAGATGTTTTATCAGAAACATTGAAAGCTCAGTCACCCAACGAGAAAACTAAAAGTATTGTTGAAGCCCTCTTAAATGATGAGTTTGATTATCAAGTAGAAGATCTAGAAGCCTTCAAAGCTCTACAGGATAAAGCTGTAGAATTGTGTGAAGACTTTACATGGGAAGCTGCCTATCTAGCAGTTAATGCGTACGAAGGGAATATCTCTAACCCAGATGATTTAGTTCTTTTATCAGAGCTCTACAATATAGAAGATTTGGAAGGAGAATCAAAGCTCTCAACAAAGAGTAGAGATGCTCTTCCTGATTCAGTCTTCTGTGGACCTGGAAGATCTTTCCCTGTTGCAGATAAAGCACACGCTGTTGCAGCATTAAGATTAATTGGTCGTTACAAAGGTGATGACAAAGACAAGATTTTAGCATGCATTAAACGTAGGGCTAAGAAATTTGGTGTAGGAGCAGAAAATGATAATCTTGTTCACTACCCAATCGTGATAGAAGATATGGATTTGAGTTTTGAGACAGTTTCTTCAAAAGAAGATGCATCTGCTCTACTTGAATCAATTGATACAATTTCTGAAGCATATTCATTTACTGATGAGCAGAAAGAAACGTTCAAGATCTTTTTAGAAACGTATATGGAAGATGCTAATGCATTGGCTTCAGATTCTCCTCTACTAGAGTGTAAGGATACTTCACCTGTTGAGCTCCCAATCTCCTACTTTGTAGATAGATTTAAGGAATCACAGGCTCAAATTAAGAAGTATTTGGTGCCTTTAGCAGGCTTAGTACGTAAACTAAAAATTGACAAAGAGACATTTGACTCAGCTGAGAAAGCTTATAGTGTTTTTGGAACAGCAGTTCTTAATAAATTTATTGAGAGTTTGCCAACTAAAACAGAAGAGCCAGTTGAATCTGCACCCATAGAAACAATAACTAACCCGGTTGCCGCTACGGAAACTGCCTCAGAGGGTGCGAAAAAGATTGGGAAGACAGATTGGTATAGTTATACTGCAACACGCGGCAGCAAAAAAGGCGTAAACAAGGAGAAAAAGTAAAATGGCATTTTCTAGCATGTTTGGAAGCAACTTTGTACCGGGAAGGAAGTGGACGCCACATATTGAGGTGTCCCCTGATAACGTTGGTACAGTTCCTCCAGGCGCATTCAAAGTAGACCCCTTCGCCCCAACACTAGCGGTGGATCCATTCGATCCAGCGGCTGCTATTGTTATTCCGACTGGGCGATTTGTTTCAATTGGATTTAGTGGTGGACGTGGTACCAACCGATATCGTATGGAAATTAACGATACAGGCCGCACACCTCTTACCCTACACGATGGTTGGAACCTCACTCCTGCTGGTATGTCTGTTAACCAGATGTACAAGGAAATGAATGAGTTCATGACCGATAGTAATACAGTAAAGTTCCGAAAGGGCTTTGTTGCTGAAGTACCTTACATTTTAAGTATTAATAACTCCTATAATGGTTTTGGTACATTAGTTTCAGGTGATAAGCTTACTGGTTATTACGGTTCAACAACTTCAACCTCAGTACCTTCTTATCTTCACCGAGGAAAGCCAGTAAAGTGGATTGCTAAGAGACTTTACACAGCTACTGGTGCTGCTTCCACAACTGTTCAGCTTCCTGCTGCTCTTTATCCTGGTATTACACCACGAATCGTAGCTGCGTTCTCTGGATCAGGTGGTACACAGGTTCAGACAGGACAGACCTTTACTAACGGTAACTATCCAGATCGGTTGTCTAACAACTATACAACTTTAGTTTATAGTTCAGATTGGGCGATGTGGTATGTTACTTTCGGATCTTCAGTTACTGAAGTTTGGTATGAGTATGGTCAAGATGCTAACCAAGTTGGTGGTGAAGTTCATCGAATTCAGAGCATTCAAGATATGCTTAATAGAGATGACTTCCTCAAATGGGTTGAGTATGCTCCACAGGACTACCTCAACTTCCCACCTGCACAGCAGAGACAGAACGTAACTGCGGTTACTAATGAAACTGCTACTGTTCAGTCATCTACTACCAATATCTTCCGAGTTGCTAACTATCCAATCTCAATTTTCCATCCTGTAACTGTTCAAGTTACTAATGCGAGAATTATTGATAAGGATGGTGGAGACTCTGGAACTACTGCATACGCTTCGGCATACTACACATTGCCAAATAGCACTATGCTTGATTCTCGCCAGTATTTCAACGGTTTATACCACAGTATTAACCCACGAACTGGTATTATCGAGATTGGTACTAACGTTACTCCAATCACTGGTACAGCAATCACTGTTCGAGTTACCTATAGCTACATCACTTCTCCCCGAGATGGTGCTGTTCTATGGGGTGGTGGAATTATCGGTCTAACTGATGGTCGAAACGTTCCATCTAGCATTAACTCAGGATCAACCGGAACTGGTTATCCGACAACTGATGTTTATGGAAACACTGTAAATCTTACACCATCTACAGCAGCTTACGGTACTCCTTCTTGGCTTAACCTCTCAGACGTCGTTGGAGGTCTTAGACTATTCGTTTATTAAGAATAAGGTTGGGGGATAACTTCCCCCAACAGGCTAAGAATTAAAACAAGGAAAGAAATAGAAAATGAAAAAGAATATTTTTAGTTTAATGCAGGAAGCGAAGAGGAAGGAACTTGAGCCTTCAATCCAAGCATTTGCAGAAGCGAATGGTCTAAAGATTGGCGAAGGTGAGGGTGAGTACACTCCAGCGGAAATCCAGAAGAAGATTAATCAAGCTCAGGAGTATGTGTATTCCCAGTTTACTGGTGAAACATTTGCTGGTGAGCAGGTAATTGATAATCCAGGGCTTGCTGTTAAGGAAGCTTTAACTTCAGCTGACGTATCAATCGTCTTCCCACGTGTCATCTCTGAGGTTCTTCAGGAGCCTCGCATGCCGAATTTGTTCCTACAGAACAGTGTTGCAGATATTGTTAATCTACCTGACAACAATCCACTGTTGGTTGAGTTCCCTACAGTTTCAAGCGTTCAAGCGTTTGAAGTTGCTGAGAACCAAGAGTATCCTAACCAGAGCCTCAGCTTCCAACAGCACATGACATCAATCCGCATCAGAAAGATCGGTCTCTCGATGGGTGTTTCTGAAGAGGTTATTAATCAGTCCATGTGGCCGATTCTTAAGCTCAATATGCGGTTGATGAGTCAGGCAATCCAGCTCAAGAAGGAATCAATGCTCTTCCAGGCTTTGACCCAGCGAGCACAGGTTGTCTTCGATAACGATATTGATCGAACATTCCCCAAACCAGAAGTGTCTCTTGAGAACTCTCAGCAGACAACCTACCAGACAACTGGTAAGGGTCTTTCTGGTGGAACTTTGATTGCCAATGGTACCTTCAGCTATAATGACTTGGTGAAGATGTTTGGTGTTCTATTGGGCAACCGATACAATGCTACTCACTTCCTAGCTCATCCATTGATGTGGCCAGTATTCGCACAGGATCCAATTATTCGAGCTCAGTTCTATCACGGTGGACAGCTTGGTGCTGGAGTCTGGACTACTCCTCCTCAATTTGATCAGAGTCATAACTTCCCATTTGGTGTTCAGTATGTTCCATACTATGCAATTCCTTATGCTGAAAACAAGGCACTAGTTTCTTGGACAGGTTCAGGTTTTGGTACTGCTAAGGTTCTTAGCGATCTCTACCTAATTGACAAGGATAACTCTTTGTACATGGCACAGCGTGGTGGAATCCAGATGGATCAGATGGATAACTGGTATAGAGATTCAACCACTCTTAAGGCTAAGCAGCATCTTGGTATCTCTGCTAAAGATAATGGTAAGGGTATGTGTGTGGCCCGAAACATTCGAGTGGACGTTAACCAGGAAGCACTGTTTACAATCCGCACTGTTACCAGCTAATTGGGTAAGCAGTAACAGTACTACCTCCTACATGGGTGGACCTTTCTCACGGGGGTCCACCCTATTTTCTTCCTCTATTTCATATAACCGATGCAGTATATTCCAGAACTCACTTATTTCTTTCCAACCTTGAAAGATTCAGCGGTTACAGATCTAAGACCAACAATCATCCTAGATTGGTCAGTGGATGTAGATACTGCACAATTCTCAAATGATGCAACTAGGGCTCAACTAGTTGTACTAATGGATGATTTAACTAGTACTATAATTCCTACTAGTTATGTTAGTTACACAGCTAACACTAGAAGATTGACCTTAATTGCTGCCCAGGATCTTCCTAGAGGCAAGAAGTATAGAATCTTCGTAAGAAATGGTGTTGCTTCCACAGACGGTAGAAAGAGCACTAATAAGTATCAATGGGATTTTAATACTGATTCTGTTAGTTTAAGCCCTGTTACCCTTTTAAGCCCAGCAAATGCATCCATATTAGATGTATTTCCAACGTTATCCTGGAGCTCTTCTGCTACAGGAACTGTCTATTACAGAGTCGTACTAGATGATAATTGGAATTTTATTTCCCCACTTTACACTTCTACGACAACATCTAGTGCTATAACTCCAGCAGGATCATTCAATTCTGAAACAACATATTATTGGCGAGTTGAAAGCTTCACCAGTAGTGTTTCTGGAGTCTACTCAGATGTTAACTCATTCTACTTTGGCAGTGTTCAAATTGCACACCCTACATCCAATCAAACTTGGGCGGATGTAGATACATTTGGAATAACAAAAATTGGATTTACTAATGGAGCCACACACTTACCAGCTTTTCCGACTATTTCCTTCACATTTAGCTCTACACCCGCTTCTGACTTTACTTCATATGTTACAGCGAAGAAGAAAGCGCAACTCCCAAGAAACGATGATGTAAGCTCTTACATTGAAGCTGATATAGCAGGATCTTGGTCTTTATCAGGTAAGAAATTAACATTCACTCCTTCTGAGACTATCTCAAAGAATATGAGGTATGATTTTAGTATCTCAGGAGAAATGCTGAATACTGATGGAATTGCGTTAGATGAAGACTATAGCTATTATATCTCAGGAATGTATGATCCATATTATGTGGATAAACGTGCAATTAGAGCAAGACTATTAGGTGCAGAAGGGCAGATTCCTGATGATTTAATTAACTTCTGGATTTACCAAGCAAGCTTAGAAGCTAATGCTAGATTCTATGGTTATATTATGATCCCAACTATGTATACTTTCTATGGTGATACACTTACTGAGAAGGTGGTTAGGGATTCAAGTAACCTTAAGAGCTTTGGTGTACTAAAATGGGTTGAAGCAGCTGCAACATATAAGATTCTCCAGTCTGTTCTAATGGAACAGTTGAGAGATGTAGGTAGAGCTAGGAAGTTAGGAGATTATTCAGATAGCCTATCTAAAGATTTCATTGATGCAATGAAACTAGCATTAGACACTGCTGGTAAGGATCTAAAGGAATGGGAGAACTACCTAATTCCATCAGATCTACCAAAATCTGCTGCAAGATCTGCTGACTGGAGTCCTGCTGTATGGGACTGGGATCAAAGTGTAAACTGGGTTGAATCACACAGGGATGATAGTTGGCTATGAATGATTGGGGTGTAAAGAAAGGGAACTGGAAAGATAGTTCTCCAATAGGTAGTCATGCTAGGGACTTTATAGATGAGAACTGTCAGTTTTCTCTTTATTTAAGACGTGATGAACGATTTAAATGTCCTACTCATTATAGTGCTGAAGGTCAATCATCTTTAGCAGTAAATAAGGTAGATTCTTTCTGCTGGGGTACAGGTGTTAAAATTACACCACAAATAGTTCCTTGTAGATTTGACTTTGGTGGCACCTCTATTTCGCCAAGGGAATCTGATATTAGACAGGATCCAGGTTTCATTCAGTACTTTAAAGCTGTAGTCTTCTTCCCTAGAGTGGTAAAACCTCAATTAGAAGATTTAATCTGTATAGTAGAATGGGATAAACCTACACAATCTATTAGTAATAGCACTAAACCTAGAATACTAAATATTACTGATGTGTTCTTAATTAAGCAGATAAACAATCATTTTGAGCGAGAACTTAGCTTCTTTGGTTGTGGGCTAGAAGAGTATGGAATTAATGCAGATAGGTTTAGTAAAGCTGTAAATCTAGTTTCAAATATAAAAGTGTTAGAATCAGGTGGCGAATGGCAAAAGTCTTATTGGTAGGAACAGCAACTGATGGTCCCAGCTATCAAGTTAAATTATTTTCAGGTGATGATGTAGCACTATATGGTGGAAATTATGTACAGCGTCAATATTTATCCCCATCAGCTTCTTCAGTAACTTTAGAATATACTCCCTGGAAAACTCCTACTAATAAGGTAAACTATGTTAATAGTTGGCTATATTCACCAATCGTTTCAGGCTCAACATTATTATTTGGAACAATAGGAGGTTCAGGAAATCAATTAGTTGATCTAACCTACACACCCTATATAGCTTATTCAGATTTAATAGCCTCAGCTAAAAAGTTCCAAGCTGATACAGGAACTGCTCCATATGTTGTAAGAATAGGTGGAGAGAAAGCTAGCTTAGTAGTAGGAGACTGGATATTCAAATCTAAGTATGGTGGAGTTAAGTATAATAAGGTTTATATTAGTTACACAGGATCTGGATTTACTGTATCAGGCTTAGAACCTAACTATCCAGCCTTAAGTTATACAGGTGATGTTCATAATTTCCCTGCTTGGTTAGACAGTAAGTTTAGATTAGGATCTTCTCCAATCTATGTGGAGACTTTTACTGATACTTTATCTCCTTTTAGTTCGTACATGAGTGGGGGCTCTGATGGAACAATAAATTCATCTACGTTAGATAATTTAATTAACTATGGATTCTTTCCGACAGAAGTTACTCATGTGTGTATACCAGCTGAAGCTACTTCAGATTATATTATTAAAATTGCAGATTTTATTGCTGATCCTACTGGTCAACCTAGAATATATTTCTTGAATTCACCAATGGTAACTAGCCCAGCGTCTACGTGGGTTGATACTATGGCTACACAAATACCTTATAGAAGTAGCCAGATTGTACTTGTTGCTGGTGAAGTAACAACTACTATTGAAGGTAAGCAAGTTACTAGATATGGTGCTGAAGCTGCTGCTATAGCCATATCTAAATCGTTGAATGATAACCTAACTAATCTACCACTATCAGTAGATTCGTTCACACCTACTTTACAGGAATCAGATCTAGAATTACTGATAACTAATGGATTTGTACCTTTAATGCGTTATATTAAGAACGATATAAGTACGTATAGAGGAGTAAACTCACTAGGAGATATTAGTAATTATAGCTTTATTTACCACTCTAAAGTAGCTGAGATTATAAGCCTTGCAAGAACCTATTGCTTTAGATATATTGGCCAATTGATTCCACAAGGTGTTAATAGCTTAATGCAAAGAGATATCACCCAGATATTATCTACTATAGCTTTTGTTAAGATTACCAATGTAAGTGTTATAGTCAAGGGCGAGGATATGTTTGTGGGTATAGAAGGTATAGTTAGCAACGAAATTCTTAATATTTCTTTTGTAGTTAAGAATAAGTAAGCTCCTCTACTATAGATAGGATGTCTACGAACAAACTGGATACACAATCGAATATTAGTCCGTATGATATACCCAAGAAAATTTGGAGCAAGATTGAAGAATACTTCATAACTAAATATGGTGTTGAAGTTTCGAATGCCTATCCTCAGAAAGCTGTAAATAAACCAACCATTGTCTGGAGAATCTTTAGAAGAATTCCAGGTGGTGGAAAGGATAATATAGCACAAGCAAGAGGAGCTAGTTTTTATAGATATGTAGGTAATTCAGATACTGGATATCAATTTGAAGAACATATGCAGCAGCAGAGAGTCGTCTATGAATTTGCTGTATTTGGTACCTCTTCAGAGGAAGTAGAAGAAATTGCTTGGAATCTAGAAAATGCGATCTTACAAGTTGTCTCGGTAGTTCAATCAGAAGTATTAGGATTCTCAATGGTGTTCTCAGAACAAGTTGGTGATTCTACTCTTATGTGGAAAAACCAAGACGAATTGATGGTTAGAACATTAAGATTTGAAGCAGTAGTACCTATCAAGTATATTCATGCTGTACCTCAGCTTAGAATGATCGAACAAGAAGCAAGATTAGGATCTCTAGCAGATTCTAAGATTATTGTTAGATCAAACGCAACCTCGAAACTGTACGTTCCTGTAGATGTAGGAAAACGTGTTGTTGATATAACTAGAATAGTTAGACAAGTAACAAGTACTCCTACTGTAAAGGATGTTGATTATAAAATCAAATATGATGACGACAACGTAGCTTATATAGAGTGGACTGATAATGGTGTAGGTCCCTCCGTTGGAGAACAGTTCCGAGTAGATTATATTCTAGCAGGTCCTGCCACCGTTCAAACCATCATTAAATCGTAGTAAGGAGAAATAACAAATGCCAGTTCCAGGCTCGTATTTTACAACAATCGGCGGGAAGATTAAGAATATTGTTAATGGTCCAACCACAGAGCGGTTGCTTATTATAGGCACCGCAGTTGATGGTCCATTGAATAGACCCGTTCAGATTACAAGCGCCACTGACTTAGCCCGTATATTTGGGCCCGCTGTTTATACTAACAGCTATCTAGATCCAAACTCAAGCACTGAGAGTGGTCTTGATGCAGGTAACTCAATTTCACAAGCAGCCGTTCAAGCAATTGGAGCAGGTTGCGGTGATGTTTGGTGTATTCGTGCAACAGGTACTTATGCTACTTCAGCTTCAAGTTTTGGAAGCGCAATGGACATCCGATCACTCTACCCAGGTAGATTGTATAATTCGGTTTCTGTTACATTTGCCACTTCAGGTAACCAAGTTACCTTCCATTTGAACCAGCCAACTGTTAAGGGTGGAGCATACATTACAACTTATGCTTCCTCATTGAATATTGGCGAAATGATTAATCAGATTAATGGTGATCGTAGAAACAACTCGATCTATATTAATCCTGAAACATATCCATCAGTAATAACTAATGCCTGTACTACAATTAGTTCAGGTACTTGTACGTTATCTGGTGGAACTAATGGTACAAGAGCTAAAGGTGAATCATATGCTGATTGTGTATCAGGATATGCCACAATGCTTACAACTGTCGACTCTGGTACATTTGATAGTATTCTAGGTCAAAGATTCCAATTTAGTGTTGCAGTCTTAGCTGGAATATACATTGATGACCAGGTTGTAGCTGATAACGCAACTGCTAAAACCACTACAACTATTGCATCAGACTTTATCTACTTCTTAGATCAACAATCAGCAGAAGTTAGGCCTTGCTTTGGTGTTATGGGTACAAGACCACCTAACCTTCGGGAAGAGGCGTCTTTAATTACATACATTAATAACGCATTACTTGCTACTGACGGATCTTCAGCATATAACTCAACATTACGTTGGAATAAAGCTGGTCCATTACTTAATGCTGGTTGGAAGAGAAATGATCCAGTCGCTGGTATTATTGATCTTGGAGCACGATTAGCAGTAGTTGCAGGGCCACAGGTTGTTTATACACATCCTGAGCTAGGACGATATTCTGAGAACTGGCATGTAAGTTATGCTGCCATGTTGACTACTCTAGCACCTGAGAGAGCACCTATCTATAAAGAAGTTGCTGGAATCACTGCATATGGAACAGCTTACCCTGCTAAATATGCCAATAAACTGGTTCAAGGTGTAGGATATGATGGAATAACTGATACCTCTGGTAATGGTGCATTTGTGTGCCTTACACGAAATCTAAGAGATCCATTTGGCCCAATGGTAGTGTTCGATGACGTTACTGCTGCTGGTAGAGATGAGTACTTCAGAAACTATCAATTAGTTCATCTCTGCAATAACATTCACAGTGATGTTAGCTATGAACTAAGTAACTTCCTTGGACAGTCAACTGGTGCTGGTGTTCTTTCAGCAATGGAAACATCTGTTCAGAACGTTCTTGATGGATACACTCAATCTGGTGCACTTCGAGGTGGAAAGGGAATTGGATATGACTTTAGGGTAACAATGGATGGTACTGACTCCATTCTTGGTATTGCTAGAGTCTATATGGAAATTGCTCCTGCTTCAGCTCTACGACGTATATTCTTGACCGTTGCGGTACGGCAGAGTTCTTAAGGAGAAATAAATGGCAAACACTAATAACGTATTTGCAAGATATGCATACACATCGAGAGCTAAGATTGTCAATGATCCGGCACTTGATTCTCAATATAATAACCAGAATAACAACGTTGTTTTCACTGGTGGTGACCTTGATTGCTACATCAATAACATTCGAGTTGGCAACCTAGAGTCTATTACATGGTCAATCTCAACTGAAACAGTTGGTAACTATGTTATGGGCGATAGAAATGCACAGCTCTATGTTCAAGGTAAGCGAGCTGTTGTAGGATCATTAGTATTCAGTCAGTATACTAAGCATGCTCTTCTAGAGGGAGTTTTTGATCTTCAGCATAAGGGACCCAAGTATATTGGTGACCTTTGGAGTGCAGATTCTGCTGCTCAATTTTTAGCTACTACAAATAGTGATGCTGCTGCATTAGCTGTGCTTAATCCAGGAAGAGTGGGTCAAGCGAATCAGTATATTATTCAAGATTCTGGAGATAAGTCTCAGAATAGAACAAATAGTTCTTCACTTATTAAGGGCCTTTCACAAGCTGCCTTTGCTGAAGAGCTTGCTGCTCAGTTGAGGAATACTGCTCGATTGGTTGGTGCACAGAAGTTTAACTTCAGTGATCAGATTCCTCCATTCGATCTTACTCTAGTTGGTGTAACTAAGGATGGCCATGCTTCAACATGTGCACTCTTTGGATTGAGTATTACACAAGAAACAGCTGGTTTCAGCCAGAATGATCTTGGTAACTCTGTAGGTATGGCTTTTGTTGCTCTCAACGTAAGCCCATGGCGTGAAATTGTTAATCCAATATCTAATGTCGCGGCAGTAGCTATTGGTGTTCATTAATCTGAATTATGTCGGTTAGTACTGCGGACTTTGCCGCACGTAACCAGGTCTGGTTAAATTCAGACTTTGTTCGTGCGGACAATGTTTCTAAAAATAAAATAGAATGGATCGGACGACCAGGTGAACAAACTTATTTTCCTGACCCATATACTTTTGCCGACGTATCAGTTACAATAATGTTGCCTTTTAGCTCTGGGACAAAACCTCCAATGGTTTCGCTCCCAGGGCTAACTATTTTAAGCCTCTCTGAACATAGAGAAACATATCCTGTTGTAGGCTTAGGTAGAAAGGGAATTAAAGGATATACAACAGGACACTATCTACCAGCGGGATCTATGGGATTCGTTGTACAAGATGAGAATCCATTCGCAGAAGTAATAAGAGCTTATGCATCTTGGGCTGGATTAGGTGCACCTGAATATATTACCCCAGATAATCTTCCACCATTTGATGTTAGCGTAGTTTTCTTTAGTGGATTAAAGAGTGAGATAGGAAGTATACTGATCAAATCAGTAAAGATTGTTGATACTTCTAAGAACATCTCAGTGAATGATATTCAGCTAACAGATATGTACTCATTCATGGCATCACAAATTACCACACTGATGCGTGAAACATATAAGAAGCAGTATAATCTTCTTAGTGGGATGAAGGATGCCTTTGGTAACTTCTTTACTGATGCGGTAAATGGTAATGATGTAGATCAGAGATTAGAAACAATTAGGCAAGTTAATACTACCACTGTTGCTACTACTTTCGTTACAACTACTACCGCGACTACTACCGCTACGACTACAGCAACTACCACAGCCACAACTACCGCTACTACGGCTGCAACCACCACTGCGGCTACAACAACCGCTGCTACAACAACAGTAACTACTACTGCAACTACCACGGCAGCAACTACAACTACTGCAACCACAGCTACTAGCACTAATAACTCTACAACTGAATTCCTAACTACGGCACCCCCATAATGATTAGAACTGAAGCTTTACAAGAAAACTGGAAACTGGTGGATGAATTTGATACTGCCTATTGGAGTGGTCTAGATGCCCATATCTATATCAATGATATATTCTTAGATGAAGCACTCCAATTAAATTATCAGATTCTAGAACAGCTTAGGCCATACTATAATTATGCAAGTTATGTACCTAATAGAATTTATCATGGAGCTAGATTAATCTCTGGAGAGTTAAGCTTGAACTTCAAAAGGGAAGGATTCATATTCTCTCTTCTCAGTAATATTGGTAAGGGACTACAAACCTCCTTTTCTACTTACGCATCTCAAAATGATGTTGCTCCATATAGCCTAGATCTATCTACTATTTCTACAGATTCTAGTGGAGCTATTTCTCAAGCTGAAATTAAAGCACTTAAGGCAAAGAAGAGTGCTAATCAGTTTAATACCTATTCTAGTGTGGATGATGCTACTGTCTACAATACACGTGGAATGTTTGAAAATCCTGGCCAAGAATTAGAAATTAAAGTAGTTTTTGGTACCCCACTCAGTAATGGTAGAAAGATTGTTTGGCAGTCTGAGACTAACTATTACTTAGATAATAATGTTGATGAAGATCCTACTGGATTTAAAGATGGTATTACTACTGCTAATGGAATTAAATTGATTGGAGTTCACTTCCAAAGCCGTGGAACATCTATTACTGATGATGGAAGAGCTATTGCTGAGACTTACTCATTCATGGCTAGAAATATCCAGATACTTAAGGTTAGCGATATTACAGGAAATACTGCTAATCCTAATACAGTTAACTTAAATAATTTTGCCAAGACATTTACACCATTCTAGGAGAATAAATGAAAGGACTAGTACCCGAAAACGTAATTGAAAATTTAAAGAAAGAATACCCAGAGCTGCAGCTTTTTAAATGGGTTTCACAGAACAAGAAAGATGAGGCTGTATTTAGGCCTATCTCAATTGAACTGATGAATTCTATTAAAGAGCTTAGTGATGAGGCCACAATGCAAGATAAGCCTTTGCCACTTGAGCAGATTAATGAGAAGATCTTTGACTCTTGTGTTCTATGGCCTAAGCTTACTATAGAAGAGAAAATGCTGCTTAGAGTAGGAGATATACCCCAAATCTCTAAATCTATTCAGGAAAAGTCAGGCTTTATTAATATTGATGTCTTAGGTAGAGTTTTAGGTCCTGATGATAGTACAATTACACTCAAAGACTTTGATTATTGGGGAGATATTCCTGCTGAAGAGAAAGAGAACCTTTCTAAGAGTGCATTTGCTTTATTCAGATTAAGAGTAGGTAGATGGGTATTTGCCATTAGACCTATGACCAGAACTGATCTTAAATTAGCTGAACAGTCTAATGATCCCCAAATGGCAATTGCCAGATCAGTTATTATGTGGCCAAATCCAGTAAATTGGGATTCCATTCCAGCAGGATTAGTAGATACAATCTCTAAGAGAGCAATGGACATCAGTGGATGGGATGACACTTCAGAAGTAGAAGAGTTGTAACTATGGAATATAAGTACTATAAGATTGTACTTCTAGATAGTAAGCTTCGAACCCCTAAGGATTATGTCTTTAGGGGTTTAACAGCTGCAGAGTTAAGAAGAGCAGGACTAAAAGCTAGTACTTATGAAGCTGAGAACTATATTCTTGAGACTTGTGTTCAAGGTGAAGAGAATTGGGAAACTGCACTTTGTGGTGTAGTTCAGAAACTTCTAAAAGAGATTTATCGAATCTCAGGAGTTGATGCAGAAGGCTCTATCTATAATGATGCAATAGAGTGGATTCAAAGTGAAACTGGATCATTAGAAGCAGTAGCAGTGGCTTTAGTTCCAGGATTGACTTTAGAACATCTGCACAATTGTGATCCATTTTATTATTGCAGGTATCTTACACTAGGTAAATTTCAATTTGAGAGTCTATATGCAATACCAATTAGCGAAGCTTTTAAGTTACAGGAGAATACTCCACAAACAGGTGTGGGTACAACTACTAATATTCCTTTCCCAAGGGATCAACTGAAACCTGGTGTGAAGGGATATGATGTGGAAAGATTTGACTATAGAAAGAAATGATATGGGATCGAGGGTATTACTCATCTAAGGATGACCCACATACCTTTACACATAAAGCCTGGGCTGCAGCTGAAATTGCAGGGATTGTAAGTATAGGGTTTGCAGCTTTACCAATGATAGGTGGAGCTGCAACTGCTCAATTTGGTAAGTTCTTAGCTACTGAGAAAGGCAATTCACTCCTAGGAGTTGTAGGTACAGAATTCTCAGAAGTATTTAAAAAGACAGCATCTGAAGCTAGTCAGTTTTTTGGAACTGCAACTAAAGAAATACGCTCTTCTGCTTATACAACTTTAACACACCAGAAAAGAGCTAGAGCTTATAGAGATGTACTGGCTCCTTTAATTGAAGGATATGAGGCTGGAGATCATGAGAAATTTGTCTCCAAGTTAAAAGGCTTAATTCCTTCATTCTCTCCAATTATTGGTGCTGTTGATATGCAAGCGGTAGAGCATATCAACCCCCAAGAATATTTATCAGCATTAGAAAAGAAAGCTGCGAAACTTGATATTGTATTTCAGGCTGATTTTAAAAGAAAGCAACAGGAAATATTCAGAAATCTTATAACTGCAGGAAGAGATAAGAATGCAACTCAAGAAGAAGTAGACCACTTCTTAAAGCAGAATCATACGAAGGTTGCACAATCTTTGAAAGATGCCTGGACTAGAACTGTTGAAGCTAGAGAAAGAGCACTAATTAAGTCTAAGAATATTCCTGGTAGATCTTTAACCTGGGGAGAAATAAAGCGTTCAAAGAAATTACAGGGTAAAATGGATACCTATCTTAATACAATGGGGTATAAAGGTGGGTATACAAGTATGTATAATGAAGTTATGCATAATATCCAGGATTTGTTCGCTGAAACTAGAACTCAAAATAAGAATAAGGTTCATAAGTGGAATGAGCCTATAGTTGATGAATTAGTAAATCTTTTCCACTCTACACATTCAGGATATTCTTTAGGTGCTGATGGAAGAATTATATCCACTGCACACGTGTCTAATACAGCTAGACATTTATTAGAGAAGGGATTTAGCCATTTACAGTTACCACTTATTCCTTACAAGTTTAATGTTCCAGTAAGATTATTTAAGTTTGCTCAAACAGAGCATAAAGCCGTTATTCACTTAGGTAACCTTCAAGGTCAGGCTGAGCTTTCTAAAGCATTTAAACATTCTATTAACTCTGTTCAAAGTCATGGTGTAGCCTTAGGTGAACACCTGCTTATTATGGATCCTGAGGCAGAATCTATTATTGATACAGGGCATAAAATTGCAACCTATAAATCTAGAAATAGTGCTGCCATACAAAGAATGGCAGGCTTAAGATCCTTAGAGATTGAGAATTATTTAGATAAGTGGGGAGAAGGGTATAGAAAAAACTGGAAACCAGGATCAGGTAGTTTAAATGATCTTCAAAGAATGGCATATGCAACATCTCCCAATTGGATGGATCTAGATTATGATCCATCAGTAGGATTTATTGGTAAGCCTAAGATTCAAGAGTATTCACCCTTATACTCTTTAACACACGGTAAGAGTGCTGCATTAGATGTAACTAAAATTCATCCAGATCAATTAGCTCATCTTCTAAGAACAAATACTAATATAACTCCTGGTGATAGACTACTCGCATTAGATCGAATAATGATTGAAAGATCTAGATCGAGTGAGAGTATTGGAGATTTCCTAGCAGATAATGTAAATGTGGTTGAGAATGTTATTGCTACTAGTTCTCACTATCCTTGGAAGGATTATAGAGGACTTCTTCATAGTGTATATGAAAGAGCTGGAAATGCTAAAGACTTGGCTAAAGCTGTAGCAGGTATTCCAGATAATGCTGGATTCCCAGGAGAGCCATTCTCTCTTCTAGAAGCAGCAACTAGAAGAGCTGATCAAGATAGATGGTATTCACCTCTGCACCAATTAAACTCCAAACTATGGAGAGCAGTTACATCCTTTGCCTCTGAGCCAGAGCAGATTACTGAAGCATCCAAAATTAAGAATGGATTCTTTGGAGAGTTAAGACAGGAAGTTGAAGGCAAAACTGGAATTTCTCCTATGTTCCAAAAGCTTCAGGAAGGTCTTCTATCTCAGTGGGTAGCAGAAGCTTCATACACAACACTTGAAAATGCTGAGTCTAGTTCAAGACATATAATGGCGCAAATCCAAGATGGAATTGCAGGGTCATTAGATTCTGATACTGTTATTGGGAAAGCAATTGCTAGGTTAGGTCTAAGTACTGAACAAACTAAAAACTTCCTAGGTCAGGTATATAATGGAAAGTATGTAGACTTTAACAAACTTAACGCAGTTCTAGGAACATTAGTAGATCCACAAGAACTATTATCTCTTACTAATGACCCATTGGTTAAAGCTAAGATTGCTGATGAATTAAGATATTCAGTAGAAGAGTCAATGGCCATCTTAGGAAAAGGGTATGAAGATAGAAAAGCTAAACTAGTTACAACTATTGCTGAACATGCTAAATTGCTTGAAAAGATTGGAGGTAAAGGTGCTTGGTTCCCACAAGACATGTCTGAGAATGTTCTTAATCAACCTATGCACTTTGCAATACCTAATGAAACACCATCATTAGGTGAAATCTTTGAGAACCCACTTAAGGTACTTAGAGAGCAATATGGTAAAGGTTTTGGCCTAGGAGACTATATTCAATCATTAGTTGATCCTAATCATCCTCTTGGGCAGTTTAGTATGGCTACAACCATACTAATGCAAATGCCCCAAGAGATTGCTAATAACATTGGTATAGGATTAGGACAACAAGATAGAATTACTGCTGCTAGATCACTATTAGGATTCTATGGTAAGAGAGTTGCTCCATTGGTTGGAGCTTATGCAGCGTATCAAGGACTTAATCATTTAGCTCATCAATCAGATATGCCTGGTGTTGATGATATTGGAGCTAATATTTTAGCTAATGCTAACCTAGCTGGCGCAACTGTTAAGGATGCATTAGGAATTACTAAAATAAATAAATATTTAGTAGGATTATTACCAGGATTAGATCAATATTTCCATCCAAGATCACATGACGAATATGAAGATTATCTATTCTATGGCGATGAAGAAGTTAGATCAGGTCGTGGCTGGGTTATTGGAACGCGTGGAAGTATCCATGGTGGAAAAGTTAAATATGTTAGACCTAACTTCTATCGTAGATGGAAATCACATTGGACAGAAGTAGATAATTCATTCAGTTATTCTCCTCACAATCCATATGTACAACATGCTCAACATAGAAAAGAACTGAATAATCTTAGAGATGAAAACTACTTAGAAATAAATAGCCAAGGTCAATATGGAGAATTAGGCTATGGCACATTTGGCTATGGTTTGCCCATACAGACGTCTGGAGGAGGTACCCCCGTATTATTTGGGGAAGTGGGTGGATACCCCGGTGGAGCGGGCTCTACGGGGCCAGGAGGGGCACATCCTGGGGGACTTCCATTACGACTTAACTATTTCCATGGACATAGTGAAGGATCCATGTCTCTCCAGAATATTATTACTGGTGCCTCAGATATATTTAGAAGACAGTTTGGACTATATGGTACGCTTCTACAGAGAGTTCCATTCTTCCCAACAGAATATGATTCTACTGCTAGACAAAATCCTAATGCTGATCATAACATTATTAGAAGAATGTTCGCAGGGGATTATGGCGAAGCTACAGGACCATTAGGGGAATTCTTAAGAAGGTTTGTTAACTATCGTCAGCAGCCATATGATGCACCATCTAATTTAATTAATGACATGCCTAGCTGGCTCCCAGATAGATTTAAGTGTATTACCTATGATACTCTTGTAGAAGTAGATGGCAATAGCTTCAAAAAAGCTATAGATTTAAAGATTGGGGATACCATAAGAACGCATAAAGGCAATTTATCCCCACTAACTTCATTAGTACTTCGCAAAATGGACTCTGGTGAAAAACTTTACAAGATAAAAACTACAGGTAAACAACACTTTACAGCCAAACTCTCTGAGGAACATCCTCTTTGGACACCTACTGGTTGGAAAGAAATCAAAAATATTAATATTGGGGACTTTGTAGGATACCCTATTCCTAAAATTGAGGAATTAGTGGAAAAGGAGAGTATAGTAGACATATCAAAATATGTTGAAAGGTTCTCAGTTACAAAAGACTATATCTATCCCTATAAAACTAGGGAAGCATTATATAAATTAGTAGAATATATGATGGCTAATGATATTGACTATTGGGAAAAAGGTCAATGTAAAGAAGTATGCTCAACCTTAGGAATCGAGTGGGATAAATGTTTGGGTGCAAAAGCTAGACAATCTAAAAACTCGCAACTTCAAAAAGTATCTAGATTTGTTGATATTAATTCTCCAGAATGGGGAATATTTATTGGGTACTTTGTTGCTGAGGGCTCTGTGCGAGGAAGAAACATAGTTTTTGGTTTTCACGAGGATGAAAACTCATTTATTGAAGAGTTAGACCAAGCTATGTTCAATCTATGGGGACTTAGAGGTAAAATATATCAATACGAATATTGTGGTCATGGTAAAGTAGTTGTGTACTCTAGTGCAATTATTGCTGATTTCTTAAAGAACTTTTTGGTTCAAGGACCATATAAGAAAAAACTAGTATGTGGAGTTGATAACTGGAAGATCGCATTAAGAACATTCTTTAATGGAGATGGGTGTTATACTATTTACAAAAATACTCCACATGTAGCTGCCAAGCAACCCCACAATATGGAATTATTGTACAAAATTTGGCAATTTGCGTTAGCAAATAATATCGTAGGAAGTCTTAGTAAAGAAGGAATTTCTTTTAATAGCACACAAGCATACAAATTCTCAGAACTTATAAAATTTGATAAGGCTGGAACTTCTCAACTAGGCAAAAAGCTAAATGAAAATAAATGGTCTGGACATTGGTATTTTGAAGATGGATACTTCTATTGTAAATTAACTGAGAAGGAAGAAGTTGAACAAGAACCATTAGTAGCTATTTCTATCGATGGAGATAATTCATTCTGTTTACCTGGGCTTGCAACACATAATACAGGTAACGCAATGCTTAGAACACCTGCTGGTGAACATAATCTTCCAGGCGAAGCTTGGGAACGTGAACATCCATATGATGAGCCTCTCAGGGTTCGTGGATCTAATATTGGCTTAACTGAGAAAGAGATTATTCAGAAATGGTTAAACCCAATGCAACCATTAGAAGGAGATAGTGCAGAAGACATTGTGAATTTTGGATGCGTTGATATAGAAACTGAAATACTTACTGAGAATGGATGGAAGAAATATGGAGAGTTTAAGGTGGGGGATAAAATCCTAACCTTGAATCATGATACTGGACTTAGTGAATGGCATCCAGTAGATCATATTAATAGTTATAGTGTTGCAGATGAGAAACTGGTTTCCTTGGAGAGCAAGTGGCATTCATCTCTTACAACAAAAAATCATAAATGGCCTATTTTACGTACATATTATAACAATAATGTGTTTAGTCGTGAAACTAGGGAATGGAGCACATCAGAAGAAATAGGAAAAAGAAATCAAGCTATTATTTTAGGAGCAAAATGTGGTGAAATTCCTAGTGTACGGACTTATTCTGATGATTTTGTGAAATTGGTAGCATGGTATTGGACCGAAGGATCTTTACATGGAAAGAGAGCTGTATTTATCCATCAATCAAAAAAAGTCAATATGCCATATGTGTTAGAAATAAGGCAAATATTGACTAATTTATTTGGACCTGAAAGCTCAAATATGCATTCAAATTATAGTAGTAATCCTCCAATGTGGAGAGAATATTCTACCAAGACAGATTTTGCCACTTTCGCATTAAATGTTCCAGCCTCTGAAGAGCTATTAAAGGTGGTTCCAAATAAAATAGCCTCAACAGACTTTATTAAGAAGCTAACTGAAGAGCAACTTAACATATTCATAGAAACTTCAATCAAAGCAGATGGCAAATGTGCCAATCAAATAGGACAAAAAGAAGAAGAAGCGTTAGAAGCTATAGAACTAGCTTGTATTTTGCTGGGGAAAAGGACTAATCTTAGATTGGGATCACCGTGGATCTATAGATATAAGGGTAAAGAAAGAATTTGCAATGAGTGTATTCTAGGATTTCATTCTCAGTCAAAATATGCCTTTCATAAACCTTCTGAGAATAGAAAAACTGAAGTAGAATATACTGGTATTGTCTGGTGTCCAACAGTTAAGAACAGTACTTGGTGCGCACGTAGAAAAGGCAAAGTCTTCTATACTGGAAACTCTGAAGCTCACTTGAAAATCCAGAGGCAGCTTCGAGATCAAGGTATCCTAGTTGGAGCTGAAGTTTCCATCTTTGATAAGGAGCATAATATCTCTGGTACTATTGATGCTATAGTTAGGGGCCCTACTGGAAATGAAATATTTGATATTAAAACTCAAGGTGCTAAGTCTTGGGGTCATACACCTGATAAGTATATAGATCAGATCACTGCATACATGGCTATAACAGGGCTTAAGATGGCACACTTAGCTTTTGTTAATAGAGATGATATGTCTCAGGTTAGAATTGAGGATTATCCATTTGATCCCCACAGATGGCAGAACATACTGGATAAGGTAGATAGAGCAAGAGCTGTTATGAATAAGCTTGTAGCACAGGGAACTGTATCTAAATATGAAACCTATGATCTTCTTTCTAGAATTGAAATCTTAGCTAGAGTTGCACCTAAATCACAAGAATTCAGAGATGCTGTACAGTTTGCTGAAGAATCAGGAGGATTTGGTGGCTTTGAAAAACAGAGATTCCAAGTAGCCTTAAGAACAGCAGGTAAATTATCAGAAGATTATAATCTTTACCCTAATAGATACTCTCCTAAATTAGAAACCCACTCAGCAATGATATTAGGAGTTAATGGTGATGGATCAGTTACAACTGATATTGGAACTTTTAAGATGGCAGGAATTAAATGGGATAATCAAGCTTTTGCTATAAAAGATCCTGAAACTATTATGAAGGAGTATGGAATTGTCGTTGGAAAGAAACATAAGATGACACTTCTAGAGGGTCAATGGAATCCTGAGCTTACTAATGATGCTAATCTACCTGCAATCTTTGGATCAGCTAATGCAAGACTAATTAACTCAGATTACGCTGATCGTGATTCAGAAGCCCGTGATCCCTTATCAGGAAGAGTATTATTTGGTGAGCCTATCTTTGGAAAGATAGCTGAGAATCTATTACATAGAGATAATATGTTCTGCATTGATGAGAATACTTTTGTGCAGACTAAATTTAAAATCAAAAAAGCTTCTGAGATTGAAATAGGAGATGAAGTTTTAACACACACTGGAGAGTATAAGAAAGTGCTTGATACTAGAATTGGAAAACCAACTAATCAAGTCTATAAAATTATGACTCACGGATCTAATATTCCTTTTTATATTACGGGGAATCATCAAGTTCTAGCTGCAAATAAAACTGTAAGAAAGACTGTAAGAATCAAGCGAAAACTTGAAAATCACTGTATTCCGCCAGATAGTATTGAGTTTAGAAATGTAGAAAAGTTAACTCTAGGAGATTATCTAGTTTATAAGTCTAGAAATTTACCTAATATAGTACCCCCCGAAGTTAGTATACTAGATCTAGATCCTAAGTTTAAGAATAATGATAAAGGGATATATTCAGGAAATAACATACATCTTAGAACTCAGAAGATTGTAATTACTAGAGAATTGGCCCGATTAATGGGATACTATGCTGCTGAGGGGTCATTAAAATACGGTAGAGATAACAAGCCTAGAGGAATTGAATTAGGCTTTCATATTAAAGAAGTAGATTATCATAATGATGTAATAAACATTGCTAATACACTTGGGCTTCATGTTCAAACAAAAACAAAAGGAAATGGGATTGTTTTTGGTATTGCAGATATTGTTCTTAGTACCTTTGTAGAAAAGTACTTTGGAACTAAGGGAAACAAAATCGCGCCAGATGAAATCTTAGCTAATAAAGAACTTAGGGCTGAGTTTATTAGAGGTCTGTTTAGAGGAGACGCAGTAAAGCGAAGATATGCATACACAGATATTACTTTAAAAGCTAAAGAATTAATTACCTGGACTCGAGATTGCTTATTTGACCTTTGGAAAATTCCAAGTAATATTAGTACGTTCTATGTTGGAGAGCGAGAATATCTTACTCTTAATTTGGGGTACTCAGAGGAGCTAGAAGAGTTTATAAATTGTAATGATGAGTATATTGAAAAAGACTTTAAATACGCAATGGGTAAAGGAAATAATTGTTGGAGACGTAGAGTATTAGATGGATTTAGCCTTTTACAGATAAAATCTATAGAGAAGGTTGAAATAGAAAATCAAGTGGTTGATATTGAAGTTGAAGATAATCATACATTTTCTACCTTACAATATACTATTCATAACTCTAATAAATTTCTAAGAGTGAGAACTGCAACGGAGCAATTAGAACGCTCAGAAGCGTTCGGGTCCGACGAGACCTCTTGGGCACATATGTGGGATACATTTGGTGGACCAACTCTATCTGCTATTGCCTCTAAGAACCCATTTGAAGGCGCACTAATGGGTGCTGCTATTGCTGGTATGTTTATAACCGGTAGTAAAGAGTATAAGAAGTGGGCTGGAATAGCTGGAGCAGTTGCTGGTGGTAGTTTAGCAACCTTAAAATCATTCTATGATCTTGTTCATCATGATGAATGGGTTCCTTCTAGAGTTAAGAAGAGAAGAATGCATGATGAATATTGGGATCTAATCAAGTTCGTTAAATTCTCAACTATTGCAAATGCAGCGAAGAAGAAAGCTAAAAGACTTGAGGGAGTAGATATTGATCAGCTAGAAGATGCTGAAAAGAGAACAACTGTAGGCTTAGGTCCATGGGCAATCTTGGCTTTAAATGCTGAGAAGAAAGCTATGGGAACTATGTATGCTTTTGATCCAGATTCAGGTTCACTAGATGAAGCTCTATCAGCAATCCCAGATAGACATAAGCAATTGGCTAGAAGTGTTATTCTAAATGGTTCTAGAAGAGAGAAAGAGAGATTCTATAGTCTACTTTCTAATCCCGAGAAAAGAACACTCGGTAAGTTTATTGGAGTAGATGAAAGAGACTTACCAATAAGACCTAGAATGTCTAAATACTTCCAGAAACATTTCTTACCAGGACCATTCTGGCAAGGTTGGGATCCATCTGTAGAATTAGATGATATTGAGGATCGTGCTGCTGAGATGGAAGGACAGAAGATTGATAGACCTTCTAGGGCAAGAACTGAGAGAGCTAGAGACCACACTAAGAATGTTATGATACCTAGAATGGATCGGGGTACTGGATTCTTGATTGGTGGAAGATTGGAAGCAATCACAGCCTTAGCAGGTAAAAATTTAAGAGTAAAATATGATATAAAAGCATCGGATACGAATGTAGTTAATGTTAATATGCACCTGTTTGAAGACCAAACTGATCAACTCATAGCCGAGATGAAGAAGGATGCATGGAGTAGTTAAATAATGAAAGAGATAATTATACCGAATAAACTTATTGAATTAGCTGAGGAGAGAGATATTCCTGTAGCTGCCGCCTCAGATTACTATCTTAGTAAACAAGCTAAGAAGGCAGTAGATCATATTAAAGCTAGACTTGTTAAAACTAATGTCTTCTCTACAGAATTAGATGCAGGAAGAGCATTGGCAAGTCTATGGAAAGACTATAGGAATTCAGATGTTACTGTTAATGATAAGCATCAATCTAACTCATATTCTAGTTTTGTAGAGAAAGCGTCAGAATCATTGGATAAGATTTTAGGTAAGCTTCCTAAATCAACACCATTTAAGACTAAGAATGATAAGAATCGAATTGCAGTTGCAGGAGATTTTCATTTCCCATTTGTAAATGAGAAAGCATTTGCTAAATTGCTAGAAGATCCAGCAAGTACTTTAGTAATTGTGGGAGACTTCTTAGATATGTATGCAGCTAGTAGATTCAGAAAAACTTCAGATAGATATAGAGTTTCTGAAGAGCTTGCTATTGCACTTACACATCTCGAGAAGCTTGCTAATAAATTTGATAAGATTTACATGATTAAAGGTAATCATGATCATAGAGTAACTAAGAAACTTCAGGATATTATGCCTGAAATACTACCACTGATAGTTGATCCAATTGATCTTCTTGCTTCTAAGTTCAAGAATGTTGAAGTTATCAGTGTCGCCATACCAGACTCCAATAATCTTATCGTAGATGAGAATATAGAGATGGACTATTGTGGAATCTTAAATGACTGCTTATTTGGGCACTTCAATAACTTCTGTGGTCAAGATGCTGTTAGAAAGTTAGAAGGATGGATTAATCAGTGGGATCATATTCTCAACTTTGAAGATGATGTTAACGTTATTACACAAGCCCATTCTCATTTCCTCAGTATGGAATACACACCTAAAGGTAGACTATTACTGAATACAGGATGTATGTGTAAAGTGATGGAATATCAAATTGAGGGTCATGGTAGATATAGACCACCTACAGTAGGATATGTAGCGTTGTATGTTGAAGATGGGCTTACCAATCTTAGCAAGACAGAACTAATAGGAATAAGATAATGGATGAAGTAGTTATAGAGATAGATGTTAAGGGTATGAATCCTAAGCGAGTGATGAAGGCAATTAAAGAAGCGACCAAGAAGATTAAGAAAACAATTAATGTTGAATCTGAACTTCCCTTATCAGATGAAGATATTGCCAAGATACGAGAGATTATTGAGGAGCAAGTAGATGAGATACGGAATTAAGTTTAGCTATAAGAATCAGACAGTTGTAGTAACTGTTGAGAAGAGTGAAGATAAGTTTCATATTCATGAGCATATTGAAGGAGAAGATCTTGACTTAAGCTCAAATAAAGAGCTAGCTGAATTTCTACAACTAAAACAGTATGCTTATAGAGCCTTAAATAAGCGTGTAAATGGAACAGGCTATATTCTCTTATCAGAAAAAGATCCTTCAGAGATTGAAGTATGGGAAGAAGAGGATAGCTGCAAATGTGATGAGACGTGTAATTGTACAGGATGTTCCTGTCTAGGAGGACAATAATGAATTACGGTAAAATTAATAATGGATCACCAGATATAACTAAAGAGATTGCTGCTTTAGAAGACTTACTTTCTAAGGGTGAGATTGATGAAGAGAAGTTTAAGAAAGAAAGCAGAGAACTAAATAGATTGAGGCTTTTATACATTGCTAGAACTAATGGTGGATACACTAATAAGAAGGGCAAGAAGAAGGCTAGGATTCAAACTTTAAAGGAAGCTGATCTAGCTCGGCACTCTAGATCAATAGAAGAATAACTACTCCTTTGATAGAGCAGGACTAACCCTCCTGCTCTATTTTTATTAATGGCAAAAGGATTAGGGACTCCCAATTATGAACCCGGCACATTAATTAGGGATAAGAAGACTAAAACTGATTATGTGATTCAGTCCTCAGTTGCGACTACTGAAACTGGTGCAGCATTATTATACCTAATCTACCTTCATAACAAGAACTTAACCACAGTTAATGTTACTTCAACTTCACATTTTGAAGAAATCTTCACAACGCTAAGAACTAACCCTAGTGGTAATACACCAGAACAGGCTATGAAAATAGCTGAAGAGGATACGAAGCGATGTATTCCACCAGAAAATGTTGAAGCTATTATTGGGATAGAAGAACAACAACCTCTCCAAGATCTTTTTCATATGATTGGTTCTATCGATCCTGATAGAAGTGCTAGAGTTAGTAAAGAGCTAGTTGACTTAGCTAGAGAACTAGTAATGGGGTTTGATCTTACTAGTTATGAAAGAGCAGACCCAGGATATCTTAGAGCACTGCTTCTTGAAAATGTATCTAAAGAAATAACTCCTGAGTATGTTGAAGAATTTATCAAGGCTTATTCCTCAGAAAGACTTAGAAATTCTAAAGTTCCTCATTCCAGAGCACCACAGACTTTTATTGAAGCGTTACTTACTGATGGTGGAGCATTCCAAGGGCTAGTTAAAGCAAGATCTGTAGGATTATTTGATCATACAAAAGCTCACATGCCTAGTAATAAAACAGTTACTGGTGAATGGAGTCCTATGAAATCACTCTTCAAATCCTTCTTCGGTGGGAATTTAGGAGAGTATCATCCTGGAGTTAGTACTGATCCAACTGCTAGAACTGCCCAGGCTTATATGGAAGCTCTTGGGCCACATGCAACACATTTAGGTAAGTCTGCAAGAGAAGCGGCTATAAGACTTCAAGCTAGGGTGAAGAAAGGTAAAAGTACCAGAGGCGGTAATAGACTCTTAAATCATACTCTTTCTGAAACTACTGAGAAGCATGGAATTCATGACCTTCTTATTAGAGTGAGAGATAATATTGTTTCCAGGAGAATGGGAGCGTATGGCCAAATTGCTAATACAACATATAATAGATCTTCATCAGTAAGATTCTCTAACCTATTTTATAGAAATGCTAAGCCATTTAATAGGATTGCTGAAACAGATAGTTTGGTGGCTGCAAATCCAGAATATCTAATGGATCTATTGAGAGGGAAGAAAGTTAGATATAAAGGTGAAGTGTCTACTGTCAATAAAGGGTTAATGGAGAGGATACTTAAAACTCATCAGGATAGGAGACTCTTTATACCTGCAGAAACTTTCAATAATATAGTATTTGACGATAAAGTTGTTGATTTAGATTCAGCTTTTCAGTTCCATCAAGAAAATAAGAGAGATCTATTAAAAGAGGTTGACCTTAGTGGTTCCAATTATGAGATTAGGCGAAGGGAATTTGTACCGACCCAGTTTGATCAAAATGATGAGTCATACTTTAGATTCAGAGGTCCTAATAAGAATGAGATATCTAGTAAAAGTCTATCAGATATTTTAAATCAAGCTCCAGAAGGTGTACAGATTTTTGCTCATTCTGTAGATGGTAATGAAATTAATATTAAAACTTTAGGAACTAAAGCAGAGATTTTGAATAAAAATAAAGCTCTTGAACAAGCTTCAGTTATTCATACAGGAAATTGGCATAAGCCTTCATTCCCTGCTGAAGTGTTTGAAGAAGCTAGATTAAGTACTAGTATTGCTTTTAAATCAGTTAAAGATACACCATTTGTGTTTGGTTCAGATCTAGATCTACCACTAGATCATCAATTAGCTCTAGCGAAAAAGTATTATAGTAATCCTGAATCTTCAGCTATTTTGGACCTTGAAACTATTTCTGCTAATGGATTACCTTTTATTCATCAAGCAAACTTAGCTACTGCTGATAACCAAATATTTGACCATGTTGGACAGAAAAGAGTTAGATTCAATGAGGCTTATCTTAACAAGTTTGAAGAACTTATTCATCATATGAGTGGGTTTGAAGTAATTGGTACCAAAGGTAATTTTGACCTTGAAACTATGTTACAACAATTAGATATTATGGATGATGGTCTTATTGATCATAGAGATAGAATTGCTCTTCTAAGACATGAATTAACAGATATCTACCATAATCGATTATTTAACATTGAAATAATTCCACAATTAGCAGGGCATAGACTAGGAAATCTCAGACAAGAAACTTTAGCTTTAGATGAATTAAATACTCCATTAAGTCAATTGCGACATCAACATGAGGCTAAATATGACGTTCAACAAGCACATGAACTATTAGCTAAGATGAAATCACGGTTCTTAGAAAATGTTGATGAACTGAAAGACGTGCAATCTATGGTCTACTTAGATGAGAATCCAATCTCTAGAACCTACGGAATGATCATTAAAAATCATGGTGTTTACACCCATGGATCCCATTTCTCAGCATTGTTAGAAGAAATGAAACTAGATGGAGGGTTAAAAGGCACTGGTAATTATATTAATCTAAGTGGTTTATCAGCTTCACACTTAGGAGCGAAGCTTACTAATGGTGCTACTCCATGGACTGATGATTTAATAGAAAGATATAATGAAATTAACCAAGATGTTGGAGCAAGAAAGCTTCGTGGTTTAAATCCTTTTAATAAGACTTTCCAAGATCCTACAGGTGAGTGGGATCGTGAAATGATTAATGAATTTGGTCCACATACTGTCTTTAATTTTCATGCAGATAGAAAAGCTCAAGCATTACTTCCTGAATACCAAAGAAAACTTGCTTCACATCCACTTCCTACTCATCCATTAGAGAGACAGGATGCTATAGAGAGATTTGCATCAGATTTCTTACTTTCAAAAGGTATAGAAGAGGGTCCTCAGCATAAGTTACTCACATATAAATTAGCAGATGCTATCCCTGGAACACAAGCTCACAAGGCTTTAACATCAAGTGAATATGGTCAGTTCTTGGGTAGTAAATATGGAGAAATGTTAGCTAAGGTTAGTAGTGATCCTGAGAATGAAATATCTAGTGTTCTAGGTTACTTCGATGGCTTCTCAAGATTAATGCAGAGGTTGAAAGATGGTGGATTTGAGAAAGAAATTACAACTGTACCTAGAATTACACTTGGATTAGCTGGTAAGGCTGTTGAAGGGTTAGGAGTTACATCAGGAGGATTAAATACTTCAGTTCAATTAGGTCCTAAAGCTCTTCTTGATGGTGTACGAGAATTAACTAATAAAGTTATTGCCGAGAATAATAAGGTAGACTATAGATTCTTTGGATTAAGTGAAGAGGAAGCTGATAAATTACATGAAGCTTCAACCACACTAGCAGGTGAGAGAGGATTTGGAAGTAACTTAAAAGCTTGGAAAGATGCTATTGCTGATATGGGTTGGGATTATACAGATAATCCACATATTAAAACTATTAGACAGCTTCAACAGAAAATTTCTACTTCTGAAGGAATGGAGAGTTTAGTAGCTGAAGCAGTTCATAGTGGTCAAAATGAATCTATAAATAATAGAATTGCTGGAACAGGTAATAAAAGAATTAAACAGTATTTTAATGCTGCTAGAAATGGAGCTCCTGGAGCCCTAGATCATATCTTTGGAAAGAGAAGTGAAGAGGAGATTAGTAACTACGCTCAGAAAATTCAGGCAATTGAATATTCTTCTATAGTGTTAAATGATGCTGCGTTTGCTAATGAGAGTGAACAAGGTATTATGGCTAATAGGCGTAGATTTGAGAATAATCTAGAAGCTAAGATTGGAGATATTTGGGAAAATGTTAGAAATCATATACAGCAGAATAGGGATAATGGTGCTACTGGATTAGAATTGTTTACTGGAATTGAGCAGCATTTGCATATAGAAGAAGCGGCAAGGCAAACTGTGGAAGCAGCAATGCATCAAGCTGGAATTCCCAAAGGTGAGAATGTTAAACAAGTAACTACAGCAGTTAATCTTACTACTAAAACTATACAGGAAGATATTGGAAAGAAGCTTCAAGCTACCATGATCTCTCAAAGTAGAATAGAAGCTCCATTAGGGTCTGCTAAGTTTGCAAAACCTTTAATGGCACTTTCTGCTGCAATAGCTTTATCAGCAGGAATTAATCCAAAGCCTGATTTCTCTCAAGGGAAAACAAGTAGAAAAACAGGTATAGATCCTATTATTAAGAATAGTGAGATCCCAGGAGATCCTGATAAGATGGCTGTGTGGAATGGAAGTACTGATCCATTCAGAATAGACATTACCTTCGAAGGATTTGTAGAGTCTAAGAGGCATCAAGAAGAGCTAGTCAGAAATGTCTATAATATGTTTGATTCTGAGTTTGATATAAGAAATAATTATACTTATATTGAAGATAACAGAAATAGGGATCATAGAACTACTGCCAGAGATATAATGAGGAAGGGTATATAATGGAAGGATTGATGATGGCAGGGCTAGGATTTCTAGCCGCAGGAACTGTATCAAAGATTGCTGCTCCAAAGATTCATAGAACCCATGTAAGAAAACATCCATTCTACAGCCACAATAAAGATTACAACTCTGCTATGGCATTATTTGGTGGAGTTACTATTGCCTCACACGTATTTCTAAATACTCCTGCTCCTTTATTCGCTGGCTATTTTGCGTTAGGCGCAGCTATGGATACTAAGAAAGGTTCAAGGTCTATGAGCAGTGGTAGAATAGTGTCTTCCGCTGCCCTAGTTGCCGCAGGAGCAAGCATTATAGCTAAGGGGGCAGAGAATCTAGGGGGACTAGGATTAGAGAGCCTAGAAAGGCATTTAGCAAGCAAAACTCTTTCTACTGAACTTTTAAAGATGAAAGATACAGTTACCAAACTTAGAAAGAATAATCCCAATGTTGCAAGATTATTATCACCTAAAACGTTTGGTCTACTAGTAGGAGCTATGTCTGTTCCTATTATTCATAATACTATTAAGCGTGTTATGGATAAAGCTCATAGAAGGAAAGCATATTTACATCCAGCTGGAATGTCCTCTACTTTAGATAATGATGCTGGAAAGAGTGGTAAGGGTAATAATCACTCTCCATTAGTACTAGGAAATAAGAATCTTGATCTTACTTTTACAGGTTCTCTTAACACCCACTACAATCACCCCCGACACTTTAAATTATGATTAACCAAGATGTTCAGATAGTATTAAATAAGATTGAATGGCGTATTCAAAATTCAGTAGAACAAGCAATCATTTCTGGATATGTTGTTGATGGGGCTAGAGTATCTGCGGTCAATAGTGTATATAGAATTAGTACTAGCTATTCTCCACAAAGTTGGAGTAAAGAAATTGGCTTAACTGATACTGAAAACTATAAGTTAAATGGTATGTCTAAGATGGACTCCAGAAATGTGTCTTTCTCAGACGGAAGAAAATTTAGATTAACTTTTAATGAATCAGGAGAAGTTACTAAGATTTTAGCATTCTCAGATATCTCAAAGCTTAGTGACACGGATACAGGACACTCAGAGTATAAGAAGATTACTTTACCATTCTTTACTCCAATTGCAAATAGACCCCTTGCTGATGATGAAATTAGGATAGGGTATGCGATATTCAAAAATAATGTAAACTTCATCAAACAGATGAGGAGAACCTCTTTATCGGAAACCCCTGCTATGCGGCAGGTTGGTACACTGAAAATGGGAACAGGGAGATCCTATGAGACTTTTAATATTAGTTTTACGGCTAATGGCCCAGCTGAGATCGCTTCTGTTCAAGAAATCCTCGAACAAATAAGCTTAACTCCATTCTTGACTGTTGATGGTGGTCCCTTTGGGAAGCCGGATGAAAGAGGAGATATTCCATGTAAGGCTATTGCTGTTAAGAACTTTGCTATTTCCACATTAGATGGTTTTCCTAATACCATCATAGTTGATATTGCGTTTGATCCATTTAACTACGAGTATTATACCCCACCATACCACGATGATAAAAAGAATATTCATCGATGGAAAATGGATGATATGATATGTTGGCCATTGTTTAAACTTTGGTGTAAAACTAGAAATACTAGTAGGTATTCTCCTAACTCAATATTTGATGGGAAGATGTCATTTAGCTTTTCCAGTCCAGGATTTGCTAATTCTATTGATACAATTATTAATAAGGCTGATACGAAGGGAAGCTATATTGATCTTAATACCTTAACTTCACTTCAAAGCCTGTTAAAAAATACGGATAATGGCGTTACTTCTCCTAATGTTAAGAAGATCGATTGGACCAAGGATACTAAACTTGGTACTAAATACTATGTTTTAAAAATTCAAGATCCAGCTCTATTCTCTCAGTTTACTGGCATTGCAACTGAAGATGCAAGAGGGGTTAAATACACAGGGTCAATTAAGTCTCCTGGAATCTATATTGGTTTAGTCCAATGGTCTAAGTTTATTGGAATGACATATGCAGATGAGAATGGTAATTTCTTACCTAACTCAGCACACGTTACCTCCTCATTTATCTCAGAAACATTCCCAACAGCTATTCAGAGAGCATCTATTGAGTCTGATCCAGACAACATAGTTGAAGTTAATGCCACTGATCCTAGAAGTCTATATGAACAAATTCAAACTGCAGTCTTAAGAGAGTATAATATTACTAATGGTACTCCCCCTGGCTCTGGTGATTTAGGTGGAACTATAGATCAACCACTTGGGTACACAGAATGGATCAATGTTGTTAAACCTAAAATTGACAATATGGCCAAGAATCCACAGGATTATTTTGGTATAGTTTTTAGAACTGATGGTAAAGATTCAACACTTTTAAATGATGTTACTAATGCTATTAGCAAGATTGATAAAAGACAGGGAATATCCCATGTTGATGTAGCAGAACTATTGCGTGAGAGTTTTATTAATGATATTGAAAGATCAATTCTGTTTAACATCTCAGGAGCAGATACTGTTAATGATGAGATAGTGGTAGAAAGAATATCTGGTGGCAGAGGTCATAATCTGGCTATGTTTAATAATAGATATGATCCTCTTCCTATTCATCAGTATATGGGTGGAATCTCTGCTAACTTTATAATTGAAGGGAAATGCTTTGGTAAAGAAGCAAAACAAAAGCTAGAAGCTTTAAAGGAAGAGTTTGATGAAAGAGCAATTTCTAAAGTTCTCAATAAGTTCTCAACTATAGGTAAAGAAAGTACGCATGCTGGTGATAAGGGCTCACCATTAATGTTGATCAATAATGAAATCTTTAACCTATTGGGTGTAGATTTTGTTATGCCTGTAGCTTTAGAATTTCAATCTACAGACCAGCAGCCCAATGTATGGAATTTCTCTTTTAATCTTATTGACTATGATGTTGCTTTAAAGAAAGCTGAAAGAGTCCAATTTCTACCTACAACATTTAACTCAATGAATCGTGTAGCTGAATACGGATTTAATTCTGACCCTAACTGGAATCCTATTCTTCAGAAAGGATTAGAATGGTTTTCTCTTCAAGGTGCCTTAGCAGAGCAGGAAGTTTATCCTGATATGCAGCTTCCCACTAAGAATGAGCTTTATTTCTGGGTTAATACCCTTAGAATGATCGCTACTGAATATAAGAAAAATAAGTGGGCTACTGTAACGGGTATAGAAGCATTAACTCTAAAACTTACTCCAGAAGAGCAAGTAATATTTGAGCATTGTCGAGAGTTTATAGAAAGAGATTATAACTTAATTGCTACTTGGGATGATGCACCTTCAGCCTACTCTCAAGCACTTCCAGGAGCTAGAGTTGATCCAGATTTCTACTGCTATTATGGAGCTAAAGATAGCTTCCAGCATGCCTTTCATATTGTTGCTACAGATCAATTTGGTAAGTTTAATAACGTAGGTGAAGCTTCAGGTAAAACAGATAAAACTGATTTCTATACTGAATATTCTCCTGAATATGGTATTTCTTCAGTAGAGATGCCAGAGTATCTAGCAGTTAATAAGAATCATATTGATCCTGAAAATACTTATAACACCAGAATGTTTAATGCAGATAAGAATGGTGATAAGTTACTTGTTCCCAATGTAAAAGAAGTTATTAAGACTAATGTTACTCAACCATTAGATGATAGAGCAGTAGAAGGATCATGGTGGGTTGATCTTCAATCTGATGCTGCTAAGAAATCTGAATCTATTATAATTGCGAAAGAAGCTGATAAGGAATTAGCTAAAGGACCTAATGCTAATCTCCAGGATCCAAATAGTCAAAGTCCTAAATCAAATATAACTACTACAAGATACTTTAGTTATGCATGGAGATCTGCATTTGCCAAATTATCTGCATCTGCTCCAATTAGTATTCCTAATACTGATAGATTTTTAGGTATAGGTAGAGAGTATGCGGTCGCTAATAAAGAATTCTCTGGATTGACTACTGATGGTGGCACTCGTAAAGTTGAGATGTCTGAAATAGCAAAAATAGATGTTAGTGATATAGAAAAAGCTGTTCTTTCTTCCTTCCAGTCTAATGAAAATTTCAATCCTATTCCAGATATAGATGCAGGGGTAGCAAAGCGTAGTTCTTGGGTCTATTATAATGCTATAAATAATCGTTGGTTCCAGTCTGGAAATGGTGTTGATGAGGATTATAAGCTCTTTAATAGAAAGGGTAAAGAGTTTAATATTGATCCTCATATTCTAAGAGCAGTATTTTTAGCTCGAGATAATTATGGACAGTATAGAATTAATAAGCCCAATAATACAGAAGCGTTTGGAGATTTTGCTTCCAATATTCTTATTGATGACGATACTGATAAAGATGTTCTTCAGAAAGGCGGTCAACCAGCTAAGGAGTTAATTCTAGATAAATTCTGTGAAAGATATAAGGCTTATCAAAGCTACTTTAATAATATTCCATCAATTGTCTTAATGGCTACTATGATGTGGTTTGATCCAAACTGTAGTACCTATAGAGATGAAAATGAGATTAAGTCTAGTATTATTGAGGACATTAAGAATAAAATAAAAGATTATGACCTGTCTGATAAAGGCGCTAATATTATTGCGGAAATTCTTAATACGTACGATAGAGCTGGAGTATATGTTGATGTTTTCTATTCAACATATATCAATCTCTGCAGAGTCTATGGAGCTTATGTAGATTTTGAAGCAAAGGACCCATACTTCTTTGGATTGAGCCCACTAGTTTTATTTACAGATGATTATGCCTTGGAAGATAAGCCTAAATATTTTGATACTTCTTTCTTCCCATCTAAAAAAAGAGGTAAGATCTATACTGATACAGCTAAAGCTTATCCTATTTACGCTGATGCTGCAGCTGCTGGATTAAATAATGATCAGGATCCTAAAGAGGCACTTAGGATATTAATTTCTCAAACTAAGAAGCTTAAATCTGCACTAGATCCTTCTACTGAAGTTGCGATTGGTGGAGCACTTCTAGATATGCAGAAGTACTCTCCATTTGGAAGACTGGTTGGAGCATTCCCATCATTTTCAGTATTAATTATTAACGAAGGTTGGTATTGGAATGCAGGTAATAAAAGATTGTGGGATCATTTCTACACAAGAACTGGTATTGCTTCTATCGATGTATTTAAATCTAGACATCAAGCTGCAAGCACCTGTTCAGTAACTTTCAGTAATATGTTCTACTACTTAACTTCCTATGCCCAGCAGGAAGCTATGCAACAGGATCTTTTTGTAAGAAAGAATGAAAGAACTGGTAAAGAAATTTCTGATGGTGCTTTAGTTAATGTTGTTCGGCATCTGTTTAGTGAAGTAATTGTTAAAGATGTTCCGCAAGAAGTTATTAAAATTTGGAGAGAAAATCAACTAAAGCAATTAGTTTTAACTACAGGTGCAAGACTACATGTAAGAATGGGATATGGGTGTGATGCGAGTGCATTGCCTGTTGTATTTAATGGGCAAGTAGTTGAAGCTCCAGTACAAGAGGGTTACCTGACTGTAACTGCTGTGGGTGATGGAGCTGAACTAGAGAAGCAAGCTACCACAAAACTTACACAAGCTAATGGTTCATATGCTTACTCTGATGGAGCTTTTGGAGGAGCTGGAAAGGATCCTTCTTCAATTGTTGTAGAATCAATTCTTGGTCCAAATATTGTAACTAATATATTTGGTGGAAACTTCAGAGATTTCTCTTCAGGAATAGCGCACTTTGGTGAAGTATACTACGGTCAAAACTTTTTACATCACCCTGCTGAGATGCAGATAAATATATACTCATCTGCACCTTCAAAACTTGAACAAGGGTTACCTGCATTTGAAATGTTTAACTTTGTTCTAGGGTTAACTACCTATAACAATGACCGTAATCTCTTCTCTGTAGACGTCCATGAGCCTTCCCCATGGAAAGTTATAGAAGTTTGTAGAAGAGCTACACACGAGTTTGTAGCCTCACCAGAGCCCTTCTGTACAAGATCAACTCTATTCTTTGGTAAATGGTGGTACCCATATCACTATACCTATGATGAATCCATTTTATCAGTTCCAGCAGAGAACCTAAAACTAGATACTAATGTAAAAACTCCCAATAGTAATGACGGTCCTAATGGAACACCAGTGTCTAAAGGCTATATTCCTTTTATTCCTTTCTCTACGCTAACTGGTATGCCCTTCTCTGATGCTAACCCTCCTACTAATCAAGAGGCAATTAAAGCATTAGGTAGTGAGATTGATACAATAGCAGCTTTACTCCCCAGAATATATTCTAATATTGAGAATGCACAGAAGGGTAAAGAATATTTATATGTTAACCTTGTAAGAGTTACTAGTAATGAAATAGCCGATTATACTAATAGTATAGACGCATTTGGTGGTGGGTCATTAAGTCGAAATGCTAGACAGTTAGCTAGTCTTACTACTATATTTAATTTGCAACTTAAGCATGGCCAAATATTAAAATATGATAGTAGAAGCAAAAGTTTAACCCTTCAGGGAGAAGTTTCCTATGGAGGCACGAATGTGCTTTCTAATGGGGCTGTAACTGAAGCTACAGCTACTACAAAGGTTGACGGTAAAGAATTAGTTTTACCTGATTTTGATAAAATAGACTTTGTAAGAGATGTTAATGAATTAGTTACCCATCTAAAATACAAGCCATATATGCAGATGTATATTGCAAGCTCAGCTATCAACTTGCTAGATGTTAATATTATTGCTGATTCATCTAATATGGCTACAGATGCTATTGGATTACATTCTTGGTCAGGATTTGGAACTAAAGAAGCTGCAGTTAAAACTATTACTTATTCTTTAGATTGTGATATTACACAATCTGATAGAAAGACTATGCTAGTAGATACTGGGATTAACCTAACTCAAACACAGGCTGGTTGGGAGGGTATTGCAAATACTTTAGCTAAAGGTATTAGCTATCTTCCTGTTGTAGGCGGCTTATTGGCAAAAGAGGCTCAAGAGTATTTTAGTGCTTCACCAACAACACCTGCGATTAATAATGGTGTAATTAATGCACTACTAGACTCAGTTAAAGAGATGTACCAAGGCTGGTTTACAATGTTAGGATGTGCATCTATTAAGCCTCGAGATTTAATTGAATTCTCAGATCATATTTACGATTTAAGGGGTCCAGTACTAGTAAAAGAAGTGATTCATCGAATGGATGCACAAACTGGATTCATTACTATGGTATCTCCAGATGCTGTAGTTCTTCCTGCAAATAGCTTAGTTGGCAAAAGCCATGTTATCAGCCTATCTACCTTTGGTACTAGACTAATGCATTATATGGCAATGCGTATAATGTGGGCATCAACCGTTGGTCAAATTAAAGGAAAGCTTAATAGGAAAGCTCAATTTAAGAAAATTGGTAACACTAATCAATATGATGCTCTTCTGCATAAGGCTAAGAATACTAATATTAAGGATCAATACTTAGTAGAGTATAAGAAAGCTTCCAAAGAAGCACTTGAAAAGAAATTAAAGGTTCTTACTGATAAAGATAAAAGTAAGCTTAAAGCTGAAGATAGAGTAAAGATAACTAAGCAAATAGATGAGCTTCGTCAGAAGTCTATAGAAATTGATAGAGCAACAGAAATTAAAGCTGTTGCTGATATAAATACAGGAATTGGCATTAGTCCTACTGTGAAAGCTGCTAACGTTGAAGATCAAGTTCTTTTTGATATTATTAAAGCTGACGAACGCCTTAAAATTAAGGTTGATGAATATAAAGCTCAAGCCAAACGAGGTGTATTTAGAACACTATTTAATTCTGAAGCGGAAGCTTTAGAAGCTATTAATAAATATGAGGCATCTGAAAAGTCTCTCTTTATTACTCTTAACCAAGGTGGTATAGTAACTGCTAATCCATATTCAGCCGATGAAATTGCTGAAGCTTCAAAATGGATTCAAACTAATCTATCTAATGATGGAATAAAAAATATCGTAGGAAATGCAGCTAAAGAAGCAGAAATGTCTAGAAATATTGGTATTATCAGAACTAGTGATATTGCTGTTAGAGATGCCAAAGAAGGGGAATTTCTCATAAGTTCGGGAACAAATGTTAGAACAGCTCTTCAGATTCTTAAAGATTCTGGTGCTGAGCTAGCAATGGTTAACAGAATAGGTAATGCTCAAACTCCCTTACAAATCGTGGAGGAATCCTTCTCACTTTTAACATTCCCATTAAAGGCTGCAGGTCAAGTAATTACAACTGCAGAGGACGCAGCAGTTAGTGAAAGCTCTGTTGTAGGAGGAATTAAAAAAATATATAAATGGCAAGAAGAAGTTAGAGCTATGGCTAAAGAAGGAGAAGGAATAGATAAGGCTGCTGCTAGAGCTAGAGCATTAGAAAAAGTTACTACAGATCTTAAGAAGTTAGCAACTGATAGTTGGGAGATTGGTAAAGATCTTTATGCTGGTGGAAGATTGGTTGGGTATGCTGGACCACAAGCAATTATTAGTTTTGCTATAGACGCAACTAAATTGATTATTGGTAATGCCCTGATAGAAGGATTTAATGCTAGGTTGGCAGCTAGAAAAGTGGGTATAATTTATCCACTAAGAGCAGGTAGATTGCCCTTTACTGCTGGTATTAGAGGTCATCAAGGTGCAGTTGTAGGAGATACTCCTTCTTGGGCTGATAAACTTATACATAACTATCTTGATCCGTCAGCTGGTGCAGGATGGATTCCATTTGCAAGTGCTACAATTGCTTCATTCTTAGGAGTTAAGCCTCCAGAGTTTGTAGAGCATCCTGCTGACAGAGCTTATATGAAATCTTTAGAAGAGGATAATGAAACTAATGCCGGAATCCAACGATCTCATTAAAATATTAAACAGTAAACTAAACCAAACTAGAAATAATTTGGGATTAGGTAATAAGTTTCCTTATACAGGAGTCACTGGAGTATCTAGTCCTATGGTTGCAGGAGTAAATATTGTGCCAAATAAGAAAGGAGTTATAACATCTCAATTTGCAGCTGGTTCTGCATCTAATTCATCAGGAAGATTTCAGGAAGTGTTTCAGTACTTGATTCAGGATGGTGTTGAAGGTAGTGAATATAATGCTGGTGGAGGAAACTCTGCTAGTAGGTATGGAGTTGAACAAGTCCTAGACTATGATCCTTATAGAAAATCTAAAGGCTTACCACAACAGTCAGTTAAGAATATTACTTCTGCTGAAGCTAGTGAAATAGTATATAAGAATTACTGGCTTAAATATGGATGCCCCTCATACCCAGTTCCATTAGATGCTATTTTCCTAGACATTCACTACCTCGGTACTAATCGTTCTGTCATATCATTTATTAGAGATAATAAAAACACTACTAATCCATTGGAGGTTGCGAAGCAAGCAATAGAATTACAGATAAAGTATTTGCAGTCTATTCCAGGATCAGTAAAGAGTGGTGGTTGGCCTGCCAATCATAATGGTTGGATGAATAGACTTAGCCATTTGAAAATATTCTGTGGGTTAGTATAATGGATATGGAAAAGCTTAAAGAAAGATTGAGTATTAAGTTAGATCAAGTTAGAGATAATCTATCTTTGGGAGATCCATTCTCTAAGATTATTAACTCTGCTGTAGTTGGTACAGGTGTTAATACTACTAACTCAGTGTATTCTCCCAATTCTAATGTTCAAGTTAGTTCATTAATCTCTTCAGTACTTCAATTTGCACAATCTAAAGTAGGAACCCTAGAAATAGGAAATAACTCAGGTGCCGCTATAGCTGAATTTCAGAAAACTGTTGGCTTAAGTTCTGGTGAAGCATGGTGTGTTGCATTTGCATATTGGGCTGTAGGACAGGCTTGTAAGCAAGAAGGAATTCCCAATCCTTTACCTAGAACTGGCTCTACTAGTGAAATGAGAGCGTGGGGAATTAGAAATCAAATAGCTGATGGAACTCCTAGAGTTGGAGATATCTTCACTATTAAGTCTCCTATTTCACATACTGGAATCGTAACTGGAGTTGGACCAGGAGATACAATTTATACAATCGAAGGAAATACTACTGAACCAGGAAAGTCTTGGGTTCAAGGTGTGTTTAATAAGACGAGACACGTATCTAAATATGATATAGTGTATGTTCATTGGGCTACAAAGGTAGGTAGATAATGTTACCAAGTATATTTAGGCAGAAAATTGATCAACGAGCTAATGAATCTCAAGATTTCTATAGGAGTTCATCTACTGGAGTAGCTATTAATGCTCTATCAGTTATTTCTCATCAACTATATGATAATCCTTATTATTACGCTATAAACAATATTACTCTTGCTCAAGCACAGAATACTTTAAATGATCATGGAGATACTATCAAGACTGGTATTGCTATTGTTGTAAAGCAGCCTGGGGCGTCTAAGGAAACACAGGCATATATTAATCCTAATGCTACTTCTCAATATGGTGATGAAACAGGTAAAACTAAGAGTCTAGCTGCTGATGATGCTGATACTGCTATTAACGAAGCTCAAATGATTCATAATGGAGCTAATAATCCTAACCCTATAGTCTATGATATGCATAGACGACAAATAAATCCCATTCATAATGTAAGCCAAACTCCACAAGATACTGCTGATAACTCTCCTACTGGCACTGATGCTTCTCCAGTTAAAGTACCAGGTATAGATCCAGCTACAGGTAAAGAATTTACATCTAGTGAATCAGGTAGATCATACTATGGTAAAATGATTAGAACTGGAACACATGTTATTAGCAATCAACAGTTAGGTGTTTATAAATTTATAGCACAGTTATATGATTTAATAGCAGGGATAGATATTAATACTGGTCAACCAATTAATGCTTCTAAGTCTCCTGAAGCTATAAGTCTTACTAGCGTATTCCAGAAATATACTAATGTCAAGTTAACGCCGCCGTCAATCTCTGTTCCCGGTATTGCTGGTGGAACTATTAAATTCTAATGAAAGGTCTTATTCAACAATTTACACAAGCTGTTAGTGATAAGTATTTAAAGCACATTGCCTTTAACTACTCAGCAAGGGAAATAGGAATTAAACATCCTAATGGTCCCATTGGAATTGTTTGTAGAGACCAAGGACAATTAGATTTGTATGCAGCAAAGGCTAGAGTACTTCTGAGTACTAATGGTGATATATACAATCTTGGTAAAGACTATGTAGTAGCTGCTGATAATATTTATTTGAATTCAAAGCATATCGAGAATTTTAAGATCCTAGGTAAAACCTTCAACACTAAAGTCTTTTCAGGTAAAGAAGTTTTATCTCCTAAGGGAGATCTTAGCAAAGTGTATTTACTTACTGATAAATCAGTAGTAGTTAATAATCGTGTAATTAATACTGTGTCTTTAGAAAGTATGATAGAGAGAACTAAAATCTTTGAGGATGAACTTATCTCTCAGATGCTTCCAGATTATACAACATCATTAGGTGATTTTATTTCTAAAGCTATACAAGGAGTAGCAAAATGATAGACATTCTTACAAATGATTCAGGAGATGTTCAAGTAGGAGATAACGGAGATTTTCTATTAGTCTCTGGTGACGAACAAATTGCACAAGAAGTTATATTTAGACTGAAGACTACTAAGGGAGACTGGATATTATCTCCTGGAATTGGCTGTAGTTTAGAAGACTTTATTGGTGCACCTAATGAAGACTTAGTTCATAGTGCAATAGAATCTAGAGTGTTAGAAGCATTAACATTTGATGACTTACTATTCTTTCCTGACGTCACTGCTATATCATTATCAGAAAATGAAGTATTAATATTAGTTGAGTTTTCATCAGTGGAAGATTTAGCTAAAACTGTACAGATTCAATCTAGGCTTGATATGAGAAAAGGATTAGTATATTCCAGGGCGGAAATAATTCCCAGTTAATTCTACAATTATAGTGCTATGAATGAAGTAATTGAGAGAGAGAAGCAAACTCTTTTAGCACCTAAAAGAGCTGGCCACCCAGATATAGTAGTTAGTGATAGATTTAAAGGATTAAAAGTATTAGGTCTTGTAGCGGATACCTCTGCTTGTGGCCACTATAGAGTTATTAATCCTCTGCATATGTTGAAGATGCATGGTGCTGATGTACACTATTCGTCATTCCATTCAATGGATGATTTCTTTAAACACGATGTAATTATTGTTCCTAGGCAGCACTCTAAAGAAGTATATGAAACTATCAGACATGTTGCATGGGAAGGTAAATTGCTAGTGTTTGAGCTGGACGACGATCTTCATTCAGTTCTTCCAGAATCACCAGCATATGTATCTTATCATCCTGGATCACCAGAATTAAAGATGCTTCCTAAGGTTATTGAAGCTTGTCATGGATTTACTACTACAACTCCAGAAATTGCTAAGTGGTACTACCAGTGGAATAGAAATGTATCAGTTTTAGATAACTATATTGATTTTAGCTTTAGAGATTGGGGAGTAGATGTTCAGTGGGATAATGGTTATCCAATCTTTACTAAGAAAGAATTTGTTAGGCCAGAACGTTGGAAGGATAAGATTGTAGTTGGCTGGGGTGGTGGTATGACCCACGTTCCTGACCTTAAACTAATTGGATCTTCAATAAAGACTCTTCTTGAGAAGAATCCTAATATGCTTTTTGTATTTAACTCTTCTTATCAAATGTTTGAATGGTTTAAGAATCATTATGATATTCCTGAAGATAGGATTGAGCATATTGAGGCTAAGCATTTTATGGATCACCCAACTTGTTTACATGCTTGGGATATAGGATTAGCACCAATTTTAAGCTGCCAATTTAACCTAGCAAAATGTGTTGTAGGAAGTACAAAGGTTTACACTCCTAAAGGCATCTTTAAAATTGAAGATCTCCATAAAGGAAGAGAAGCTGATATGTTCTATCCTTTGAAGTTGGATGTTCATACACAAGATGGAGTAAAATCTGCAACTCATTTCTATTCAGCAGGAGTTCAAGATACGCTTAAGATTACCACTAAGAGGGGGTTTGAGACTGAAGTAAGTTTAACTCATAGATTAAAGGACGGAGGTAATGGTTGGAAATATGCTAAGGATTTTCAAGTTGGTGATCAACTTCAACTAGCTCAATTTGAGCATTCAAATAAACTTCCGTATGTTAAAGTACCATACTTCTGGACTTGTACTAGAAAAGATAGTAAGGTGTCTGATAAAACCTTAGCCTCTTCGTTACCTATAATTACAATAAATGAAATATGGGCTGAACTACTTGGCTTTATTCTAAGTGATGGGCATGTGGGGAAAAATGGACAGATTAGTATCTGTGTTTCTGGCCAAGATGAAGATGTAAAAGATAGAATAGTGTATCTTCTTAGAATGGTTGGATTAGAGCCAACTATAAACCAACCGACCAATCGATATATGTTTTATGTTTCGGTCCAATCTAAGCCTGTGGCTGAATTTCTTAAATCATTGGGTATTGAGTCTAATAAAAAGCTAGCTAAAGAAACACTATCTATTCCTGATGTTATCTGGAGATCAAAGAAGAGTGTAATTGCAGCTTTCTTAAAGGGAATGTTTGAAGGAGATGGTACAGTATCTAAAGACTGTGGTTGTTCTATATCCAGTTGTAGTCATAAGTTAATGCAAGATGTCCATGAAATTCTATTGGGATTTGGAATAGTAGCTAAGCTTGATAGAAGAGCAGTTAAATGTCAAAATGATGGTGTTCATGAAGCAAGTATAGTTTATCTAAATCGTGCAAATACTGATATTTTTCATAGAGAAATTGGCTTTGTGAGTAAGAGAAAAAATGAGAGAATGAAAACAATTATTTCTCGACCCCATTCTAATGCATATGTTCCTATTACTTTTGTTGATCCAATTGTTTTAATTGAAAGAAGCAGGAATGAAGTGTTTGATATCTCTGTTCCTGATGGTGAACAGTGGTTAGGTGGTGGATTTGTACAGCATAATTCAGGCCTTAAGATAGAAGAAGGTGCAGCCGCTGGAGCCGCTATGGTTGCAAGCCATGTTGGACCCTATGCTAGGTTTGCTAGAAAACATCCAGGAAAGGTAATAACTGTTGGTAATGGAAAAGGTTGTGCTAGAACTTGGGCACAGGCTATTCAGTTCTTGATTGATAATCCTGATAAGTTAGAATCAATGAAGCAGAAGGGTCGAGATTTAATCATTGAACAGTATTCTCTTGAGAAGAATTTCCATCTTTGGCCACTAGCTTGGAAGGCTATGGCTGAGAAAGTGGCTAGAGGGGAAGTAGGTCCTCCTGATGTAATTAAGGATTCTAGATACTATAAATCTTATGCCGCTGCGGGAAGAAATGATCCGTGCCCTTGTGACTCAGGTGGAAAGTATAAATCTTGTTGTGGAGAGGGAGCATTTGGCTAATGAAAGTATATGTTTCATTAGTAACTGGTCTTCCAGGACTAGAAGATTTACTGGAAAGGAAATTAGTATTCAATGCTAAATGCTTAACACAAGATAAAGAGCAATTTGAGTTCTTAGTTGATGAAGAAGCAATTGCCGATTTAGGCAGGTTAAGTCCTTCTAAGAACTACGCTATCGAATATGAAGGAATTAAAGGCTTAAGTTACTTCTACTTAAAGGCGTATGAGATTGAAGATACTGAACCTATGAAAATAAAATTTAGTATTCAAGCACTTTCCTCTACTTGATAATATGGCGCTAGCGAGACCCTCACAAGATGAAATTCTGAAAAGGATTAGTACACGTATTAGGAATGAAACACCTCTTACTGCTGATTTAGATAGTTCTATTATTGGTGTAGTCCTTAAAATCATAGCTGCGGAAATGGATTCTCTGTGGGGGTATGTTGCTGATATAGAAACCCAATCTAATTTAACAACTGCTTCAGGTCCCTATTTAGACAATTTTGGACTTCTCTTTGGTGTTCCTAGAAAAAGTGCTCAATCCTCAACTACTAATGGGGGTTCCAGATCTGTTAGATTTATTAACAATGGTAACGCCTCATTAGTAGTGCCGGTAGGAACACGTGTATTTAAGACTGCGGATCCTTCTATTGCTTACTTTACTACTGAAGGTGCTAATATTAATGCTGGTGCTTTCACTGATGTTCATGTAACTGCTGCTAATATTGGTTCAATTTACAATGTAGGAATAGGGGATTTGAACGCCAGTTCTTTAGCTAATGCTGCTGTTACTGTTACCAATATACTGCCAATTATAAATGGGCAGCTTGAAGAAAGTGATGATTCCTATAGAGATAGAATCTTGAATGAGCTTCAGCGTAGGAATGTTCTTAATCAGACTAATGTTGTTTCAATGCTTCGCTCCATTCCTGGTGTACGTGATGTCTATCTACTGAATAATAGAAGGGGAGCAGGAACATTCGATGTAGTAATTGTCCCCTATAATTCATCAGAAATTTCTACTCTAGTTTCAGCAGCCCAATCAATGTTAGATGAAAATGTACCAGTAGGAATAATTGCAACTGCTAAAGGCCCAATCTATAGACAGATGGATATTAGAGTTGATCTTAGATTTATTCCTAGTGTTACTGATAAGGAGTCTATTAGGCAATCCATCAGAGCACAGATATCTTCTAAGATTGATAATCTAGTTGTTGAAAATGGAACAGGAATAGGAACACTATATCTTTCACAGATTTCTGCTATAGCAAACTATGATCCTAATGTGGCATCAGCAGTGGTTCAAGTAGGAATAGATGGAACACCCTATTCTGATCAAGGTCAAGTGAAACTAGCAATAGGGGAGAGACTTGTTCTTAGAGCCCTAGCTGTACAATAAATGTGGCGTGGATACTTCTACAAAATAGTAGACGATTGGACTACACCGTTAGAAAACCTTCCTAGATGGTTTGCTTCTAATAGCTACTTAGCTCTTAGCCAGTCTGTTTCTATACCCTCTTTCTCTTCCTTCTCAGCTACTGGTTCTTATACTACTCCTACTACGACTTTACCCTCTTCATGGGTATTGACTTCACCAGCTTCTACAACTGGTAATACTTTCAGAAGATTATTTGAAGTCTTCGTTAATGAGAAAGAATCTCTTAATCCTATCTTAAGATCTATTCTAAAGAGTAGGGCTTTATACTTTGACACATCTGATCCAGAGTATGCTTGGTTAGTTACCTTTGATAAAAGTGTTTATAAGCTTGAAATAGAACTTTCTAATGGTAATAGAATATCAGTAACCAAAGCCTCAAGTATATTTGATTTGTTCTGGTCTGGGGAATATAGATTTGTACAAGATGGATCAACAGTATTAATCTATGGTTTGGATCTTATTGAAACTGATACAGAAGATAGGGGTAGTGGTTGGCAGTATAATAAGTACTCTACCTTTAATAAGTATTTAACCTGGTTTCTACATCCTAATACGCATAACTTCTTTCCTATTCACCCCGATAATATAAGATCTGATGGATTACTAGGATATAATTCTTCAACTACTACAAAGATAAGATCTAGACTTAGTGCTGCAGGTAAAGCTTTATCTAGTGTAATAGTGTATTTGAATGATCAGAAAAGTACTGCTAATAGGATTAATCTATGGAATTCTGTTGATGAGAAAGCTCTACTAACTGGATTAACAAGACAACCTAGTGAAACTAATAGTACATTAGGAACCGCAGTTGAAAGATGTTTCTGGTTTGGAGGGCAAACCAAGAGAAAGACTAGAAGTTATATCTCTTCTGCTCTTAGGCAAGGAGCAATAGTGACTGCGCCTGCTTCTAGCACCATTATAAGTTTTCCAGCTTCTTCTACAGGATACCAAGTTAGAAATGTCTCTAGCTATGGAATAGTTGCTGAATATTTGATGCCTAATCCTGATAATACTTCTTTCTACAAAAGTAGTACAGGAACTAGAGACTTTGGTGCTATTCTACTGAATAATCAATTTGTATCGTACACTGATCATTCTACTGGATTAGAATTAGACTTTAATATTACGCATAACAAATTAGACAGACCTATTGCTAGTTGGTATTTGACCTATTGGACTGCCACAGCTACAGGAATGACTCTATCAGATAACTATCCTGAGAATGTACCAGATTTAATTATCTTTTGTGCTAAGCATGTTGATCTTCCGATTCCTAGTTCATCCACACTAAGAAAAGTGTATAAGAAAGATCCAAGTAATTATTGGCAGAATGAAGATTTATCTACAGTCCCTGTAGGTATGTCTACCTTCTTATGATACTAACACTTGATCCTAGTTTAAGAGCCTTTGGATGGGCTATTCTCTCAGCTAATAATATTATTGCTTGTGGTTGTATTAAAACTTCCAAGTCCTCCAAGAGAGTTACCGATTCTGATACTGACAGATTAGAGTTTATCAGTAAGGAACTTGCAGAACAAATCCTGAAATATAATCCTACTAAAATTGTTTTTGAGCACGCAGCAGGATCTAAAAGCTCAAGAGCTAATCAAGCCTTAGCTTTTGTAAAAGGTTTAGTTATAGGATTAGCAGTAGCTTACAATATTCCCTTTAGAACCGTTACAGCTAAAGAAGTAAAGAAGGGATTAACTTCTGATCGTAATGCTGAGAAGGATGAATTACAGAAAATAGTAATTGAGAAGTATCCTGATTTTAATGAGAAAACCTTAAAATTCTCTAAAGAAAAGAAATTTGCAGTCTCAGATGCTATTGCTGTGTATATCCAGTCTACAATGTAAGCTAGGAGATATATTCTAAACAAATATGAGTAACGGAAAAGATATTATTTATGGTGCGCAGGCTCGAGAAGCCATGGTTAAAGGAATCAATAAGATTGCTGATGCTGTTAAGGTTACACTTGGGCCTCGTGGTAGGAATGTCGTTATTAAGAAGCAGTGGAATTCTATTGTAACTAAGGATGGAGTTACCATTGCTCGTGAGATTAGTCTTAAGGACCCACTAGAAGATTCAGGTGCACAGCTATGCAAACAGGTTGCGTCAAAGACAAATGATGTTACAGGTGATGGGCCTCAGCCTCTTTATAGCAGAGTTCTTACTCCTAATGGATTTGTAAAAATGGAAGATCTTCAGGTTGGAGATGAAATTTGTGGAACAAATGGAACAGTTCAGAAAGTTTTAGGAATTTTTCCTAAAGGCTCCAAGGAGATTTATAAAGTTAAATTCTCTGATAAAAGAGAGGTTGAATGCTGTGAGGACCATTTGTGGGCAGTTAGATCAAAAAGTAGAGGGAAATTAAAGATTCTTCCCACTAAAGAACTTATGAATCTTAAAGTATCTTTTACTGATTTGAAGGGATTTAAAATACATAAATACTATGTTGAAACTAGTGTTCCAAACTTTAATACTAGAAGCTTTGTTCTTGATCCTTATTTAGTAGGAGCTCTCATTGGTGATGGAAGTCTTAGTGGCAGTGGATCAATTGAACTTTCTTTAGGTAGAAACGATTCCTATATTATAGACAAAATTGTGTTGCCTGAAGGTCTTTATTTAAAGACAACTTTGGTTGAGAATAAAAATTATTATAGAGTTAAAATTCAAGGTAAAACACCAGACGGGAAAAGTCCTCATGATCTTGTTAGAGAGATAGGCTTACTTGGAACAAAAAGTGGAACCAAATTTATTCCTAAAGAATATCTGTATTCAGATTTAGAGTCTCGAAAACGTCTTTTTGAGGGGTTGATGGACACTGACGGGCATTATAATGCCCGTGGTTTACATAGCTACTCAACTATTAGTGAGCAATTATGTTTAGATGTACTTGAACTTTTTAGAAGCTTAGGTAAAGCTACCTCTTGGTATAAGAAGGAACGAAAAGAGAATGGGTCATATTCTAACACTGCTATATACTGTATTTCTGAATTAAAGGGGTATAAATATGGTATAAGTATAGATTCAATTACACCCACTGGACAGTATACTGAAATGCAATGTATTAAGGTAAGTAATCCTGATAACCTGTACTTTACAGATAATTATATTCTTACTCACAATACTTCTACAGCTACTATTCTAGCCCAAGCATTAGTTAATGAAGGAAATAGATACTTATCTAATGGTGGAAACCCTGTTCTGTTGAAGAAGGGTATTGATAATGCTATTTCTGCAACCGTGCAGTTTATCAAAGGTAAGATTAAGAAAATTAGTGTTACTGATGAGAATGAAGTTAAGTTTGTTTCAACTATTTCAGGCAACAGTGAAGAAGTAGGTAAGCATGTTAGTGACGCCTTTATCAAGGTTGGAGCTGATGGTGTTGTTACCTTCGAAGTAACTAAAAATACTGAAACTGTATTAGATGTGGTTGAAGGTTTTAATTTTGATCGAGGTTGGCTCTCTCAGTTCTTTGTTTCTAACCAGGAGAAGATGGAATCTGTATTAGAGAATCCTTATATTCTTATTTGGGAGCGAAAGATTAGTAGAGCTGCAGAACTTATTCCTCTTCTAGAAAAGATTGCACCTTCACAGCGACCACTTCTAATTATGGCTGATGAAATTGAAGGAGATGCACTTTCTACCCTAATTGTTAATCATATCCAAGGTCGAATAAATGTTTGTGCGATTAGAGCTCCTAGGTTTGGTGAGCAGAGAAAGAATATGATGAAGGATATTGGTATTCTAACCAATGGTACTTATTTCTCTGAAGATTTAGGCTCTAAGTTGGAGAATGTCACTCCTGATAAACTTGGTCAAGCTAAGAAGGTTATTGTTACTAAAGATGATACAACTATTATTGAAGGCGCAGGAACTAAGGAAACAGTTGACGCTCATATTGCTTCTCTTAAAGAATCCCTAGCTGTATTAGATAGTAAGTATGATCAAGAGAAGGTTGTTGAGCGAATTGCTAAACTCTCTAGTGGTGTTGCAGTAATTAAGCTTGGAGCTTTTACTGAGGCTGAAATGACTGAGAAGAAGTATAGATATGAAGATTCAATTAATGCTACTAAGGTTGCTCTAGAAGGTGGAGTCGTTCCTGGTGGTGGAGTTACTCTCTTAGCCGCTAGAGATGCCTTATCAGCTTTACCTTACTCTAGTGATGATGAGAAGGCTGGAATTGAGATTGTTAAAAGAGCATTAGCAGTACCAATGAAGACTATTGCTTTCAATGCTGGTGTAGCCGCTGATGTGGTTGTAGATACTGTTTCTAAATCAGAGTACGGAACTGGCTTTGATGCTAAGAACGAAGTATACGTAGATATGTTTAAAGCAGGAATTATTGATCCTGCAATGGTGGAAATCTCAGCACTTGAGAATGCTGGATCTATCGCTGGAATCTTCCTAATGACTGAAACATTGATAGTGGATGCACCAGATGATAAACCCAAGCCTCCACCACAATACGATTATTAACTTGCGCTACTCCTCCTACAAGCAGGACGGTTCTTTATCCAGGGACCGTCCTCTACTTTTTTATGTTAGGTAATTATAGTACTTCAGTCGATAAAAGGCAAAAACCCCCAGGGAATATATCAGTTAATTACCGACATCCACTGGCTAAGAATTTAGTATTAGCTATGCCTTTCTCAGAAGGTGCAGGTTCTCCAGCAGAGATTATTACTAAAACTAAGCAGATTACATATTCAGCTAATGGATGGGTTCCTACAAAATCTGGAGTGGCTTATTATGCAGCTGCAGCACAGAACCAAATTGTACACCCTAACTGGCAATTGGTTGATTCTTCTTTAGCTTCAACTGCTTCTGGTCTTCCGTTTTCAGTGTTTACAGTAGTGAATTGTGTTGGTACACCTGGAGCATTCTCTACTATAATAGCTCTTGATACTTGGTATTCTAACCCAAGTATAAGTCTATTCTTTGGATCTTCAGGATTTCCTAGATTTCAATACACTGATGGTATAACTGCTGGAGCAACTAATGATACTTTACTACAAGGATCAGTAAATCCAGGAGCAGGCTTTCATACCTTATGTGGTACGCATGGAATAGGTGCTCAAACATTGAAAACCTCTACCGCTGCTCTCTATGTAGATGGTCTATTAATTACATCAACTGCAGCTGCAGTTCATCCTGGTGGAACTGGTAAAACTGTTTCACCAGGCACTGGTACTAATAATCTATGTTTAGCTTTTTATATCTTCAATAAAGAACTTACTGCCTATGAAGTGAAAAATCTTCATGATGCACCTTACGATTTATTTAACTTTACAAATTACTCTGGATTAGGAATTGGGGCTGGATTTAATGTTAGTAGAAATATTCGTAACACTCTATTCTAACTCCTCTATTTAAATAATGCCAACACTAACACCCACTTTTACAGATAATGTTTCAGTAGTTGCAGCAGCTACCTTAGCTAGAAACGCTACTACATCTGGAACTATAGATTTAAGATCTAAACGAGGAGCATGGCTTTTTATTCGTGTTGGAAGAACAGGAACTAATGCACAGACAAATGGTGTTGATGTTCTAGTTCGTAGAACATTAAATGCTAACGCAATAGCACAACCATGCCCTGTTGCTACTTTTAGAACTCAGTATGCTGCAGCTCAAACTACTACTTGTGCTACTTCAGATTCTGCCTCAGGTCAGGCTGTAGTTACAGTTGCCTCAACTACTTCTTTTGCTGCTGGTGATTACCTTATTTTTAACCAGGGTGGCGCTAGAGAAGAATATGCTAGAGTAGCTAGAGTTACTAGCTCTACTGCCTTTCTCTTAGATAGAAACTTAACTTATACACACACTTCAGCTGCTGCTGATACTATTTATAATAAGTGCGATGCTTGGACTGTCTGGGTTGATGGTGGTAGCTATATTGAAGTAGTTTTTGATTACGGTGATGATGCAGCTGGGGACTCAGTTAGAGTTGAGTGTAAAGCGCAGACATACGATTCGGATACATTAGCCTAATGCCTATTATTTACGGAACTGAAACTAGATTTGTGTTTGAAATGAGGGACTCCTTAGGAGGCTTGGATACAGATACTGCAACTGCACCTACTGTAACAATCTCTAAGAATGGAGCTGCTTTTACTACTAGATCTAACTCTCCTGCACCTACACAATATACTGTTACTAACATTGCTTCAGGCCATTGGTACGTAGATGTTAATACTACTGATATGGCTAGTAATGTTATTATTTTGAAAGCGCAGAAGACTGGAATGGTGCCATATACCCAAATTGTATATCCAGAACAAATATTTACTAGTTTAACAGCAGTAGCTACAGCACTATTAGATACTTCACTAGCAACTGGATCAGATACTAATGTAAGATCAGTTAGAAATGCATTGAGAGTATTAAGAAATAAGGTTGATGCTTCCTCAGGTCAAATTATTATTACTAAAGAAGATGACACAACTGAAGCTTGGAGGGCAGATGTTACAACGAATGCTGCTGCGGCTCCAATAATTACCGTAGACCCAACCACATAATATCATGGCAGATAATCTTAATTATAACAATCCTGTATCAGGAAGTACAATTGCAACAGATGACGCTGGTGGCGCACACTATCAACGTGTTAAACTAGTTGATGGCACACTAGATAGTACTGCTGCTATTCCTGGTGATGCCACTAGTGGTTTGTATGTTCAGGTTAAAGACTCTATAACTTTACCTACTAAACCTCTATCTCCAGCAATCTATACATATGCTTTTATTACTGATGGATCTAGAATTGCAACATTAGAAATGTATGATGCTTCTGGTTCAACAGTAGCTGTTAAAACCTTAACTCCAACTGCTACAGGTACTGGTGCTAGATATTTGCTTAACTCTGGTTGGTCAGCTACCTGGGTGGGGGCTAAAGTTATAGCATTATCCGGTGCTGGTAATATTTACTTTAATAATGCAGGCCTTAACTCTGCTGCTTCTGTAGCTTCCTCAGTAACATCGGATGTACCAACTACAGGATCAGATATAGTATATGTTGGTCAAACATTAGGGTTAGTAATAGGGCAACCCACTACAATTGGTGGATCATTTGATATACTCTCAGTAGTTCCAGGAACATCTGCTACAAACTTAGGTAAAGCTGAGGATGCAGCCTTTGTAAATGCTGACACTGGAGTTTCAGTATTCTCAGTAAGAGATGATGCATTAGGTGGATCAGAAGCTTGGACTGTTAATGCAGAAGGAGATTACACAGTCTTTAGAACTAACTCTAGAGGAGCTTTATGGACAACCGGCGATGTGGTCAGAACTGCTGGTTCCCAAGGTAATATTAAAGCTTCTGGATTATTAACCACTACTGTTAACTCTACTGGATATTTAGATGTAACAGCTGCTAGATTCGGTGTTGTTCAAGTAGACAGCTCTGGTGCTATATCTACTCCTGGAACACTTAGATTGCAACTCTTTAACTATGTTGGTACTCTTGCTGATACAGTCTCATTTTATGATTCAGGTTTAATTGCATCTGGTGTTGGCCAAGCTATAGCATTTTCTTATAGATTAGATACTGGGTACTATTACTATGTTGTCTCGGCTAATACAAGTAACTTTGGAGCTGTTCGTGTAACACTTGATACATATAAAACCTAATGCGTATTAAAGCCAAGCTTACACCAAATACGATACTTCGTCCTGGTGATTCACAAGCTACAATTACAGCTGCATTAAATACTAGCAATACCAGAATTGAGTTTATGCCTGGTGATTACTTTATCACAACTCAATTATCTGTCACAGCTTCAGGAGTGTATGTAGAGGGTAATGGAGCTAACATTATTGGAGGAGTTAAAATACCGTGGTCAGCATGGACAGCTATAAACTCCTCTGATGTGCTATGGAGTAGATTACCTTCGTCTTTAAGAGCTAGTATTGTTAAAGTTAATCTTAGAGATTTTGGTATTACACCTAGCTCTTTTGATACACCTGCTAATGAAACTCTATTAAATAATGAGCCAAGGTATATGGAGCTTTATTATAATGGTGTAAAACAGACTTTACCTCAATGGCCAAGATCTGATTGGGCTTTTGTTGATACTATAGGAAGTACGTCATTCACAGTAACTGGTAAAACATTCACTTATTCTGATACTTCTAGTGCATTTGTGCATGCATTTATGGGTACTACTTATAGTGATGTAAGAGTAGCTAATATAACTGCAGCTGGAAATACTATTACATGGGGAAGTCCAGGATTAGGCACTTCATCAACTTTAACAGTTAATGGAAGATTTCGTATAGTCAATGTACCAGAAGAATTTGATGTAGGTAATTATTACTTAAATCAAAGTGGTACAGCTTTTGATTTATACTTTCTACCAGATACTACTGGATATGATGCATACATTCCAATCTGCTATGATTATCTTCTTTACCTAGATACTTGTGCTAATACCACAATCAAAAATCTTAACTTTTACTATTCTAGACGAAGAGGTACTAGAATAAATAAGTGCCAAAATACTTCAGTTGTTAACTGCTTATTTGATGGAGCTACAACTTATGGAGCTCAATTAAGTGATGATACTGATAAAACTATATCCCAGAATATTAGCTATATAAACTGTGTATTCAGACAGTGTGGGTATGGTGGTGTTGTTCTTTCTACAGGTGGTGGAAACAATACAAAAGCTAGAGCTATTTTATTTGATCAGAAGTTTAATATAATCAACTGTAATATCTCAGATAATAATACCAGAATTTATGGAGTAGGTAATGTTTACTACTTTGGTGGAGTTAAAAACTCACTGATAAAAGATAATGTAATTATGAATACTCCTGGGCAAGGTATTGCTTTAAGGGGTAACGATAATACTATTTCAGGTAACTATATTAAGAATAGTTGCTATCAAATGTCAGATGCTGGAGCAATCTATGTGTATGGTAGAAACTGGGACTTTGCTAATAATGTAATTAAAAACAACTATATTGAGAATGTAACTCTAAATGCTTCTTATTTTCCAGGGTCTACAGGAGCTTTCATTACTGGAATATATCTAGATGATCAGGCTCCAGGGAATATAGTAACAAGTAATACAGTGTCTGGAGCATCTAGAGGAATCATGCTAACTACTGGGCATGGAAATATTGCTTCAGGAAATGTATTCTATAGTACTCAAGATATTGTCTGGGTATATCAAGCTGGAATTGGAAGATTTGACGCTTTCTCTAATAATAGTACGTATGAAAGAAAATGGTGTGTTCCAACAACTGTGGGAACTCATAGTATTGTAGTAGATGGATTTACGGTAGGGCCTTTATCCACTGCAGTTCCTCTTAGTGATTATGTATTTACTATTAAGTATGCTTTAGCTATGCATTACTTAGGATCCTATCCAGATCCAAATATTTACTGTGTCTATGATACTACTGGAGTAAATACTACAGAGTTTGTTTTAGTGAATGGATATGGAATGTCCACATTCTCAATAGTCAATGGTGGAGGTGCTACTGCCTATGAGCTTCCATCTAGTGTGTATCAAGACACAATAAAAAGATTTAGAATCAATAGTTCTGGTACTTACAACATAACATTGCCTGCTGGAACTACTGCTACTATTAATACAAGTACTGGAACAGCTGGATTACAAACAGCACTTAATGCAGTAACTACTGGATTTGTAGTTACAGGTACCTTATCATCCTCAGCAATTGTAACAAATTCTAATGGTATTAGTACCTTTATTTTCAATAATGTTACTGGTGGGTGTTCATTTACAGATATTCCATTCTATGGACAGAGAATTCAGGATTGGAAAAACTTTGAAAATAATTATGTAAAGTATTACACTGGTACTACTTCAGGGTACTCGGCTTGGTCATATCCATATGTACAAAATGTCTTGACACAAAATGGTGGTAGATTTGGGTATGATCTTTATTTCACTGATAATAGTTATGATTCTAATTCTACTTATAGTGATCCAGTTTATAATGGACCATCGCAAGTAACTGCTGCCAGAAATACTTCTTTCTCAGGAACATTTAGTGGGTAGCTCTATTTTATTATGATCTTATTATTTGGTGGAAGTGCAAGTTCAAATACAGCAGGTAAAAGAAGCTTCTTCATGTTTTGGTTTGGAGGACTTTCAGCAGGATTTGCAGGATCATTATTTAGATCAGTATCACCAAGAAATGAGAGAGCAGCTAGTAGGGGAATTCAAAAGTGTTAATTAAACAATCTTCAACAAAACCATTACTCTTTTTGATGATAGATGCTACTAGCCATATCACAGGTAAGACAGGCGTAACTCCTACTGCATATATTAGTAAGAATGGAGCTGGGTTTGCTGCAGTTGCTGGTTCTATTACTGAGCTCTCTTATGGGTGGTATAAACTTACCCCCACAACTGTAGATACTAATACTTTGGGGCCCTTAGCTTTACATGTTACTGGAACAGGTTGTGATCCAGTTGATGCCCTTTATCAGATAGTTGCTTTTGATCCAGAAGACGCAACTAGCCTAGGATTATCTAGAATTGATTCAGCCATTGGTTCAGTACCTACTAATGTATGGGCTGCTGGAACACGTACTTTAACTAGTATTTCTCAAACTGTAACTGCTGTTCTAACTACAGCAGAGCACACTAATGTTGCCACAGATGTGAGAACAGGATTGACAGCTCAAGGATATACAACTACTAGAGCTCCTTATCTTGATTATTTAGATGCGGCAATTAGTAGCCGATCTACTTTCTCTGGTACATTAGGTACAGATGCTATTACTGCAGCCAGTGTTTCTACTGCAGCAGCTAATAAGATTTCATCTAATCTACTTGGGACTGTTGTAACCAATCCAACTGTTGCACCAACTACTTATACTGTTGATAGTATACTTGGTTGGTTGTTAGCAATTACCAAATTTAAGAGAGAACAGACAACTAGTACAGAGAATCTGTATAGAGATGATACTGTTACTCTTCTAGCAACTTCTAGTAAGTACGATTCAGGTTCTGTATTTACCAGAAGTGAATATGTATAATGCCAATTAGTGTTGAGCGTAAAAGGGAAGCAGCTTTTCTAGATCCCTGGAATATTTTAACCCCTATTGGGTCGATTGATACTTTTACAAGATCGGCTGTTCTTGGTGTTTATTCTGTTACAGCTACAGGATTTTCTACAGACTTTCTTTACCCATTCGTTGAAAACTTTCAGTATTTACCTAGAGTACCTTGGATTCCTAGATGGTTAGAAGCTAATTACAGCTCTAGTTCTACTTTAAGAAAGTTTTATGGGATAGCACTAGCTAATCAGAATGATCTGTTTCATAGATTTACACAATCTATAGTACCTAAGTTCTTTGGTGAGATAAGTGAAGAGAGAGTTCTTTACTTTGCTAAGTATATTCAACCAAAGAACTATATTCCTACAGTTGTGCTTGCTTCAGGATCGATAGAAATACCTTTAGTTTATAAAGATTCTATAGGCTCTCTATTATCAGAAAAGTTATCTCCTAGCTTTGCCATTACCAGTAAAGGGATTTACTTTAAGAACTTAGCTATAGTTTCTTACGTAGTAGATGGTAGCTCTGGATATATAGATATAGGACCTATTGTTGCATTTGATCCTCCGATAGCTGATTCGCTAATTATTATTACTGATCCTTTTAATGATACGATTTATCTAGACGCTAAGGATAATAGAATAGTTGGAAATAAAATCTACTTAGGATTAGCTGGAACGTATGTAGTTTCATTCCTATCTGATCTTAATCATGCTAATGTCCTTAGTGAAGCCATCTATCTGAAAATAGATGGTCAGAAAATATTTCTAGAGCCATACTATATTGAGAATACTTGGGATACATTTGCTAAGTATAATCAACTGAAGAGAAATAAATCTGAAACTAATGTAACACTTCAGGCTAGGAATCACTTCATTACTGTTGCTAATACTGTTGAAGAAAGAATATCTGCTAGCCTAGGAAAAGGTGTAGCTATTCTTTGGGGAACTGATGACACACCCTATACGCTTCCTACAGGAACAGTAGATTTTAATGTTTGGGATCAAAAGCCTACAGTCTATTTAACTGAACAGCCAATAAAGAATGGGAATAACTGGTACTTATTAAATATTCCTGATCTTGTTGAAATAAGAGTGAATAATACTATCCTCCAAACCACAGAATATTCTGTATCAGGAAATGTAATTACTAGTTTATCAGAGAGACTTATCAATGCCCATCAGGAAGATGTATCAGTTAGATACTCAAGAGTTGTGTATACTAAAAGTTCCACAACAGTTTCTCAAAGCTCTAGTCTAAAGAAACACTTTAACATGGTATGTTTCAGTAAGGTTCAGGTTCAAGAAGTTTCTAAGCATATTAGAAAATGGTACTGGGAGAAAGAAGAAGGGATTACAGTGGGAGGATCCACATTTAATTAATGTTAGAAAGAAGTAGTTGGCCGACATGGCTAAAAAATCTATTACCTAATTTTCTTGAAACTGTAAACTATCCCAGAAGTGGTATTGGTGACCTTCAAGATTTAGCATTTCAACCAGTTATTTCTAATACTGGAAAATGGACCGGATATATTAATACTGGTTGGTATTATCACGATAACTTTGAGCAATATAATTATTCAGTAAAAGCGACTAAACTTATTGCTGCAGTCTCAGGTAGTGTTGGTATAGCATCAGGTGGGTACACAACCACATCATCAGTTTCAGGTATCATCTCTGAGTCAATTTCATTTAGGCCTTCTTGGGGCCCAGTTCTTGTGTACAGCTCTTCTACTAAAGAACCCTACACAATTCACCATAACTGCTTTTACCCTGCTGTATCGCTAACGTGGGCCTTAAGTGGTACGTGCTATGTAGCAACGTTACCGTCTTCTTCTCTATTACTGAATATAAGGGATCTGACAAATCTATATTTTGGAGCAGTAGCGTCTACTGGAGATCTACTTTCCAATAAACTATATTGGTATGATCAAACTAATAATCAAGTTTGGATAAAAAGTACTACATCACCACAAGCGTGGGCAGATATACTCTACACGGTTCCAAAGTTGAGAGTAAGGGAATTAACATTCCAGGAAAGTGGAGGAGTAAGGGCTAGCTACCGTAATATTGAAAATGTAAAAGTGTATAGAGGTGATCAAGTATACACTGTTACTGGGGCTGTAACTGGTAGTAACTATATATCTCATACACTTACAGGGTGTGCATTAGGAGATTGGGTAGCCTTAGAGTACTACGTTACTAAATCATATGTATTAACTGATCATAATCAGCTTCAGTACTTTATTGGATTGAATGCATATGATAACTTTATAGTAGATTATGAATCTTCAGTTCCGGATATTATACAATCAGCTACGATTCAAAATGGTACTACTCTAAACTATAATCCCATTTTCAGTGATTCAGTAAGAGCTGGATATTTATTCCATTCTAATCCTGCTTCTAGTATAAGTAGTTATTGGAAACCTTCATTCTTAAGATTACAAGCTGATAAATCTGTAGTGTGTGGAACATACAACGAGCCTGTATTTATATCAGCTGCTTTGTATGATGAGAATCAACTACCAATTCCATACTACCCAATAGTCTATAGTTATACTACAGGAGCGTCCGCAGTATCTACATCTCCTACTGGAAGTGTAACTGATGGCAGAGGAGAATTCCATATTCTTTTATCTCCTGCTAGTTCTATGAGTAGTATACTGTTTACCTTAACTGCATCCTCATTAACCACTTCAGTTTCAGGGAACTTAACCATAACAGTTGATACCTTTGGTAATATGGTTACTATGGCTAAATGGACCTCAGGATGGCTAAATACTATACAAACTAATCAGGTTAATAACGATGGATATATTAGATGCTTTGCTAATGCTATATCCTTAGATGGAATTCCTAGGAGTTATATCTATACACTTCATTCTGATAAATCAACTATATTTATTGGCCAAGATAAGGTTCCAAAAGTAGGAAGTATTAGATTAGTTCAAGATGCTTATGCTCCTAACTTTACATCAATTCTAGAGTTTAATATGCTTCCACAAGGTGGAGAAATTCTTTATGGTGAAGATGGAGACGCACAAACTGAGAGGATAGTACTATGAATTCATTAAATCTATACTTTGGACCAAAGCTTCCTGTAGAATTAGACTTAGTTGGATTAACATTTATTGCTGCTCCAATTCTCCATCCTGATTCAGCTGTAGCTTCTTTATCTGCTGAAAGGTATGCTAAAGAGAACTACCCTCATATTGATTATAACTGGGAATTAATACAGGATATTCAATTAGGATCAACTATTGATCTTTCTCTGTTTATTCCAGCAGTTAAGAATACAATGTTTACTACTGATGATCCCGCTAATTATTCATCAGTAGGAAATGTATCAGTTACAGTAGGTGACACATTCTGGTCCCCAAAGATTCTTAATAATCCAATCAAGGTTTTAGGTATTAATATTACACCAGCTAATACCTGGCAACCTATTATTAAGCCTGGTACAGTTTGGAGAAAATATACTGTTCCCTCTACTGAACCAACAGATTCTTGGTTAAGAGCAAGTGGTCTAGTTGAAGAAGATACTGTTATCTTAATTTATACAGTTCCTGAGACTAGATATAATACAACTACTGGTACACATCCTGATTTCCCTGCCACTATTCAATATAAAACTGTTAAAGAATTACCAGCTATTACTAGTCCTAATACTTTAAAGTATACTCAGAATCTTGAAATACTAACTGAAGTAAGAGTAAATGGAACTCTTCCATACTCTGATACTCTTTACTTTACAGGTACTGAGAGTCATTCCTTAATTAAATCTATTGATAAGGTCAATAAAACTATTACTCTTACTAAGAGCCTAGGTCCTGATGAGTATGTAGAAATTACCTATTTAGCTTATAATGATTACTACAATTATACAGGATTCAGAGATAAGAATAATTTGTGGTATTCATTCGATTCTAATCCTGAGTATGGACATTTAATTACTGATGATTCTACACATCAACTAAGACCTGCTTCTGATGTACTTCTAGAGCAAGTAACAATCTATGCTCTTCCGAGTGCTTATCTAAAGGTTGAACAAGATCCTTTTACTGATGGAAGATATGTGATGACATTTGTTAGAGCCATCAACTATGGTGAAACACATTTTGTCAGGCATTTAATTTCAGGAGAACGAACTGAAAATATTGGTAGTAGATTTGGTGGATCAACAGCTTCTACTTGGGGATATGCTATTTCAGGTAGAAACTATTATGATGAAGTAGGTACATTCTTCAGTGATATTTTCTCAGAAGAAATTCCCTCAATGCTTCCATTAGGAAAGTTTGTATTAGCAGCACCAGCCTCTATTAATTCTACCTCTATTGCAGACATTAGAAATAGGGGTGGTGGAGTTCCTGAAGATTATTCTTATACTGCAATCGATACAAATACTGATGGTATTGATACCCTTAAAGGATTCTGGGATCAAGGTATTTGGGAAGGAGAAGTAGTTAAAGAAGGTGGAGTTGTAGAAGTCAAGATTGATCCTTCACTACTTAAAGACAGTGAGGATGATCCAGACCCAACAACCTTTACATATTCACAGATTTATGAGATTGTTAAAAGTCAAATGCCTCCAGGAATTGAATTTGAAATTATTTTTGATACGGTGTAATTAAATGGCAGATCCTATTATTAGCACAATACAGTTTCCATATGCTTTAGATAACTGGGAATCTTTATATGATTTTGGAACTGCTCCAGGATATGATTCTTATACTAAACTTTATGCTGGAAGATTCAATAAAGTTAGAAATCTTATTGACGTTGTTCAGTTTAATTTAGTTACAGCAAGTGCTAGTGGAGATAACTCTCTAAATACTATAGCCTATACCTATCATTTACCTCCAATATCAATGAATGAAATTTTAGCATTCTCATCCTTAGGTGCTTTAAATCAAGGTAAATCTCCAGCCTCACATGTTATACCTTTTGAGTGTGTTATAACTTCAAATACAGATGTAAATTATAATAATTGGACCAGTAATGTTAGTAGAAAGAATATGATCTATATAGATCATCCTAATACTATTAACTATGCTTTAGGGTATTTTAATAGAATTGATAACTATCCATTAGTTTCTGGATCTCTATACTCTGATGATGAAACTTTAGATTTAACTAGATGGGCAGTAAATGTACATGCTATTCCTTCATCAGGATGTCTACTAATTAGAGGCTCATTAATAGATATAAGAATTAGTGGCTTAGGAGCAACTCTACCTAATCTTAGTACTATATTTAGTGGGGATACTAGAGTCTATCTTAGAGTTACACTTACAGGAGTTGGATAATGGCATCACTTTCTATTTACCCCACATACATGTATTCAGACCAAGGGTATTGGGTTGGCAATGCAGCAGTTTTATCAGAGGTTGGAAGCTATGCTACTAAAGCTTCCTCATTAGGTAATGACAATCTCTATATCTTAGGATTCCAATCCACCTCTCTCCCAAAGAACATAGTAATTACTGGATTTGAAGTAGAAGTAGCTGGCAAAGCTTCAGCCTCAGCTAGTATGAATCTAAGACTTATGACTGGTAGAGATGTACCAACTGCTACTGGAAATACTAAGACTTTAAGTTTTACCACATCTTTATCAACTGGTACTGCTGGTAGTTTTACTGATATGTGGGGAACATCACCCCTTTATTATGAACTTTATGATAATGCTAACCTAGGTGTCCTGTTAACTACTACAACTTCTAATAAAACTTACTATTTAGATTATGTAATACTCAGAATTTATTACACTACCCAAACTTATCTAACTGGTACTAGATCATTATTTTCTTCACGATCAAATAACTTAAGAGATGTTCTTTATTCTGCTAATACTTCTTTGAATAATCTTAATCCAGTTTATAATGGTCATGGATTAATACACCAGGTTAAATCAGAGGATGTTAATAAGTTAGGAGACTGTTTATATCAAACTGAGAATGTTATTCATGGATTAACATCATCAGGAATAGTATCAGCAGGTGGAGCACCTCTTAGAACTAATAACTATGTGTTTACTATTACGGTAACTGGAACTACTACTGGCGCGTCTAGTATTGTCTATCAGCAAAATGTTAAATGGTTAGCATATGGAAGAGAAGTTACGCATCAAACTATTAATAATCTTTCAGCAACAAAGAGAAGTCCTGACCCAATCTTAGCTCCTAATGTAACGTTGAATTGTTATAATGTCTCAGCAATAGGATGGGTTACTAATGGTGGAACTAATTATCCTCTTTGGGTGCAGCCTTATTCTCTTAGATACAGTGTTAATAATTCTGGAGAGTTAAGCTATAATATTGGATTTATAGCTATGAAATCTGACTGGATAAATGATAATACTACTAATACAGTTTCAGGGTATCAAGGAGTAAAGATTAATACAGTATCAAATATAGCTTCAGGAATAGTTACAGTGAAATTAATGGGAATAGCTAGAGGTGGAGTATGAACTTATACAGAACCGGATCAACATCTGTATTTCCTGGGTCCCTAGATCAATTTGTAATTAAAACAGCATTTTCTTCAGGAGGTACCCAATTACCAACTGCAATGATTAAAGACAGTCATTGGAATCATTATTTTGATGCATGCTTTAACATTGAGAGATATTTGTATGGTAGATTGGGCGGACCAATCTACGGTGTTACATCAACTAGTAGCTCATTAAGAGGTACTGATGTTATATTCTCAACTGAGACCTATAGTACCACAATCTCAGGAAGTTCTGCAGTAATTAGTGCTACAGTTCCAGCTATATTTGGGTCTGCACCTTTTGCTGATAATGGATTTGCAATAAAGCACTCTACCTACTTTGTAGCTGCTGCTTCTGGTGGAGCTATGGTTCAAGGTGTGTGGGCTAACAATAATTATGCAGCACCTGAACCATTTAATAAGTGTATTATTCAACCTCAGTTCTTTACTTCTTTTGCTCCAACCACTGGAAGAAATTATCAGATTACTGTTTATAGAAAAGACTATAGACCTTATAGTTATTATCAAAGCTTAACTGATCTATTCTATACAGCTGTAGATGGTAATAGTTGGAATTACGCTTTCAATTTTAATGCTAACGATAATGGCCAATGGGATGTTGTTTCATATCAGACAGGCCATACTATTGCTACTAATAGAACGGCTGCTCCTATTCTCCAAATAAACTATACTGGAAATACTACAAGTGCTGAATTCTTGTATACTAATATAACTCCATGGATAGATAAGAGTTTCACATATGCTGGAAACTGGGGGCTGATGCAACTTCAAAGCGGTGTGAGTAATACTGGTGGAGGAGGCTATCTAGTTGCAAACTTAGATCCTTCACCTGATGGAGAAGTTATCTTCCAGTCTATTTATACCAATCATAGTTATACTGGTAAATTATGTTTATGCCATACTCAAAATACTCCTTCAACTATTGCACAATATGTAGGTAGATTTGGTCCTTGTGTAAGATTCCAAGGTTCATTAACTAGTGCTAGTTTCTATGGAATAGCCTTTGGTGATTATTACGGTGCAGGAAACCCTAATGGTGATGATACTGCGCACAATTGGATTAGAATAATTAAGGCAGTTAATGTGCCGTTGTGGCATCCTAAGTTAGATGATAACTCTCTATCTAATGATCATACAAGTACATCTTGGAGCTCAGCAATATTAGGAGGAACACTAACAGAGTTAGCTACATACGATATGGCAGCTTATGTAGCTGCAGGTGCTTCATATTTCAAGTTATCAGTACAAGGAAACACTGTTAGTGTATCTATTAGCCATAATGGAACTGCATGGACCTCTATTTATAGTGCTGTAGACAGTTCTTCACCAATTACTGGTGCGGGCCAACATGGTTTCTTTGTAAGAGGCCAAAACTCAAATAATGGAATGTCTAGAGGAATGTTAATTGGACCTAATGTACAAATTAGAAATATTGTTGCATCAGTAGACAACTACCCAGTACAAGTTAAAGTTCTATATGCTAAAGTTACACCAGATCCCCTTGTTTCAGTGAGTATTTAAATGTTAGAGTATACAGAAGCTTATCTAAAACCATTTACCTGGGCTAAGCAAGCATACAATTATATGCTGAATAATCTTAGTACTGATGTAAGTGTAAATATTAATCTAGACCAGCTGACGTCTCCAATAGTTAATAACCTAGGTGTACTACCATCCTTTATAAATACAAGCACAGAATGGAATAATGCTTCTAACTACTTATACTCAAATGTTGGGGCTATTTATAAATCGATTGATCAAGCAGATTCTTATATTTCTGGTCTCTATACCCAATTAAATGCTCGGTTAATTGAATCTGAGAAAAGATTAAAAGAGATAGAGAATGGTCTAAAGATTATACAGACAGGCACTAAGTATAGTGCTTCAACATCTATTGGAATTAAAGGTGGATCTACTGATTTAATTGAATCTTCTGATAAATACTATATTGATTATCCTCCACTTGAGAATGTGGATGAGGAGCATGTCTTTAGACTTAAGGATACAGGCTTCTTCAGTTCTATTAGATCATTAGGTGGATTTGCAGGAAGAGTTGTAGTTGAAAATACTCTTACACAGATCTTTGAGAGTGGTAGCATTTATGATATAGTTGACGGGGATAGAAACAGTTTCTGGTCTGCAATAACATATTCTCCTAATTTGATTCGTGCTAACAATAATGATATAGCTTGGTTACCAGATTCATATAAACAGGGCATGGCTATTCAAGTAACATACTATTTAGATAGACCAACTCTAGCTACTGAAGTATTCATTGATCCTGTTACTACTGAACCATTTGATCTTGTATCAGTATCTTGGACCCCAGCTTCCTTAACTACATCTATAGCTTCTTCATTCTCATACTGGAGAACATCAGGAACAGTATTAACTGGAACTGCATATGGTATTGCTGGTGATGTGGGTGCTGTAGTTTCTGCTCCAACAGGATATGTTAGATACACATTTGCTATTCCATCATCTACAGCTTCAGTCTCTGGAGAAACTGGCTTACCAATTGGTAGAAGAGCTGAAGTAAATTATTCTATGAAGGGGTTAGGTAATCTATACTCTGGAGCTAGATTAGTATGGATTGATAGTTCTTCTAGAGTTATTAACTATAAACTTAAAGAAGATTTTCCACCAGGATTCTTCTCAGGTTATAAGTTAATAGATTTTATACCTACAAATGCAGCATCTGGGTATTTAGATCTGGGTATATTTACTTCAACAAGTAATGCATCAGCATACTTTGCATCACCTTCTTTACTTCTAGGTGAAGAATCCAGTCAGATTAGTAAAACTATTTCATCTCCCACTACTGTTTCTCTAGATAAGACAGTTCTATCTAATAGATTCACATTTGTTATTTCTCAGATTAATCCTAGAAGAGAGACATTAGTTAAACCAGGTGTTAATACACCTGTTCCTAAACTAAACATAGATTCAACTGTTAATGCATTGATTAAAGATAATGTTGATCTTCTAGAATCTAAGGGCCCTGGAGTATCTTTATTCAGTTACAGATTTGGAATTAAAGAATTAGATCTAAGATATAGAGAACATCTTCCAAGAGGATCAGTAGTTTCCCTGCCTCTTAAAAGTAAGAGAGAAATTAGACAAGCTTGGGTTACTACTGAAGTTGATGGACAAGATGGATCCCAGATTGGATTTAAGATTTATCCATATGCAGATGATGTAGCTAAGTCTATTAACATTGTTCCATTCTTTATTGGCTCACCATTTAATAACGCAACATCACCCATACAAGATGGTAAAATTCTTTACTTCTATACTGATGAAGAAAGGGATGCTGGCTGGCCAAAACAGGATGAAATTTTCTATATAACTACACCTATTCCTATTAAAGAGGTGTTTGATGGAACTGATAGAGATGGTAAAGTTACATTGTCTTCACCACTTCATCTAAGAAAGGTTAGAGTTAAGAGTATAACTAGCTGGTTGAATGATAATAGTATTTGGCCAACTAACTTTGATCCTAATGCTCAGTTATTATATGGTACAACTAATGGAGATGTTAAAGATAGGATTAGAGGAAATACAGCAATAACTTCTGACTTTAATTCTATTTCATCAAAGTCAGGGTACATTCCAGTTAGAGTTACAGTAGAGGGAGACACCTTTATAGCATATCCAGATACCTATGGAACTCCTGATGTATCTAAGATACGACCAATTGTTGGTGAAGTTCTTACCTCGGTACCAGCTGCAATTAAGAATAGTGATACTATTATTAATACTGATACCACTCAGCAATTAACTAGTAGTTCTCAATTCTCAGCAGATGTTTTCAAAACTAATAGCTACGCAACTAAGTTTTATCCAATTATTCCAGGTATTAATGGATCATTACTTAGATTATACTGGTATAGTTCTAGTTTAAATAGGTATACTCCACTTCTTCCTTCTGAATTTGAGGTTACTGATCCCAGTAAAGGATTGATCACAGTTTTAACTACTGCTCCCTCATCTTATACTCAACTTTTAGCTGAATATTGTGCTATAGATGAAAGTATGGGTAACACACTATCTAATACACTTATCAGTAGCATTGTTCCTAGTGGTTCAAGCTTATCTGATCTAAGGGGACAGATAATTGCCAGTTCTAAAACTCCATTTATTACTAGGAATAAAACTAACTATATTACGGGTGAGGTACCTACGCTTACTCCTCCAGAGTTTAACAAACTTAGTAAGAAGTATTATCCAATTGTGGAGTATTATATCACCAGTCTTGGAGATGTAGTCTTTGCTAAAGACTTCTTTAAATATGGAGATATACCTGCACAAATTACTGTTGAGTATGAATCTTTAAATATTTCTCCAAGAATGGCTGTAGAAATTATAAGAACATCTTCTTCTGCAGCTACACCTAATATTCATACGCTTACACTTAAAGTGCAAGAGGGATCCTCTACACCTATTAGGAGCAATTAATTGGATAATTTTGATCAGAATAGATCTTCACAAGATTTAATTAAACATATTCAAGATATAGACTCTCAAAATGCTAATATTTTAGAGATAGAAAGGAGTGTGTTTAGGGCCCTTAAACATAATAATTCTAATTTAGAAGCTATTGCTCCATTAGCTGATCCAATTAATCTTGATGATCTAGTTGGAAATAACTTCAAGCTTTCTTCTGATCATGTTATTTCAGGTAGTAATAGATTAGAAACTATCTATTCTAATATTTCTGAAACTAATAATAACTTAAAAGCTGAGCTTGAAGCTACTGAGAAATTATTATCTGAAGCTGTAGATTCCTATCAATCTATAACAGCAGTACCATTTGATGAGAGTGCTAAGTTTTATTGGGTATCTGATACTTTCAATAACACTACTTTTATTGATAAGAATAATACTACTGCTTTAGTTGATACTGATTATGGAGTAGCAACATTATCTCCAGTTTCTCTTAATATTATATCAGATTATTCAGTTACCTTTGATCCAAACTCTAATGGTATTCCAGGTGCTAACTTAATTGTTATTAATTCTCAGTTAAATGGTTCAGATAAAGAGCCTACTGTAACATTAGATACTTCAGATAGCCGTAACTTCGCTAAGGTATTTGATAATGATACAACTACTTGGTTTGAATATGAGAGAAATGCAATTTCACCAAATCAGAAAGTAGCCATGTTTGGTAGATCATTTGTATTCTCAGATTCAGTAGCTACAACTAAGAATGTTAAAGAGATTACTTCTAATTTTGATTGGAAAGCTAAATTAGAATGGCCTGATGGCTCAACCCAAGAAGTAGACTTGGCTGATTTTACTGACACACCTAGTAATGTTAACTTGTCATTCGTATTGAATTTTACAATACCTCAAGAGCTTTCAGCTATTAAGCTTATACCTTTTACTAGAGATGATTCTCCAATCTATATTGATAAGGTATTAGCTACCCTAGATGATAACTCTACTATCCTAATTGCTGAGAATGTTATTCTAGGTTCAGATAAAGTAGTTACAGTTCTTCAACAGCAGATCATTAAGAGAACAGGCTCCGCATCAGTTGGCTCTGTTTACTTCATTCCAACTAATAGAAAGATTAAAAGTATTAATGTTTCTTTAAGAGGAGAACCAGTTTTACAAGCTAAAGGGTTAGCGCATCCATATAAGGAACAAGTTACACAGGAAAGAAGTGTTAGAGGTGGACTATTCTGGAAGTCTGTAGATAAATGGATTAAATATCAAAGATTCCCAGTGAATGAGAAACCACCTCCTCTTAAGTTTGAGAATAAACAATCTTCAATAGTGGGTGCTATTGGTGGAATTCTAAAGACTGGTATTGCTGTTACCGATGTTTATAACAATGTAAACCAAACTAATATTTTAACAAAGGGACAAACTCCATCTCCTGTTCAAGTATTTGGGTCAGCAGCTCCTATCTTAGGTAAAGCAGCTTCTTGGCTTGGTAAAGCTATGCCATATATTGGAGCAGCATTTTTACTGAATGATTTGGTAGGTGGAATTGGATCGTATAGCCATGATTCCACTGTTCTTACAGATGTAAGAGATCCTAATAAGGTTGACTTCGATATATTCAAAGGTTGGAGAGCTGCTGTTGGGTTAAAAGATGTTACTGTCATGAAAATGCAGTATGACTCTACTGGTATAATTCAAAGTGTTAAAAGAGAATTTACTGTTCCAGTTAAATCAGTTGGATTGTTTGTAACTGAAGATGTTCCTGATGAATGGGGACAAGATACATGGATTACTTATTTCATCTCTAAAGATGGAGCTAAGTGGGAACTAATTAATAAGCTTGGATCAAATGGTGAGAATTTATATACCTTTGATTCCCCTACTAGTAGTGTGTATTTTAAAGCTATAATTAAAGGTAACCCTAAGGATATATACCATACTGCAAGTCTTAAGAACTATGCATTGCAAGGATTATAATGATTGAACGAATTCAGAAAGTAGCTTTATTTGAAGAAGCTTCAATGAAGGGTATTAAAACATCCTCGATACAAAGAATTCCTGAGATATTTCAGGAAATACTAGGTGTTTCAGATGTTGGTAGGTCACCTTATGGGAGTCCTACAATGCCTGTTTATAAGGCACAGACAGGTAATCCAATTGAGATTAGCAGAATGGCTAAGTACTTTGTTGGGGTACAGAGAGATCTAAGTGTTCTTAACATGAGTCTTAATACTCTTGAGTCCAATCTTAACTCTATTAACTTAGAGATTTGGAATAGATCTCAGCTTGTGAAAAATAAGAGTAAGGATATCAAATCTAAGATTGAGAATGAAAAGCTGAGAACTAGTACCTTAGCTTCTTGGATATTTACTGAAACATTTAATTCTATTACTAACGTTTCATCTGCTTCTACTGCATGGTTTGATACATCTGAAGGTATTGCTTTTATCCCTTCACTCGATTCTAATAGAACAATCTTACCACAAGAAATTACTATAACCTCAGTCAATATTCCCTTATCAGCAAATCAAACAGGATCCCAAGCTAGCTTTGCATTTGATGGTAGAAATACTACTAACTGGAGAGTTATGTTCTTTACAGAGGAAACTGCTAATATTAGTATCAGCTTTCCTAAGACTAATATAACTTCTATATGTTTAGATCCAGTTGGCTTTGGTGTGGAGTTTGAACTACTCTTAGATAATGGTACTGGATTTAAGAGTGTTAGTAAAAGTATTATTTATAGTAAATCTACCTATTCATTAACATTTACAGATGCTGTAGGTATGAAGATTGTTTTCAAGTCTTCATCATCTACTCTTCCAAAGATAGCTGGATTTAGAGATATAACTCTTTATACCAGTAGTAGTAATGATTCTTGCGTAATATATAGTAATCTTTTAAAACCTGATAATCCTTTTTCTGAGATAAAAATTGGGTATAAAGGAACTATTCCATCAGGCTCTTCTGTTAAATTCTACTACGCTACAGATATTACTGGACCATGGAACTTGGTATCACCAGATTCTTGGACATCAGTTGATGATGCATCACTAGCCTCAATAAATGTTCCATTTACTGCAGCAGTAGGTACAGATAGTTTAGGAGGCTTATATGGTGTATCATTAGGCGGACTAACTACCACTAATGTTGGAGAAGGTGTTCTTCACTTAGGAGAGGACCAGGTAGAAGTTACAGCTTTTAAAAAGGATTGGAGAGAAGATGGTGAAACTAGTCATATTCCAGATACTAAAGATTTCTCGAACTTATTAAGATCTTGGTCCAATGTGGTTGATACTGATCTTCGTAATGACTCCCTTCAAATTCAAGATTATGCTAAAACTATTTACCCTCTTAGTAATGCTATTAATAGAAATGGCCAAGCAATGTTATTTAATAGGTATGCCACATATACAGAATTAGGAGCATTAGCTAGCTATAAGCAGTTATGTATAATTCCTCTAGTTGGTGACAAAGCATTACAAAGAATGCAGTATGGTTTTAACTATAAACTAAAATTTAATGTTTATTGCCCAACTCCGTTTTTCTATAATGAATCTAAGTACTGGTTCTTACAAGGATATCGAGCTGCGGGAGCTAGGTCATATAGAGAAATTGGTAAATCATTTGTGGCCTTCTCACTGTATATAAACGGCTCAGCAGTGTTAAATGACGATAAACCTTATACAATATATCAGGATGACTCAATTGAGACTAATGGTAGAAATGGAATAACCTTCCCCCTTTCATTCCAAGCAGGTTGGAATACAGTTGAATTGATGTTTACAATCACTGATCCTGCTCAATTTGGTACTGATACTTATGATTCTGATCCCTATTGTCAGCTTTTAATTTCTCCATCAATATTTGACTGGAACTTTAGGAATTCTTCTGAGCATGAAATAACTAGAATAGTAGGATCAGGTGAATTTAAACCAGTTACAGAATTTGACCTAACATGGAACTTACCCTATGATTCTCAATTCTGGGCATGGAATAAAACACTAGATACTATTCTATATAATGTGAAATCAAAGAATGTAATTGATGGATACTTTAGTGGAGCTGATCCATCAAGCTTGTTAATCTTTAAACCCTCAGTTTTAGAGCCTTCAAATCTCTTTATTAAAACTGAAATGTTTAAATCTAACCAAACCTCATCTTCACCAATTCTAGATGAGTATAATGTAATGACGAGGTAAATTAATGCCATACGAAGAAACCCCAGTTGATTATGGAGCAGACCCAGTAACAGCCGTAGGCTTTCAGAATGATTTAGGTTCTGGAACACTGATTGGTGGATCATTATTTGGTGGTGGAGGATTTGGAGGAACTAACTCTATTGGTGGAGGAGCTAGTGCAGGAACTGGTTCTAGTGATGGAACTGGTTCAGGTGGGGGAAAGGGATCTGCCGGTCTAGATGGTGGCCCAGTTCTTCCTGACACATTAACTAGGTATTCTGCAAGTCTTCAGTATTTAAATTATCAGCAAAGTACTAGAGACAACAGCTTACGTAATACTTTTGTTCGTTGGAATCATAGATATAATGGCCATAGAGAATCTACAAAATTTAACTATTTAATGCAGCAAACTATTGTTAATTGTAACAGTCTATTTCAAACATTGTTAACATCTTGGAATTATTTAGCTATTGCTGAAGCAGATATCTATCCAACATCTGCTGATATTATCTTGTATAATTACATAAGAGAACAAATTGAGTTTAAAGAATGGTTATTAATAAAAGGTATTGATGTGAGGTGGTATGAATGAATATAAACAGATTTGATAGAATTTCATTTCAGAGTGCAAACTTCTTAGTTGAAAGTGCTGACACTCCTAAGATTAAAGCGGGAGGATCTAGTAATAGTAATGTACTAAATAGATTCTTTAATGCTGTGAGTGGTGATATTAGTCTTCTTGCTACAAGATCTAATATTTTAGCTACAAGATCATTAAGAATTGAGAATGCAGCTATTGCACAATCAGGAGCCCTAAATGCAACACTGACTAGTTTATCTACTAGAGTTGATGCAGCTTCAGGATATACTCAGATACTAGCTTCAATACATAGCTCTAATTATGTGGATAATACTTCTACAGCTGATATTAGTCAGATCTTTGGTCAAGCATTACTACCTATTTCATCCTCTACTGATCTAATTGTTCAGACAGATGTTTATGGGAATAAGATTGTATCTCCAGAGATAGAAGTAAGCTATGCTCAATCTACTGCTACTTCTCCTTCATCTATTAGTATTGATACATTCCAGGCTAATGATGATGGAGTATATATGTTGAAAGAGGAGCAGTTATTTATTCAGCCTGGGAGTACTAGTTCAACCTCTTGGTTTAAGATTAAGGTTCCTTTGCAATTTAGAGGCCTCAATCCTAACATATTAGAGATTTGGCCATTCCCTGCATTTGATTGTGAGCTTAAGGGTGTTTGGTACCAGAAGTTAGGTGACTCTAATACAGGAACTTGGTATAGCTTAGATTTAAGCTATTTACCAGGGTATGATACTTCATCACTAACGGTAAAGAAAGCTGGACCAATTAGATTGATGTTATCAGGAGATCCAATATCTCAACTATGCTTTGGTCTTAAACCTTCTTCTGCTAACTATGTTGGGGTTAAAAGAGTAAAGCTTTATCATTATGAATTTGGTAATACTGCGACTCTAGTGTTGAAAGATCCCTACAATAGAACATTAGGTAATGTATTTTTAAGAGGTAAAGATCCCTCAGACCTTTCTTTACTTAATATTAGTAAGGTTGGTAATAAAGCTACCATTACTTTAACTTCAACAAATGCAACAAATAGCCCATTAATTACTGGTTCTGTTATATCTGTCAGTTAAGGTGTGTATTTATTTCTATGAGAGAAGATTTATTTCACTTATATACAAAATGGCACGAGAATCCTAAAGAGTATGATGAAGAGATGAGAAATATGATAGATAAAATTATCTATTTCTCTATGCAGAAATTTAAGACCTTGCCAATCTATTATCGTACTGAAGAAAAAGATGATTTGATTCAGGACTTGCGATTGATGTGTTTCTCACGTCTTAAACAGAAGATCGATAATCCTTCTAATAAAAGGATCTTTAATTACTTGAAGATCTGTATTAGAGGAAGATTGTTAGATCATACTAAGAGAGTGGGTAGATATATGGATCGTGATCGAGTCGAATTACCCATTAAAGATCATTCAGATATTCCCACAGACTTTGGAAGTAAGACTGCTAATCAAGTTGCATCCCTCCTCAGTAGGGGAGAAAAGAAGTCTGATATCTGTAAGCATCTTAACTTGACCAAAAAAGAATATTTAGATAGTGTAAATCAGATTAAGAATTATTATGAAGAAACATACGTTTGACCAAAGAAGTTGGTTAGAAATCGTTAATAATCTCGTTAGTGAACGTACCTCAATTGGTGACTCAATTAGTCTTAAAATTAAGTACAATGATGTAAGAAAACCACAGCTATGGCTTAATTTCTCTACCTACGATCCAGATAAGAAAAAATATGCATCTGAGGAAGAAATTACTGATTGGCTTCCAGATTCACCCTTCTTTGAAAGGGATGATCAGAGATATGGATTTGATAGTTGGCGAGATTTGATTGAGCTTCCAGATGGAGTAGCTTTACAGATTAAGGCTATTGTTATGGCAGGTGGTAGGAATTTTTCCTATACGGAGATCTAATGGAAGAATTTGATGAGATGTTATCTGATTTCCCGGATGATGATACACCTAAGTTTCCTTTAGCTGATACTTGTATTATCAGAGGAGATAGAAAATCTCCACAGATGGTTATGGTTACTAATACAGCTGAACACTCTCCGTATAGAGATGCAGCATTATTAGAAGTTATTTTATCTACCTCATTACCTAAAGAGACTTTAATTTTACTATCTGGCTTTCTATATAATAGGCATCTTATGCAGCCAGCACGACCAAAGAAGAAACGTGATAATACAGATACAGAGCAGGAATAATAAACCATATTCAAAGCAGTATAATATTAGTAATATGAATGCGTTAACTAAGTTACTTACACATTCTAATCAACTAAGGCTTTTTATTACTAATATAAATAAATCTATGGTGTTTGATACTAGTTTATCGTATACCTATTTATCTTTCACTAACTACTCTCTATTCTCCAAGCCTCTTAAGAATAAAGTCAAGATGGAATCTGGTTCAAGAGTTTTTGATATTTATAGCTACAATTTAAATAATGAAAGTTGAAGCACTAAATAATTACGTAGTTTTTGAGATGATAAAGCCCCCAGAGAAAGATGGAATTCTTATTACTGAGATTCTAGAAAAGACTCCTAGATGGGGTACTGTTATCTCTGCTGGCCCAGGTGCATACGATATTGATGGTAACTTAATTCCACCTGATGTTAAAGAGGGTGACACTGTTTATGTAATGGCACATGGTAATTATGCTATTGATATGGACACTGTTAAAGAAGAGACTATTAATACTGCATCGTTCTTAGATTTACTTGCAAAAATGGATATGGATAAAATGGAATTACAGCCTTTGGGTAGTTATGTTGAAATAGAAAAGATTGATCCTCCTACAGAATCAAAGGGTGGAATTATACTTACTGAGACAGTTAGGTCTGCTCCAAATATTGCTCGAGTCAAAAAGGTAGGCTTAGGATACTCAAGTATGAGTGGTAATAAGATTCCATTTCAAGTTGCAGAAGGTGATATAGTAGCTTATGAACCCTATAAGACTATGATCATTGATCTAGCAGGCCTAGGTATTAATGAACAGAGAACAATTATAATGCAGGCTAATCTTCTTGCTAAAATTAATGGAGTTGAATTATGAGATCATTAGATGATTTGTTAACAGAAAAGGCACAAGATTACTTCCGTGAAAGATTCTCAGAAGCTTTAGACCCTTCTACATGGACTAAAGAAAATCGTGATGAAAAGCTTGTTAGTACTAGAGCAATCTGTTCAGAGCTATCAGAGAAAACTGAAGAGTTTGTTAAAGAGATACTAGATACTACTATTGAGAATAAATCCTTGTTGCACTGGAAAGTGCTTGAGCAGTTTATTACAGGTGAAGTAGAAACATTGATGGGGTATAGAGATGAACTAGATCGAGTACCTGTAGAAATGCTTGATACATTGGCAGTAGACTATTTATGGTTATCAGATCGTATTAGAGAAAGACTGATAGAATTATCAGAACTTAATAATAAGATTGAACATATTTTAGATACTGGTGAAACACAGGAACTTTAAATGGAGACTCCTAATTTATTAAAGGGAACTTTCTACGATAGTTCTAGAATTTCTAAATGCCCTCGCTGTCATTTATGCATTCTTACAAAGAAATGTCAATTATATGACCCACACAGTTTAGAATGTGAGGTGTGTGAAAATAGAGTTTCACCCAATTACAACATAGGAGGATATATACCTGAAGCCGAGTTTCAACCTGATCTACAGCACGCTGTGGTTTCTATTCAGCAAATTAAAAGAACTTCTTTTGCTCATCCGGATGCTGAAGGACAGTCTATCGATATTGATAATGTTACTCAAAAGCATAATAATATTCATAAAGCAATTGAGCAACTTGCTAACTTCTCATCAATGGGCAAGCTCCAATTAGAAGAGACCATTGAACAGATTGCAGTTAATCCAGAAATGAAGGAGTTACTTGGTCGTATTGAATGATCACACCGACTCTACACGTAGGTTTTGAGAACTACGTTTTAACTGAACAAGTTCTTGCTATCTTAGATTCAACTTCTAGAACTATTAAGAAGTTTATCAGAGATACTAGAAAAGAAAGGCCACGGGCTATTCTTGATATTACTGATGGAAAAGCTGCCTTAACTCTCATTTGTCTAACAGGAGATAGATATATTTTGTCTCCTGTTCATAGACAATGGATTGTTGGAAGAGTGGTTCACATTGAATACGTACCAACTAGACGTATTCCTAAGAATAAACCAGGACCTAGAAGGAAAACTAGGACAGTATTAAAAGTTACTGATTCTCCAGAAGTACATGATAGTGGGACTGAAGAAACGGAAGAGTAGATTTCCTTTAATAGAAGTCTTAGGTCCTATTGATTGTGGCAAGAGAATTATTGCTCCAGCATTAGCTTCTATGTTAAGTGGCTCATGGATCGAGCTCCCATCTTTCTCTACAAACACTGGTCGATTACTGTATAGTAGTTTATTTGCCTCTACAAGCTCCGTAGAGGCCTTTCCACATTGGTGGGCACATATTTATGGGGCGCACATGCTAGAGCACGTAGATGAGATAGATAGCCTTAGGAATAAAGGTCCGGTTATTGTAACCAACTATGCCTTAGCTTATAAGATCTGGAATAGTTGTTTAGATTTTCCCTATTCTACATATGAAACTATGGTTAGAGGAATAGAAACTCCAGATATTGGCTATATTATTAATAGCAATCTGACGCAAGATAATTTTAAAACAATTAAAATGAATCTTACACCTAGATTTGAACATTCAGTAAAATTCTGTATGTTGAAAGGAGGTAAAGATACAATTATTGTTGATTGCAATCAGACCTCAGATTACTACCATGTTAACCTAAATAATACTGTAAGAACTATTGCTGAACACGCTTCGAAGAAGTATAAGCTCCCAATAAATTATTCAGTAGTATTTACAGCAGATATGTTTATGAAGAAGAAGGATTTATGAAGATAGGAGTAGGAATAACAACTAGAAATAGACCAGATGTTTTAGATATGGCATTAAACCATTTTAAGACATACTCTAGTTATGATATTAAGTATTGTATTGCTGATGATAACTCTGATGAAGATAAGAACAATCTACCAGTTATACAGAAGTATGGTCTAGAAGATAGTTACTTTAAATCTGATTCAAGATTAGGTATAGCTAAGAATAAGAATGTTTGCTTAGAGCATCTTAAAGATTGTGATTATATCTTCTCATTTGATGATGATGCTTTTCCAATGAGAAAAGGTTGGGAAAATTTATTTATTCAAACAGCTAGAAAGAGTAAGAATGAACATCTAATGTATTTAACAGTTATTGGTGATCTTCATGAACTTGCTAGAAATAGTTCCCTTGGAATTAAGATGTTTGATAATTGTATGGGAGTATGCCTATTCTTCTCTAAAAGAGTGGTGGATACAATTGGAGGATATAATAAAGAGTTTGGCACATATGGTTTTGAACATGCTGAATACTCTATGAGGGCACATGCAGCAGGATTAACACCTAATGGTAAATATCTTGCACCAATTGAGGTTGAGAAATATATCTACACCATAGACATAGATTATAACTGGAAGAAAACTAATCCTCCACTAAATCCCATAAATGAATTTATCAGTTCTATACACGGAGAAGATGTTGCTGGTTATATTAAGGAGAATGAAAGGGTAGTTAATAGAAACAACCCAATTTATCAAGAACTATGAAACTACCTAAATTTTTAACACCTATCAACCCTAAGTTTGGTACTATGCCCTATAAGTATATTTTCTTAGATACTGAGAATTATACTTACTATTGTGAAATGTATACACTTCACAAGAAGCTCTATTTAAGTGAAGAAGTGAGAATTGATTTTAAGCAAAAGAAGAATTTTGTTATTCCAATGACCGCATTTAATAGAATTCAATACCAGCCTTATTCTCCAATCAATATAAGCACCACTGCTTCACCATACTATAATTATTATGGTACAAGTATTACGTATACTACTAGTAATACTTCTAGCACTTACACAGTTCCTATTCCATGAAAGTAGATTGCATATTTCTAGCTAATACTGCTAATGAACATTATTATAACTTGACTATGCAAGCTATTAATACATTGCTTGCTTCAGAAACAGAATTCAAGTTTAATCCAATAGTAGTAGAAACTAATCCCCATACTTCACATAAGTATCCAGCCAAGATCATTATCCCCAATGAAGAGTTTAATTATAATCGCTTCTTAAATATTGGCTTTAAGTACTCAGATACTCCATATTTGATTATCAGTAATAATGATGTAATATTCCACAAGCATTGGTTTACAGAAATATACAAGGCAATGCAGGAACATAACTTAGATTCTGCTTCACCATATAATCCAGGTTGGTTTCAACATGTTAATCTTGATTCTAATCAGGTCCATGAAGGGTACGGAACAGGAAGTTTATTTACAGGCTGGAATTTAGTATTTAAAAGAGAGAGTTTAAATAAAATACTACCATTAGATGAACGCTTCTTGTTCTGGTGTGCGGATGATCATATGCAAGATTGTCTTAAGCGTGTTAACTCTAGACACGCTCTAGTTGGAAAATCAGTTGTTCAACATCTAACTAATGGGTCCTTAGGATTAGTAAAAGATCCAGATCAAATGTTAGCGGGAATGGGTGAAGTATTAAGAACTGTAAGAGAGGAATATGATACAAAATAATTGTGGAGTGTACAAAATTACATGTACTAAAAATGATAGGTTCTATATTGGCCAATCTAGAAATATTAGTAACAGATTTCATGAGCACTTACGCAGTCTTAGATGTAATAGACATTTCAATTTCCATATGCAAAGATGCTATAATAAATATGGGGAAGAGTCTTTCGTTTTTGAAATACTTAAGTACTGCAACGAATCAGAAGTAATTCAGATTGAGTATGAATTATTACAAGAGTATAAAAATGACATCTTATCTATGAATATTTGTACTGAGGCTAGAGCATCTAGACAAGGGTGTAAAAATTCTGACTCACATAGGAAAAAGTGCAGTAGAGCAAAGCTAGGAATTCCATCAAGTAATAAAGGAATTCCCATGACACTGGATCAAAAGCTTTCTAGAAGTAAACTTACGGCTGAAGATGATGATATAGTTCGTTGTTTATACAATACAGGAGTACAAATTAAAGCTTTATGTGAAAAATTCAAAGTGAGTTACACATCAATCAGAAATTCTTTAAATAGAACTGGTGGATATAATCTTAGATTATCTAGATCTAAATCGGGAAAAGTATCTAAAATAAAGTCCGAAGACTCTGTGATAAAAGAATTATTTTTGCAGGGGTACTCTCCTCTTGAACTTGCTGAAAGATATAATGTTGTATCTAAAACAATTGTAAATTCTTTGAAAAGGAGTGGAGTGTACACTCCACCTAAATATGATTAACTCTAAGCATGCTTTAGTTGGTAAATCTATCGTACAGCATATAGTTAATGGTTCTTTAGGGCTTCTCAAAGACCCAGATGCTATGCTTGGTGGAATGGGAGCTTTGCTAGCAGAGAAAAGAGGAAATAATGAATGGTAGATAAACAGAAGAAAGCATTTATTACTGGTGTCACTGGACAAGATGGATCATATCTTGCTGAGTATTTATTAGATCTAGGATATGAAGTTCATGGTTTAGTTAGAAAGGTTAGTGGCGGTAATAATCTTAAAAATATTGAACATATTAAAGATAAGCTTCATCTTCATACTGGTAGTCTTGCTTCAACTGAACAATTAATTGGGTTATTTTCTCAGATAAAACCTACAGAAATCTATTGTCTTGCAGCCCAAAGTCATGTTCAAACTAGCTATGATATGCCAATTGAAACTATGGATATTAATGCAATAGGACTTCTTAGAATTTTAGAGGCAGCCAGATTAGTTTGCCCTGAATCTAAGATTTATCAAGCAACTACTTCTGAAATATTTGGTTTGGCTCCTGCGCCTCAAGGTGAAGATACTCCTTTTGCTCCCACATCAACATACTCAGTTGCTAAAATTGCAGCCTATTATCAATGTAAACATCATAGAGATGCTTTTAATATGTTTGTAGCTCAAGGAATTTTATTCAACCACGAGAGCCCACGTAGACCTGATACTTTTGTAACACGTAAAATAACTAAAGCGGCTGCTAGAATTAAACTAGGATTACAAGATAAGTTATCTCTAGGAAATCTTGATACTGGTAGAGATTGGGGGTATGCTAAGGATTACGTTAAGGCAATGCATTTAATTCTTCAGCATGATAAACCTGATGAATTTGTAATTGGTACAGGAGTGTGTACTAAACTTAGAGATTTTCTTAATATAGCATTCTCAGAAGTAGGCCTAGATTGGGAGAAATATGTTGAGGTAGATCCACAATTTATTAGACCTCTTGATCATCATGAACTAAGAGCAGACTATTCTAAGGCTGAGAAAGTGTTAGGCTGGAAACCAGAAACAAACATTAATCAGTTAATTAAAATTATGGTGGAGTATGATCTAAAGAATGAAAGTTCTAATAGTTAATCATAACCATTCTGAAGTCTGTGGTGTGCATGCACACGGTAAAAGAATGTTTGAAATTCTACATTCTTTTAATCCTGAAATCTTTTCATATCTAGAAGCAAACTCTAAAGAAGAAGCACAAGCATATATTTCCTCCTCAGATATAGTAATTTTTAATTACTATCCTGGTCTTATGCCATGGGTACATTCACTAGAAAAGTCAGGAAAATTTATTGGACTTCTTCATGAAATAACTCAGGAATCAGTTAATGGAGTTGCTGATCCTTTCTTTGATTTATGGCTAGTAGCTAATAATGCATTAGACTTAACTGGTAAGGATTCTAGATGGGTTAAAACTATCAGACCTCTTTTACCTTTTGGTAGCTATACTCCTCCTTCTATACCTACGATAGGCTCGTTTGGATTTGCTTTTCATAATAAAGGCTTTCCTAGACTTGTAGAAGCTGTCTGTTCAGAATTTGAAGAAGCTATTATAAATCTCCATATCACACAAGCATATTTTAATGACGGTGCAGAAACACTAAACGCAGTTATTAATAACTGCAGGTCTAAAGTAACAAAGCCTGGAACACAATTGAATATTACTACTCATAGAATGAGCGATTCTGAGTGCGTTAATTGGCTAGGTACTAATAGTATTAACTGTTTATTTTATGATCATAATACAAATCGTGGATTAAGTAGTGCAGTAGACTATTGTATTTCATCTTCAGCTCCTCTGCTTCTCACTCCTTCTGAGCAATTTAAACATGTTAACTCTCTTCTTCCTTGTTACCCTTCTATGTCTATAAAGGATGCATTAATTCTAGGAAATCAAAGCGTGCTTGACTTACAGCATCAATGGTCTCCAAAAGTATTTTACAATCAAATACTAGAGATTATTAATATATGAACACTATTTTTACTCTTCCAGGAAAACTAGGAGATAATCTATGCAAACTTCCTATTGCATACCAATACTCTTTACAAAATAACTGTAAAGTAGATCTTTGCTTAGATAATGCTTCTTACAAGCTTCTTCCACTCTTACAGAATCAATCATGGGTAAATACCGCATTTTGCATAGATGGAGTTACTGAGTACTTCTGTGGAGGACAACCTTATCACTTCAATCAAGAACAGTATTTTACTTCTAATTGGACAAATGTATACCATCTTGGCTATAAAACCTTTCCAGATAATAATCTTACACTCTCTTCTTTAGCAGATGTTCCAATAGATTCTATAAATTTGCTAAGCCAGAATTGTATCGATCAAGTTGAGTACAAAAATCCTACTGGAATACTACTTGAGGCTCAATCTTCCAGACCGTATGCTAATGAAGAAGTTATAAGGTGTGCAGATATAGTTATGTCCAATCTTAATACTAAGTTATATATCTCATTGTTTGAAGAAGATGAAACTAAATATCAATGCCTTCTAAAATATAATCCTGAGTTTATTTTATCCACAAGTTTTACTGATATGGTAGAAACTCTTAAAGATAAGGTTCTACTAACAACTTATAGTGCAATTTCCTGTCTAGCTTATATTTGTAAATATCCACAGGTTATTTACTATGAACAGTCTACATCTCTAAATCATTTCGATTTTGGATTAAGCTGGTATGGTAGAGATTATTGCATTAGAGGCGATTCTAATTTAGTTCAAGATAAATTGCTACAATTATTACAGTATGGTATATGATTACACCCATTATTCTATAGGAGAGTTAGTAGATATGCTCTCTATTGTAAATCTTAAGATCTTTATGTTAGTAGATATAACTCTATCAGCTCCCGAAGATATTGAGAATCTAGACATGAATGAACTTGTAAAAATAGCAAAGGCGGGAACAAAAGCGGCAAAACTTAACTCTCAAAGATCAGCTTTGAAGAATGCTATCGATAAAATGATTCTTAATATAGAAAAAGATATAAAAATATGATTGTTAATATCGAATACCTAGAAAAAAATATAGAGTTAGAATTTCCTGATGGATCTTCTATAGCTGAACATATTTCTAGTACTGGAACTTTTTATGAATTTGAACTTCTAGAATATATACGTAATACATACCCAACACATAAAACTATTGTTGATGCTGGTGCACACTGTGGTAATCATCCATTATTTTGTGCTAATTATTTAGAGCATAAAGAGATACATGCTTTTGAACCTCATCCTATTTCCTATCCTTTATTAGTTAAAAATACTGAAAAGTATCCAACTATTAAATGTTATAATGAAGGATTATGGAGTTCTGATGTAAAATCTACAATGGTTCAGTATCATAATCATGAGCCGGGATGTACTTCTTTTAGCGGTAATAAAAAGGTAAAGATACTATTTTAAAATCTCTAGATTCTAAAGACCTTAAAGATGTTACCATGCTTATTTTTGATATGGAAGGCCCTGAATTAGAAGCATTAAAAGGCTCTAAAAAAACAATAGAACGTGATCTTCCAGTTCTTTTTGTAGAAAGTTCTCCTGTTGGTAATGATCAATATGGTCCAGATGAGGTAGATAAGATTGAAAAATGGTTGTCACAATTTGGGTATATTAAGGGTAACCAATGGTATAATCATATTACATATGAATGGTATATTCCAGGTAAGCATAGATGAAATATATAGCTCATAGAGGCAATATAAATGGACCCTCTGAAAAAGAGAATCATCCTGAGTATATTGTTCAAGCTTTAAACTTAGGTTATGATGTTGAGATAGATGTTTGGTATAAAAATGGGTACTTACTTGGCCATGATGAACCATTGTATGAGGTTGATCGAAACTTCTTTATTGATTCGAGAATTTGGTGCCATGCAAAAGATGATCAGGCACTTATACAATTAGAATTATTAGGAGCTCAAGTATTTAAACAGACTAATGAAAGAATAGTTCCTGTGAAAAATACTTTTGTGTCTTGGGCTCACCAACTTGCTGGCCCTATCAAAAATACTATCTATACTCATATAGAATATGAAAAATATGTACCTGAGGATATTTATGGTATCTGCACTGATTATGTATCCAAACATACTAAAGGTCTTCCATTTAGAGTCTTACTTTTGGATGTGGATGGGGTTTTAACAGATGGAACTAAACTCTATGATAAAGATCATAAGAAGTTAGCTAAATCCTTTTGTGATAGAGATTTTACTGCAATTAAAAGATTTAAAGCTGCAGGTGTCAAAGTTTTTCTTCTTACTGGGGATGAATGGAATGTGGGAATGGCTAAATCTAGGAATTTGGACTATAAAATAGTTGAACCTATAAATGGTGTATTAGATAAGAACTTAATTATTAATGAACTAGCTAAAAAATACAAACTACCTTATTCACAATTTATATTTGTAGGTGATGATTATTATGACTTATCAGCATGTAATTTAGTTAAGAGTTACTGTCCTGCTGATGCATCTTTATCTCTTAATGCTACTAGATTAAAAACTAATGGGGGTAAGGGAGCTATTGATGAATTGTATAGTTTATACGATTTACCAGATAACTACCCATTTGATTATTTATAATGTTTGATTTAATTGGCAATTTATTTTGGGACCATATATACACAGAGCCTAATAAGTTTAGATATCAGTCTGGTGGTATTGCTAATGTGGCTAGAGAATTAAATGATAAAAACAATCATCTCTTCTCTGTTGTTGGAAATGATGTATTTGGAGATCTAATCTCTAAAGAAATTAAAGATTATTGTACTCCTATTTTGACTATTTCCGATAGAACTGCTACTGCTACTGTTATACAAAATAGCACTAAGATGAGTGTACATAATATTCCAGAAAGTCCTAATATAGTTTTAACTCCTAAGAATGATTGGGCTCATATATCATATGTTGATACTTGTCCAGGTAATGAAATGGATTTGACTATATATAAAACTACTTCTGGAGACTTTATTAATTATAAGGAAGGACCATTATTAGACTATGTTTTTCTCTCTAATGATGTTTTTCTTTCTGATATTAAAGCTAAAAAAGCTTTCTTTATACACTCTAATAGATCTATTGTTATTGGTACCCTAAATAGAATTAGAGAATATAACTTTCCTACTGAAGATCTAACTGATGTGGTAGGAGCTGGAGATATATTTGCTGCTAATATGATTAAAGGAATTAAAACGTACAATTTAGACACAGAAATAGATTTTCTGGAATTAGCAAAATTAGTACATGAAAAAACTAAACTTAGATTACTAGAACGATGCGACCACTCCTCTTAATTCCTATTGCTGGTAAGGCTCAAAGATTTTTCGATGCGGGGTACACTATACCCAAGCAACTTATTATGGCAGATAATAAGACTTTATTAGACTGGTCTATGTCTTCTATAGACTATTCTAACTGTGATATTGTGTTCTTAATGAGAGATGATACTGCATCTAATTATCAGCTAGATACAATCCTCAAAAATAAATATCCTGGATCAAAGGTTATTGTTTTATCTAGACCTCAACATGGTGCTGTATTTACTTGTATGGAAGCGTTACCTGATCTTGAAGTAGATAGACCTTTAATTATAAATACATTGGATGTGATGTTCTCTCCAATATTTGATTTATCAGTTCCAGATGATGGTTTAATTCTTACATTTAAAGCTAATAGTCCATTGTATAGTTATGTTAAAACTGATGAGAAAGGATACGCAGTTATGACTACTGAAAAGAAAGTTATTAGTAATGATGCTTCTGTAGGTATTTATTGCTTTAAAAGTACCTTAGACTTTATTCAAGCTTCTAGAATAATGCTTTCTGATTCTAAATACCTTATTAATAATGAATATTATATTGCTCCACTCTATAATATTCTTATAGATCAAGGTAAGAAAATAAAAGCACGATCTGTTGATAGTTTATATCTCTTTGGAACCCCTAAAGAATATACTTTCTTTAAAGATCAAATACTTCCTAAGATTGGTAATAAGCCAATTGGCCTATGCTCTGATCATTCTGGATTTCAGGCTAAAGAGATATTTAAGAGGTTGTTATCTCAAAATGGTCTTGAATATACAGATTTTGGTTGTTATACATCTGAAGATAGCGACTATAGTGATTATGTTTATCAAACAGCATTAGGTATAAATGATGGAATGATAGATTATGCTTTTGGATTCTGCCGTAGTGGTCAAGGTATAAATATTACTGCTAATAAGATTGATGGAATTAGATCCGCACTTATTTATAATGAATATTCTGCTGAATACGCAATTAAACATAACCTACCTAATTTCTTCTCTATAGCCTCTTATAATGCTACACTGGAAATGTTATCTTCTTACCTTAAACTTATTTTATCTAACAAATTTGAAGGTGGTAGGCATCAAAATAGATTAATGAAAATTGAAGAATATGGAAATAAGAAACCTATCTGAATTCAATAATGGCTGGTTCCTTGGCTTTTTTGATAAGAGCATAATTAGAACCTCTGATTTTGAAGTAGCATATCATATCTACCAACCTCATATTGCGGCTCCTCATATTCATAAAATTTCTACTGAAATAAATTTGATTATCAGAGGTAGGATGAAAGTTGGAGAAGATATATTAGGTCCGACTGATATATTCATTTTCCGCCCAGAAGAGCATTCTGATATTGAATTTTTAGAAGAAACAGAACTAGTAATAGTTAAAATGCCTAGTGTTCCAAATGATAAGTATGAAATTTGATATTGTTTTACAGGGTCCAATATACTCTTGGACAAATCAAGTTATAGATGAATACTTAAAATGTGATTGGGTTAACAATATTTATGTATCTACTTGGGAGCAATCTGATCCTTTAAATAACTGTACTATGATTTTTAATACTCCTCCTCCTATTTATGGAGTGGGTAATAGAAATAAACAGTTGGTGTCATCTTTAGAGGGTATAAAGAGAACTGAAACCGAATTTTGTATTAAAGCTAGAACTGATCAAATCATTTTAGATCTTCCATTAATTAAAGAATTTTTTGATCGGAATAATCCAAATCTTATTTTTACTTTAGGAATGTATAAAACATTTCCCTTTCATCCTAAAGATCATCTATTTATAGGGAAGAGAGAAAATCTACTCAAATTGTTCTCTGCTCCTCATTGTACCTATACTGGTCCTGTAGACTATAATCTAATAGACAGAGCTGAAACAGCTATAGGTAAATACTACTATGCTTTACATGATTCTAGAGTTAATAAGTTTATTTCTGATCCTCTTAACTATTTAGTAGATAATGCTCCATGTAGAGATGAAGCTATGTTAGTAGATTTTGAAATTAGAGATAATCTATTTATACCCCTTCCTAGAATTAAAATGAATTGGCCAAAATATCCGGTAGAATGCTATAGTTATGAGCTTAGAGAAACATTAGGAGAATATTGGAGTTGAATTGCAGAATTACTAATCAACCACTTAAAGAAGTATTTAGTTTAGGAACACAACGTGTTAATGGCTTTGTTGATAAAGAAAATATTAACACTGGCGATCTAGTTGAGTTAAAGTTAGGAGTAGGACCTACAGGATTACTTCAACTATTTAATTCTTATCCACCTAATAAAATGTATCAGAAATATTTCTATAACTCATCTATTAATGAGAGTATGAAGAAAGAACTGAAAGATATAGTGGATTCATGCCATAATTATGTTTCAGTTTCTCCTGGGGATTTGGTACTAGACATAGCTTCTAATAGTGGTGAACTACTTACGAACTGGGATAATAATTTAATTAGAGTTGGAATCGATCCTTGTGATATTGCAAAGAACTCAGATCTTTATGATAAACATAAAATGACGCTGATAAATGATTACTTCAGTAAAGAAGTCTTCTCTCAGTTTAATAAGAAAGCTAAAGTTATCACTATCATAGCTATGTTCTATGATCTAGATAACCCAATCAAGTTTATTCAGGATGTCAAAGAAAGTATAACTGATGATGGTTTATTAGTAATTCAAATGAGTTATACACCATTAATGTTTACTCAGAATGAGTTAGGTAATATCTCTGAAGAGCATTTATGCTATTATACACTTGATACTCTTAAACAAGTCTTAGATCAAGGTGGCTTTACAATAATAGATTGTCAATTAAATCCAACTAATGGTGGTAGCTTTAGAGTATATGCAATGCCTAATCCTGATATGTCAACTATGCCTTTGCATGAAGTTGAAGTCTGTAAAATAAGAGTTAAGAGTATTCAAGATTATGAATCTGCTAATCCACTTGATTTTAATAAGTTCTCAGAAGGGATAGAATTAGCTAAGAAACAAACATTAGAGTTTCTTACTAGGGCTAAGGAGGAAGGTAAACTAGTAATTGGTCTTGGCAGTTCTACTAAAGGCAATACATTACTTCAATACTTTGGTATCACTCCTAAACTTCTTCCATTTATTGCTGAAAGGTATGGACCTAAGGTTGGTAAGTTTACTGCTGGAACTGGTATACCCATTATCTCTGAAGAAGAAATGAGAGAAAAGAAACCAGATTACCTCTTTGTTCTTCCTTGGCACTTTATTAGACAGATGGCTTTAAGAGAACAATATCTCTTATCCAGAGGAACAAAACTGGTAGTTCCATTACCAGAATTGAAGGTCTATTAATGTTAACTATTATTGCTGTTACTTGGCCAGGGCACGATTTACCAACACTTAGAAGATTTGTATCTTCTCTTCAGTGTCAAAATAAATCTGATGAATGGAATTGCCAAATATATTGTGATGGTGTGTATCCTGATCCCTATATAACAGATAAATTAGACATTCAAAATGACTCTAGATTTACTTGGATTGAAACTGAACATAAGGGCTATTGGGGGCATCCTAATAGAATAATAGGAATGAATAATTGTCAAACAGAGTATCTTCATTGGACTAATGCTGATAACGTTTATATGCCTATCTTTATTGAAGATGTTTTAAATAGTTTAAAGGAGAATCCAACTGAATTACTTTTAATGCCTATTATTCATAATTATGCATGGGAACAAAGATTTCAGGTTTTAAATCCTACACCCGTTACCTGTAATGTTGATTTCATGAGCTTCGTAATTAAAACTGAATTAGCAATTAAAGTTTTAACTCAGTTATCCTCAGAGATACTAGTCTATACAGGTTTAGATGGAAAAATTTGTGAGAAAGCTGTAGAGCTTGGATCTAATTATTATTGTATTAAGCCTATTATAGGAGCTCATCTATGAAGCCTTTGATCTTAATTACTTGGGATAATAGAAATGATGGAAAGTATGAGAAACATATTCAAAAATCTATTAATAATCTGAATCTTGATTCTATTAGAATCAGAGAATTTGACTCTATTTCTAAAGCTTATAATTCAGTTCTAGATAAGTATAAAGACTATATTAGATGTTATATACATAGTGATGTTGAAATAATAGATCTAGATTTTGTATCTAGAGTCCAAGACGCTTTCTTAAATTACCCTAATACTGGCTTTATTGGTGTAGCAGGAAATATAATAGGTAATCATGGATCTTGGTGGACTTCTCCATATATTGGTGGTCAGATTTATCATCATGATCTTAATGATTATACTAAGTTTGGTCCAGTAGACACTGAAGCATTTCATCTAGATTCTTTGTTTATGGCTACAGATAAGCCTATTCTTTTTCCTGATGAGCTTCCAGGTATTCATTTCTCGGATCTCTGGGCTTGTAATACCTCTATGGAATTAGGATACACTAATAGAATCGTTGATATTAAAATGTTACACTTTTCAGAAGGAGAAAGAAATTCTATTTCCTATCTGAATAATTATAAACAATACTGTAAGAAATGGTTTCCAGGAAAGGAAAATGAAACCCCTCCATAAATTATGTTAGAAGTTGAACCAATCTCATATGAGATAGTAGAAGCTGTATTCCAGTTTTCACAAATTACAAAAAAACCAATTATTATTTCATGCCCTAAAAGCCAGGTAGACTATGAGAAGTCTACCTTCCTAAGTACGTTTGATTTTATGAATTTAATTCATACTAAACGTGCTCAGTATACTGATGCACAAGTCTATGTATCAAGAAAGAACTGTAATATACAATCTAATCTTACTGATAGTTATAAAACTTTAGAGTATGATTGCAGAGCAGGATTTGATATTCTTCATTTAGATTTCTTTACACCTAAGTTATCATCCAATGAAATAATCTTCAAGACTCTTTCAGCAATGAAATATGCTAGAATACTATCACCTAATATTGTACTAGGAGTGAGTATTCATGATACGAATATTAATTATATTCAGGAAACACTAGCTAAGTATGAAGACTTCTCTCCTACTTTCTGTACAGTTCCTACTGGATCAAAGGTATTAGATGGTAGACAGATGGGTAACTTTGATTATAGCTTTATAAATAAACTATCTAACTATATCCACCCAGTTGTAATTAGAGATACTAATTCAGATTTCTTAACTAGAGATGAGATTAACCAACGCAGAGGACTAGTAATCTCTTTATCAGAAGAATTAGGAATAGCTCAATCGGAACAACTATTCAATCAAGCAGAAAACTTAGGACTTAATCTAGATCCATTTATTAAAGCTGTGAATAAGAAGAAGCTATGGAAGAATAAGATCAACTTAATCTCTCCTGATGATGCTTATAACTGTGCATTATTAACTGCACATAATGATTTCTACAGTAAAGAATACCAAGTACTTAAGAAGAGAATTAACTTTAACATTAATGCTTTTGTAGAAATACTCTCTAAGTACTTACCAATATACTAAATGAAGAAATTTAGCCGATATGAAATAAAGGGTATTGAAGTGCCTTCTGTGACCACCATTCTTAATATACTAGATAAACCAGGCTTGGCAGAGTGGTATGGGCGTCTGGGGCTCTCAGAGGCCAATAAACAGAAGAATGATGCTGCCACCTATGGTAGCTTGGTTCACAACACTATTGAGTTTATAGAAACAGGCTTAGATATAAAGCCTGATCATTCTATTAAGAAGGTAATCAATAACTTTAGAAAGTGGTCATATGAGAACGTAGATGAATGGCTAGCATTTGAGAAAGCATGCTACCATGATGATTTAATGTATGCAGGAACCTTGGATTCAATAGCTAAATTTAAAAATGGAAAGCTAGTTCTTGTGGATTTCAAGTGTTCTCGTAGTATCAGAGACTCTTATACTCTTCAATTAGCAGCTTATAAGAATGCTACTAGGATTGAAGATTGTTCTATCAAACCTGAAGAGATTGAATTAGCTGGTATTCTTCATTTGAATAAGGAAACTGAAGAATGGGAATGGAATCCAATAGAACTTACAAGTTATCACTTTACTGCATTTAAATGTTGCAGATTTTTATACACATGGCGTAATGGAATTTAAAGACTGGAAAGAAACTAAATATGGTATTATAAACCCTAAGGTTATTGAGTACAATAAATATAATAGGCAGTTTAATGAAATTAGAACAGGGTTTAGAAATAGTACAGGATGGGTATCTGAGAAAGAATATCCTAAAAGAATCTTCTTTATCAATAAAGATTTCATACTTGGAGATTAAATGAATAACACATATATTAAACCCTATAATTGGTCAGGTCATCTTCTTCTAGATGGAGGATGGGGAGATAAGAATAAGGTTACAGATATTATTGGTAAAATTCCATTGTCTTCTTCAGTAAGAATAGATATACATTCTAAACTGGTAGATGAAGATGGAAATGAGCTTTACACCAATGATCCCAAATCATGGGCGTATCAAGGTCAATATCATGAATCTGATCAAAAGTACCTAATCGAATTCAATGGTTCAGATCATAATCTATTTATCAGTTTTCTAGAAGAAGTTAAATCCTTAGGAGAAATTAAATGTACACTTACTTCAACAGGGTCTAAGTTTCCTCTTAAGCTAGAAATTAATAATCAAGTAGCAGAAATAAAGAAGGGAATATGGGTTCCTGACTTTACTAAATCAAAACCTGTTGCAGGATGGGAATTATAATGGATGAACAGATCTACATTTTAGACGTAAATGGCGAGTACACTCCAATAGAGAAACTCGATCAAGATATAAAAAATCAAATCAAGGAAACAAAAGAAAATGCCCGAAACAGTAATAGACAACAGCGCAGAAGCCGTAGAAGAAAGAAACAACCAAACTCTCCAGAATTGGACAGTCCTACAGAAGAGTGAAGAGGATAAAGTAGTTTGGGTTAAGGAGTTTATTCTTCCTAAGGTTATTCAGATTTCAATGACTGAAGATAGAGTGGAAGATATCATCACTATTGATGAGCTCTATTCAGCAGTTAATACAGCTCTTAATGAAGCTACCCTACCAGCAGATTTCCCTGAGCAGTCAGGTGTAACTAGAGAACAGGTTGAAAAAGACTTCTCTGATTTCTGTAAGACAATTACAGTTAAAGTTGCTACAGCAGATAATTTAGCAGTTCCAGATCAAGATATTGACCCAGGTTTAGTATATGTTAGATTGATCACTTACAATATGAAGCAGCAGAGCTTTCTAGAATCATGGGATCAGAGTATTGGATTTACAGCTAATTTAAGATCCAAGGGCTATCCTATTCTACCAACCATGAATGAGAAGAGATTACTATTCTTCTTCCTTCAGATGATCAATACAGTCTCTGAACAGAGCCAGAAGATACAGGCAGCTACAGCAGCTGATATGAACCTATTCAAGTAAGATGAAACAAATATATATAGACGAAATTGATTGTGGAAATATAGATATTACTTATGCACTATCATCTGCTAAAGAAGGAAGTATGCCTATAATACTTGGATCTTTAGTTCTTCCAGAAACTTTATATAATCAATATTACTTCGGCAATAAGCTTCATACAATCAAAGTTCAAGAAGAAGATTCTACTGTTTACTTATTTGATTGTCAATTAGTTCGTATGCAAGAGGGCGGTGGTTTAGTTGGACTTTCTTTCTTATCTAGTCATTCATCAGTAGGTGCTGCCTGCTTTACAGGTGCTGATAAAATGTATTATCTCGATAATACCAGATTAGGGAATGTTGAAGAAATAATGTATGATGAGTACATATATCCCAAGTCTATTTCAGGATACATCATTCTATCCCAGTATTTAAATGATCCAACAGAGATATTTAAAGGGAAACATAATTTGACTATGATTCAGAAAAATAAACAAGGCTTTGCTACTACGGAATCTATTTTAGGATTAGAGTTAACAAGTATCAGTAGAGGACACACTTTTAATGATATAGGAACTTCAATAAAAGCATATTTTAAAGCTGAGTCTATTATTCCACTTCATCCTGTTAAAGAAAGCTCTATTTTAGATAAAGAAGCTTTAATACTATAGAGGTTAAATGAGATCAGAACAATTTTTATTAAAATTATCAGATGAGATAACATCTGGAAGAGCTAAAGAATCTGACTATTCTGATTGGTATTTACCTACCTCCATTCCCAGAGAAATTAATAAGTTAAGTGGCTGTTATATTATTAAATGTGCTTCTATGAATAGATATTACATTGGATCATCTAGGCAAATAAGAAATAGACTTATGGATCATTTTCAAGCATTAAGACGTAATGCTCATCATTCCCCTTTATTCCAAAGTGCCTGGAATAAATATGGAGAAGGAGATTTTACTTGTTCTATAATTTGTGAAGTGCCAGATAGTGACAATCTTCTGTTAATAGAGCAAAAGTTACTTGATGAAAGTAACAAAGATCTGTACTTAAATTCTAACTTTGTTGCTGATAAACCTCCCACCCACAAGAAATATGGGAAAGACAATCCTTTCTACGGTAGGCATCACTCTGAGGAGGCCAAAGAAAAGATGAGACTTAAATTATCTGGGCCTTTAAATCCTAATTTTGGCAAACCTACGTCTCAAGAGCAAAAGGATAAAAGAGCTGCAACCATTGCAAATTATTCTGATGAGAGACGTAAAGAACTTGCAGAACTAAATAGAAAAGCTCAGTTAGGTCGTAAGCATTCTGATGAAGCTAAATTAAAAATGTCTATAAAAAGAAAGGGTATTCTTAAAACAGAAGAAGCTAAAGAGAAAATGAGAAAAGCAAAACTAGAATGGTGGAAAAAGAAAAAGGAGCAATCTAATGCGATCTGAGCAATTTTTATTACGTGTAAGTGACGAAATTCTAAAAGGTAGAGCTGTTGAGGTTCCAAAAGGTAGTAATCGTGGACCTTATGTTGATAAATATCTCGAATTAGCTGGAGTAGACCCCGGAAATCCGTGGTGTAGCGCATTTTTATACGCTATGTGTATGGCTACGGGACTTTATAAGAAAACTGATCTACCATTTCCTGCAGCAGCAGTTAGAAATTGGAGAGATTTCTTTAATAGAAAGGGTAGACTATTTACTGATGCAAGTGAAGCTAAAAGAGGAGATTTAGGATACTATCTAGATCCTAGAACTCTTACTGGTCATATCTTTGCTATTAACGAAGTAAAGAAGCTACCATTAGGTATCTATTGGCTTAGAACTTCGGAAGGAAATACTAATGAAGATGGTTCTCGAGAAGGGTGGCTGGGCTTGAAGAAAATTAGATATTGGAAGTCTGGTTCTAACATCCATTTTATAAGGTTCAATGATTATTAATAAGAACCCTTCAGGATTAACTGTAAACTGTACTAGAAATGGTGTAGAAGAAACAGTTGAAATAAATTCAACTAGTAATGAACTACTCGATCTAATTCAACTTACATTATCCTTTATCAGTAAAATTCAAAACTTCAATTTACATCCTTCTACTGTGACGGACGGACAACCAGAGAGTGATGACTCTGGTATAATCTAAAGGTTAAGTTGTTCCTTTAGACAAGAAAAAGGGCTAGGAGAATTCTCCTAGCCCAAATCTATTTATCTGTTAACTAAATAGAAAGAACTCTACTGTGAAATTAAGAGTTAATAAATAGCATCTAATGTCTGTACGGACACTTGTGCCATACAATGTACTAAAGTGGTAGCTCCGCCACATCCTGAACTTGTGCCAAGATAGAATGGGCCTAAACTTGATAATCCCATATCGGGAACTACAAATTCAGTTTCTAAGTAGAATGGTCCAGATGTAGCAGCCGCAGCAGCACCTGTATTAAATAACTCAACAGTGTGAGTTGTAGAGTTAGATAGTGTATAAACAAATCTATGGTATACACCCATATTACCTGGTGTTGAGTTAGAAGTAATTTCAAACCAACCACTAAGTAGCATTCTAGTTCCAGCAGTAGGAAGAGTTAAGTTTCCACCTGTATATGCACCACAAGAAACATAACAACTGTTTGAAGCAGCTGAAGCTGAAGATGTTACTGTATCTTTTATACCAGGTCCTATAAAGCTTTGTCCGGCAGCACCAAAGTTAGTTGGGTTCCAGGCAGAATATACTGATGTATATACACCATTTGAACTAGCTGCAGCATTAGCTGATTGAACGTTATTAATATAAACGTTATTCCAACCATAAGGCTCAGATGGATAGTTTAACCATCCTTGAATATAACTATCATAGTATCCAAAATCTCTAGGTAAAGCCGCACAAGACATATTACCTGTAGAAGATGTAAAGTATGGGCTCATTTGTGCCCAAATCTTAGGCCAAATGTTATTGCTTGCATAATTCCAATGAATACTATCAGTAGTTGTATTAGCCACCCATTCATAAGTAGTTAATGCAAATAAAGAGTATACATCAATATAAGGAACACCAATTCTTTCTGCTAATTTTCTTAAAGCATAATTCCATTGAATAACATTAGCAGTATGAGTAGCCTTATATGTTGCATTATACCTTAATGGAGGCAAGTTAATCAACATAGGAAGAGTTCCTACTGATAATAGTTGATTACATCCATCCTCAATATAAGACATATACTGTGCTATTTGTGTAGATGTTAGAATTGAAGTATATTTAACATCATTAGTGCCAATACAAATTGGAGCGAAATCAGCCTTCTGTGCTTTCAGCCTAGGAAGTTGCCAATCATACCAGTCATAGTTAGAGGCACCATTTATACCAATACCTATAGTATTCTTCGTGTATGAGCCACCTACGCCCAAATTAGCACATGTTCTGAACTTACCATTAGCAGCTGCAGCGATACCAGATGTTAATGGTCCCATACCAATTTGACATGCTCTATAATCAGAGTTGTATGGAGTTACAGTTGATCCTCCTGATCCTGTTTGACCTGTAGGAGCATTAACTAGTGAAGTTCCTGACCAAGCTACTCTAGCAACCCGTCTTTCCTTTTTAACAGCAGGTTGTATTGCTGTTTGCAATGTTTGAGAAATCATTAAACAACCCCCAATCCATAAGTATTACCAGCTACCCAATACATAGCAGAATTGACAGTGGGCGCAAAAGTTACTGCACCAAAGCTATCTGCACCAGTATTAACATAAATAGGTCCACCAGTTATAATTCTTACTGCTCCTCTTACGGCATTATTCCAGTTAGCTACTGAACAACCAGCGTTAATAGCTAATGTCTGTAGACTTGAAGCTGTATTAACAACAGAGATCGTTCCCTGCCACAAAAGCTCCTTATCATAATTCATCAGTTCAGTATAAACAGTTGAAGAAGCAGTAGAAGAATAGCAACAATACTTCATTGTTGATCCATTCACTTTACTGGTATCCATGAAAGCAAATGTCTCAGGAAGTAAATCTTTAGAGATATCTCCACCTAAAACAATTGTATTCTGAGAACAAGTAACTCTAGCAGTCTGCCCTCTTAAGTACTCAGGAGCACAAAAACCAACTGATACAGTACCATTAGCGATAATACCATCAACTACATAAGCACCAGCAGGAAATCCTGCACCAGTATTAGCCCAGAGATTAGTAAGAGAATTTAATGAAGCTCCAGTAGAAGCATCAGTAGTTCCTGTAACTGATAAAGTTACAGTAGATAAAATTTCACCAAAACTATTCCTAGCATTAGCAAGAATAGTAGGTGATCCACTTACAGCGTATAAAGTATACTCATATAAGTTTTTAGAAAATCGTTGAATTTTAGAAGTTTGAATATCCATAGTTAAACCATTGTACTATAATTAAGTCCTGCATACCATTCACTAACAGTTTTGATTTCAATCAATCCAGCATCTCTCATTGCTGCCAGTTCTTTCATTATTTCAGTAAAATCAGATAAATGAATATTAGTTCCTCCTGTTCCAGATGTCGCCCATCCTTGCCCATCAACTGTACAAGTATTTGTAACATCTAGACCTCCAGCTGCAATAGTATCTGGATAAACTCTATGAAACATTATTGGAATAACTCCAGCTCCAGCAAGCATATTAGTTCTAACATTATTCATAACTGTACTAGAATATAACCTATTTCCATCGGTAGAGCCAGCAAATACTGTTAACATATTTATATGGCCACCAATTTCTGCTTGTCCTCCGTGAGAACATTTAGGAGTAGTTCCTGTAGATGTACTTATGGTTCTAGCTGCTAAACATCCTAGTTGATTAAACATATATTTTATTCTAGGATCTGGCGCCCATGAGCTACTTGAACCATCACTAGCAAATTCTCCGTAAGGGTATGCTATAAATTTGTGGCAGTTATTTCTTGTCCATCCTCTTGCAACTAAATAATCATGACAGGTTTGATATTCTGTTAACATAGTAGCAAAACTCATACCAGGATTATTAGATCCTAAGGTAGAAATATCATTACTAGATCCTGCTGATAAAGTCATAAGAGGGTAAGAGGATTCCCATGTATTAATATGACAGTAACCTACAGAGTTTGTTGTTGCTGTTGTTGATGTAACCATCCATCCACGTATTCTTTGTCCTGCAACAACAGTAATAGCAGTATCTAATGTTATATTACCTCCAGCAGCGGAGAGTAGAGTAGCAGTAATACAGTTATGTGTATTTTCTCCTATTCCCACTTTTCTACCAACAATCATATTAGTAGTTGAAGCTACAGCAATAGTAGCACTAGCAGCGTATGTTCCAGCAGATGTTATAGTTGTTGAACCTGTCCATGCTATTCCTGAAGCTTGTATAGCCGAAGCAATATTAGTTGCTAATGAAGTACTGCTTGCATAAGCAATATTAGCAGTAGTTATTCCACTTCCAGTTAATTTAAACTTACCTCCTGATAAACTTCCAGAAAATAAAAGCAATTGCCATCCATCATTTGTAAATCCAGCTCCCGTGGCACTAGTAGTCATAGTATGTATATGATGCCAACTATGATTAACCATATCCCAGCCAGCATTATACATATTCTGAAGCATTCCTGTAGTACAATAATTAGCTGTTCCTACGTTATTGCTAATAACAGCCATTGTACCTTTAATATTATACGACTGCATAACAGGAAAAGCAATATTATAAGCAGAGCCCCATTGATCATCAAACCAGGGAACTACTACAGGTTTATGATAAGTATTAAATCTTATATCATCTAAATAGAATACTAGAGCTCCAGCTCCCCCAACAAATGAAGCAGCTTGAAATTGTAAATAAGTAATAGTAGTAAAATCTGCCCAAGCTCCAGTTCCAATTGTTCCATTAAATCTTCCTATTGGAATTTCAACAAAGTTCCAACCAGATTTAGAGGTCATATTACCTTGGAATGATTTACCATTTCCAGTAGCATTCCCAGCACCATCAGTAGTAGTAGATAAAGTAAACTTCCAAGAAATATAACTTGGATCTGTAGGAGCTTCAACATATACCCAAAATGACACAGTAAAGGCACTAGAGACATCTGTAGAAGTTATAGTACGTTGAATAGCTACGTTTCCAGCTCCTGCATTAGTATTTACTACTTTTACACATCCAGCTCCACTGATTTTATGCGTATTAGAAAAAGATACTGTAGCATTAGCAACGTTACTCCATCCAGTTACTCCAGCTGTAATATTCTCACATGGATCTAAAAGAGTTCCATATGTGAAAGGATTTCCAATATTGGTGCTATTGGGATTATTAGTTCTCATTCTATACATAAAATCAGTAGTGTCTCTAGGACCTACTGATAATGTGCTAGAAAGAAGACTAGAAGTACTTCCTGCTAAGTTAGTTGGTATACCTTGTGAAGATACTACCGTTGAATCGGCTAAGGATTTACTAATCATTAAAATGCTCCAATTTGATATGGACTTCCAGTAGTTGTCCATTGGGTAACAGAGGATACGCTAGCCGGTAAAAACAAGGAACCATCCTCATTAGCTCCAGTATTAACGTATATAGGACCTCCACTAGAAACTCTTACTAATCCAATAGCGGATTGTCTCCATACTGTAGTGCTAACTCCAGCTAGTAAAGCCAAAGAATAGAGGCTGCTAGCGGTAGATGTAACTGTAGTGGAACCTCCCCACAAAATTCTTTTGTTCTCATCGTATAATTCTAATAGTAAAGTGGAAGAAGATCCAGCATAAACACTATAGTTTAATGTTCCAGCAGTAATATTTGGTTCATAAAGTAAATTAGCAGGAAGCTCTTGACCAAAATAAATAACTGAGTCATAACAAATTACTCTTGCAGTTTGATTTCTTAAATACTCAGGAGCACAGAATCCTACAGAAGGAGTACCAGTAAGTATCCTACCCTCTACAGCAACAGTTGGGGCAGGAATAGAACTTCCAGCAGCTAATAGCCATAAGTTAGTAAGAGAATTTGTACTTGCTCCGGTAGATGCATCTGTAGTGCCAGTTACTGTTATAGTAGTGGAAGCAAGAATTGTACCTAATGAATCTCTAGCATTAAGATTTATAGTAGGTGTTCCACTAACTGCATAGAGGGTATAATCTGAGAGATTTTTAGAGTATCTCTGTATTTGAATATTTTGAGAGTGCATTAAAAACTCCTTATTTACGGACAAGAGTAGAAAATTCTGGCTGTGTAGGATTCATACCTTTCAATAGCCTAAAAATTAGAGCTGGATCTGCATGCCTAATCTTTATTCTTTCAGTGTTAGCTTTACACGAAGAACAAGAGGCCATTAGAAGTAATAGAGCAAGAGCAAGTATGATAGACAGTTTTCTCATATAGAAATAGAGCAATCCTCTATTAGAGTTGTATCCTGTCTTCTGATACATGATGTGGGGTCTAAAGAGTAATTTAAATACCTTACCTAACGAACGATCAATTCGTTCGTACCCCACAAAACGCTCTCTTAAAGAGGTGATCTCTATGAACTAGCTACAATACCTATAGAGTCTTTCGTCCCCATTTAATTTAAGGAGTTAAAACAAACAATAATGAGTCCAAGCCAAGAAATTGATCTACTTCTGGACATTCTACCCTTCGAAGTAAAAAGCTTTATTAAGCTTGAACATGTAGATAGACTAACCGAGTTAGTATTAGACCTAGGAAGATTATTTGAATATCGCATTGATAATTTCAAATCTATTTTCACAGATTTAACTATTACTCAAAAACATCTAACAGATATAGAATCAAGATTGGAAGAATTAGGCCCTGATGGCCGTGTGGGAATTGATGGAACACTTCATAGAATTACCGCAGTATTTGGTAAAAGAAATGAAGTAGCTGGATACACTATGAGAATTGGTAAAGAAGTAATGGGACCAATCTCATTAGTAGCTGACATAGTAAATGATAATAAATCAATACTATTTGTTGGCCCTCCAGGAGCTGGTAAAACTAGTATAATTAGGAGTATAGCTAATTTTCTATCAGACTATAAAAGAGTTATAGTGGTAGATAAATCAGGAGAGATTGGTGGAGAAGGAGCAATTCCACATAATTCAATCGGCCTAGCTAGACGATTTAGAGTTCCAGCATTTCAAGATCAAAGCAGAACAATGTTAGCTGCGTTAGAATCGCATACTATGGAAACATGTATAGTAGACGAGATTTCAACTAAGGCTGAAGTTGATGCTGCATTAACCATTGGACAAAGAGGTGTAAGATTAATAGCTACTGCCCACGGCAGATCACTAGCTGATATCGTCAGAAACCCTATTCTCAGCCCCTTAATTGGTGGAGTGTCAACTGTAACCCTCTCTGACGAAATGGCTCTTCAGCGAGGCACACAGAAGACAATTCAAGAAAGAACCACAGACTCTACATTTGATGTAGTTATTGAGATATTGGATTTCACAACTGTTTGTGTACATCCATTCATAGCTGAGTCTGTTGATACAATTCTATCTGGCGGTATTCTGAGGCCAGAAGAAAGAAGACTCTTAGGAGATAATATGAAGATTACTGGGAATTATTTTGCAATGTCTCAGAAGGACATAAAGAAGAATGGCAAATCCCAAAAGACCTAATTTTGCTGCCTCTGAGGTGCAAGGTCTTGTAGATGCCGCTAAGGCTGGGGATATTGTCGCTCGTGATGAGCTATTGTTTAGATTTCAAAGATTGGCATCCTCCCTCGTTAACGTTTGTGTAACGGGGAGGCCCAATCCATTTTCTTCTTATCAGAAAACATTCTTACGTATGTTTTCATCAGCTAGTACACCATTACTAGCAGTAGCACAAATGCTGAAGGCTAATCTTAAAGATTACGATGCAAAAGAGCTATTTATTACTGGTCAATTAGCTATTCTAGAAGCTATAGAAAGATGTGAGACTAATCTCGCCTCTACTATAGTAGTATGCTTTAAAGACTTAATCTATAAGTTAATTAAAGATGAAAAGCATATATCGTGGGCCGATGTGGACACCGCTTCTAGCATAACATTTGATTACAATGAAACCATTAATTTCGACATCTTCATGGATACTCTCACTGAAGAAGAATGGATTATGGTGTCCAATATCTTAGATGGGAAGAAAGTTGAAGTCACGGATGAACTTAGGGAGAAGGTAAGAGAGTATTTCGAATATGAGGAACAATTATGAACGTTAACGTAACTTTTAACTATAAAACACCAAGAATCAAGATTTGGTTCATTACTATCAAAGAAGAATCTGGAACAGTTAGCCAGGATATACCTGTTAAAGACGCTCAGTTAAACTTCAATAAGCCTATTGATATACCCGGTCCAATGGATCTAGTTGTTGGTGTTAAAGATGGCACATTGAATTTCTCAGCAGTCTATCAAGGATTTCCTTTGTACACTTTTTCTGAGAAACTTACTGAGGTGGTTAAGGGTAAATCTCTGAAAGCTCCAGGATTTTCTATTAGAGGTGTATCAGTCTCTGATATCACATTTAGCTTAAAATAAGGTAGGAGGTGAGAGTGAACCTTACTACAGTTCTTCTCATTCTCAGTTCGTCACTCAATGTAGGATTAGCTAAAATGCTAGCAACACTATTAAGACCAAAGGAGATAACATTAATTATGGCAATGAAATTAGATGCAACTACACTTGTAGATATTGATCTAAAGGGTAAGGACTCAGAGGGCAATGCAGTTCCTCTACCCCACACTGATGTAACACTTGAGATTACCAACCCTGTTGGTGATTTTGGTACATTAACCAATGACGGTACAAACTGGGTATTTAACCCTGGTGCAGCAGGAGCAACTGGAACTATTACTGGTAAGGTAACACTTCATGGTGTGGAACATGTAGCATCAGTAGATCTTGAGTTAGTTCCTGGTGAAGCAACAACCTTCGAGTTGGACTTCGTTCCAGTAGTTTAAAACTCAAATAGATCAGTAAAAGCAGAATTTAAATCAGGCATAGTTCTGAAGTACTTATTAGACCCAAGTGAAGAATACTTGGGTCTTTCTGCTTTTTGACTAATACTATCTAGGGAATGAACAAGAGACTCTCTATTGATCTTCTTCCCTATTAACTTAGCTAATTCATACCAGCTAAGTTCTTCACTTCCTGCTAAATGTAAAATGCCATTTCTGTCTAGGCAATTCATCACTTCTACAGCAAGATAAGGTGCGTATGTTGGAGTTCCTACTTGGGTGCTAACCACGTTAACAGGAATTCCATTAATAAGTCTCTGAAAAATAGTAGTAGGGAATCCAGTCTTACCAAATAACCATGAGGTTCTAATAACTAAATTATTCTTATTCTGTAAAACCTTCTGCTCGCCTAATAACTTATACTTACCATAAGCATTCAATGGGCCAGTTTTATCATCCTCAGTATACTTAGTTCTCTTCATACCATCAAATACGTAATCAGAACTAAAGTGTATGATTTTACACTTACTTTGGGAAGCAAGAAGCATTGGGAAAACATGATTCACATATTTCATTTCATCAGTTTCTTCCTCACAACCTTCAACATTAGTATAAGCTATACAGTTGATACAGATGTCATACTCTTTTAAAGGTATAGTATTAAGATCATAAATATTAAGCTGAGAGCGATTCATCATTAAATCTACTCCCAGCTTATCAATCTCTTTTCCTAGCAATCCATTGCCTAAGAGTAATATTCTCATTATTAATAAAGTAGAGCTTTATAATACTTTTTCATACTTTTAATAGTTTTAATAAGAGTACGATCACTTTCGGGACTATGGTTGTAAGCAATATTTTCGTGGAAAGTTTTTATTTCTGACAAAAATAAATTGTATCTAAGCAAAATTTTCTCATCACTTGGACCCCACTTAATTGAAATATTGTTAAAATGAGAGGTTATAGTGTATACTGCTTTCTCTTTCTCGCCATCTAAACGATAGATATTATAAAAGGTTATAGGGGTTATTTTTACTATTTTAAATTGCAAAGGTCTAATAGATTGTTTCGCCAATGTTCCTTCTCCCTATTAGTTAACTTTGATTTTACGTATACGCCATTCTTTATTACTTGCCCAAACTCTAAGTTATGAAAATAGGTACAACAACCGTAGTTTATCCAAAAGGCAAAGCTTTCACTAAAAGTATAAATATAATATGATTTCACACTGGCATTTAAATGCGAGCCTAAGATTTCTATTTTCATTAGATTAAATCATCCAAATTAACTTCATCATAAATTATTCTTCCGTATGACATAAGATACTTTCCATTCATTATATACATTTTCCAGTTATCATCCCTTTCTTCCCCTTCTCCTGATAAAGTAAATAATATGTGAGGAAAAGCATTAGATAAAGCTATCATTTCTGGATTTCTATATTCTTCATACCACTTATACCAATCTATACCGTATCCATCTCTGTCAATACCATATAACCCATCCTGATTAGCTTCTATATAGTCTCCTATAGCTTTATCAATAATCTGATTTCTTGGCTCCCAATCCAAATTAAAAAATGTATTATATCCCATTACACAAATGTCCTTATCTTATCATACTTAGTTTCAAACAAACTAGTTAGTTCTTTCTTACGTCTTTCAATAAGTTCTAAATCTTCATCTAGATAATTAACCCATCTTCCACTAGCAACAATCTTATTTCTAACTTTCTTCTTTTTAATAACTGAACTAAAGGTAACAGGATTTTCCCATGGATGTTTAAATGCACAATAGAAATTAGTTTGTAGATAACTTTTATATAGCCAAAAGGTTTGTAACCTACTATTTCGTTTTTGATAAATTATACCATTCTTATGAATACTTAACCACATAATTGCTCTACCTCTCTTTTAACCTTCTCTAGAAGCTCTTTACCATCTTCTGGCATATTCTTAGTAAACCTTCCATACTTATAATAATTCCTAAATGGATACTTGCCCTTATAAAGTTGGTAAGTAATTTCTCCCTTTTTATGCCCTAAATATTGCACAGTCCAATAGTAACTAAAGCTTCGACTCATTGAAGCAAGAACTGCAGCTTTGTACATATAAAGTATATGTGTTCCAGATTTTACTAATTTTATTTTTGATTTCACAATTCTTCCTCTCTTTCTAATATCTCTCTAATATAAGCTTTACACCAATTAGGAAACTGGTCATTTAACGTAGTAACATTTACTGGAATACTATTATGAACATTATTTTTTGATAGAACATGCTCAAAAGTTAAATTACCATAAAATGGTAGTCTAAAATCTAGGTAATAACTAGTAGTCATGTTAAAGTAATCTAACTGAATAAGTTTAGTACGATACCCAGTGATAAAGATATAATTTAAACCAAGACCTGAGCGTACCTCAATTTGCCATATGTTATTCATTATACTGTCTCTAAATACTCCTCAGGAATAAACTTAGAAGGCGTTCCTGAATAGGTTATTGATAGTGAGTCTTTAGCTCGTGTACACATAACATACATAATGTTTCTCTCTTCTTTTTCATCATGAGAAAGCCTATGTGGAATATGCCCTTGCTGTGCCCCAACTACAATTACATCTTTCCATTCTAATCCTTTAGCTGCATGCCCTGTCATTAGAAGTATACCATCATTAGATATGAACTGAGACTTATTAACTAGTTCTAAGAAATAATCAATTCCATGTTCAGTTACAATCTTAATAACTAGTTTAAAGTCCTCTTTCTCAATAGGAGAATAAAGTATGTTCTCTAAATAAGCTTTCCTAATTAGATCCATAGCATCATTAGCTTCATACTTCTTTAATGTTTCTGCTAATTCTTTAATATGATGAGCTTTATAAAACCCAGGACCAGAATATGGAATACCCTGTCTAATACATTCTCTCTCAAACTGCTCCAAATAGGAATTTGTTCTAGCTAAGATTGTACATTTCTTTTTCTTAATACACCAATTTACTTCCTCTTCTCTAGATTCAAAGCTCTTAACCTTTATCTCTCCAGCTCCACGATACGTTTTTATCTGAGAACTCTTATCAGAAACTATGTTATTAGCTATATCTGCAATAGATGAAGATGATCTGAATGATTGTGTTAAACTAAATACCACTGTATCATTACTTTGAAGTAGATTCTCTAAAACTACTCCATTAGCTCTTCTAAAGCCATACAAGCTTTGATTCATATCCCCCACTGCTAATGTACTATCAGCAGAGAATACAATAGGTTTTAATATTGCCCACTGTGTATCAGAAGTATCTTGTGCTTCATCAATAAGAATATGTCTCCACTTATTACTAAGCTTTAAACTTACTTCAGGAAGAACAACTACTTCATTGGCCAAATCAATCATATCATTGAAATTGATTAAGCCTCTCTTCAGTCTTTCTCTTTCATAAGTATAAAATATCTCTGCTTCTCTTTTAGAAGATGCACCAAAGTACAACCCACGATTAGCACACCTCATCAATGTATCAGCAGAAACAGGGTAAGTACGAAGCTTTTCAATAGTCTCGAAATTCTTCATACCTCCTTTAGCTACCAGTACTTCACCGACCAAGCTTAATTCCTGATCTCTTGAAACTAAAATAGGCTCACGAGGCCATCCCCGCCCGCCTATTAAGCTTCCTAATTTATTCCAGTTTTCTCTAACTATAGAATAGCATAGACTGTGTATTGTCTTAATCTCAATAAGATCGGTATAACTATCACCAATCTTCCTTTCAATATCTTCAGTAGCTTTCTTAGAGAAGGTACAGATTAATATTGGCTCTCTAAACTCTTCATAGAGTCTTAATGCCCTTTCTACAATTGTATAAGTCTTTCCAGATCCTGGACAAGCTGAACAGACTATAAGTTTATTATCACAATATACTACTCTTTCTTGTTCAGTTGTTAATCCCATTTTCCTCCTCAATAGGAGTAGGGTAACCAAACTCAGGCTCATCATTCCCATTATCAGGATAAAGCCCTTTCAATACGAAATTAGCTCCAGATTTTTCCCAATACATTATATTAGGATTTGTAACCACTTCTGGAATATGGTTTTGCGCCGTCTCTTTTGCTGCTTGTACTATGCTATTGATATCGTCGTTATCGTAAGGGATGTTTATTTTAAGTAGTAGTCTTCCTTTATCAATATGCGTGCAGTAGTAATCTACTTCTACCCACATGTTATTTATTATTGCTCCTTTTTATTCACCATTTAACCAAGATCAGTAAACGACTCCAATGAGCTATCTCCGATCTCTTCAATTCCAATCATTTCTTCTACGTAAGTTAACTTATAAGCTTTACCAGTCTTTAACTGCAATAACTTATTCTTAAACTTTACTATGATTGGTTCATCTCTCTTTCTCTTTCCTAATTTGATATAGGAAAAAGAGGTAGGTCCCTCTGCATAAGCAATAGGGACCTCACACAACTCATAAGCTTCTTGAACTTCATACTCTTTCATGGCTAGCGCACAGGACAGGCACCATTCAAGCACTCTTGTTCTGCTTGTCCTACCTCAAAGTTCTTACCCTGATCACTTAAATCTAGAAACTTCTCATATGTAAGTCTCTC